TGCCTAACAATACTTGGAATGCAATTGGTTTAACTTGTTTCTTGTGGTCAAGTGGTAAATGTTTCTTACCATACTTCTCAAGCAACTCTTCACGAGTTTCACCCCAAACCATATCACCATTGATACGGAGACAATAACGTGTAATACCGTTCTTCTCAGGATCAGCAATACCATGTTGAGGGTGACCTTCTGGATACAACCACCATTTAACCCAATCAAACAGGAAACTGTCAGGATCAGGGTTACATGATAACCAGATAGACGGATTGAGTTTAGCACCAGTACGAAGACGTGACACCAACCACCAAATATGTTCTTCGGAGGCGTGTGTTGCTTCGTCATAAAATACGTTAGATAGTTGAAGACCTTGATACTGTTGTCCGGCTGCATCGTTCTCATAGTGAGAGAATGTTACCGAAGCACCAGATGGGAAAACCAGTTTCTGATCTTTCCATTTAATCTTCAAGTCAGGGAATACTTTCTGATACAGTGCGATTGCTTCTTGGAACAATCCACCTGCTTTCATAAGTGTGGTACTGTTCTTTCGAATACAGTAACCATTGTAATTTGGATCATGCGCCCAACGTAAGTGACGCATCAAACCGACATAACTCTTAGAGCTACCGGCTGCACCACCAACTACCAGAATCTTTGCATTCGACTTCAGGTACTTCTCTTGGAAGGGGGATTGTGGACGCACCATTTGAACTTCGTTCATGGTGTTCTCCAAGGAGATAATTTCTTATCTCCATATAAGTGCCTATATTAAACTAAGTAGTCTTATTTGTCAATACCATTATGCAAATTTTGCAAGATATTCTTTAGTCATCTTATCTCGACTACGACCACTGATGTCTACAGCCTTACAAACTTCCTTGAACTCTGTTTCCCAATCCATACTATCCAACTGTTCTTTGGTCCAAGGAGTACCACCATTTGTACCCTTATCTACTACAACTACCTCAGTAGCTTCTTCAACATCAAGCGAGAAGGTGGCTGCAACAGGCTCTACAAAGGCTGCAAAGATTTCCTTATTACTATCCTGTTCAAACACACGAACGGTTGCACGCGGGGTTGGTGGAGTCTCTGCTTCAAGTTCCATAGAGCAACTGTGCGGGAAACGCATACTTGGTAATGTACCCGGCTTCAGCTTGGCACCCAAGTTGGCAAGTTCAATAATGTTCTCAATCAGGTTGAAGCCAAGCGAATCAGAACTGGTTACGTGCAGATGATATTTCATAAATATTCCTCAATTAAATGTTTGGTTTTCCAAATCCATACTGAAAGCACCTGTTGCAGTTGCTTCGGCAGATTGGTTTTCTTCAAGTTGTTTAGCGCCTTCGTCATTTCCTTTATCACGAACACCAAGGATTGCCATCTCTTCACGAAGACAAGTGTTGTTTAGTGATTCAATCTTGTTGACAACAAACTTAGCCATGTCAACTTTCTCTTTGGTCATAGTAGCAGGTTGTCCATCACTGTTCTTACCTGTCATACTAATGCGAAGAATTTCAAGTGCATCTGGTTGCAACTCACAAAGTTTTGCAAGTTGAGTTCGCATCTTAGATCGTGGGTTTTTCTTGCCAGAACCTTTTGGTCTTCCAGCAGGGTTACCAGAAACACCGGGTTGGAATCGAGTATCCCTTTCCTCATGTAGAGGAGATTCACCCATGTCTTCATATTGATTCATAGTACCTCCTTTATGTCAAGTGTTTCATTCTACTGTTAAATATGTTATTTGTCAATACCAGTTAATTACAGACGCAAAAAAGCCCCGCGATTAAGCGAGGCTTCTACAATTCCTTGTCGGGTAATTGTTTTGGAGGAAGATATCCGATTCGAACGGATGGAGCTTTTACACTCGGCGGTTTTCAAGACCACTGCAATAGCCGCTCTGCCAATCTTCCGTTGTTTCTTCTAAAACTTCTTTGAGTACTTGTTTGTCAATAATGTGTTCTTTCCAACTAAGTCTTGAACAGCAACGACAATCAGCCATTCCCATATCTTTAGTTTTACGATTACGCATTTTAACTTTCATCATATACTCCTTTAATCGCGTTTGCTGCTAGTTCCCCGATTAACCGGACTAGTACGATCACCTCATCTACTTAAAGACTAATAACCTATTCAGCAAATTGGTCACCATAGTAGGCATCGAACCTACGACCTCTTGCTCCCAAAGCAAGCGCTCTACCGATCTGAGCTATATGGAGTTGTTGGTGGTTGCAGTAGGACTCGAACCTACGATGTATCACTGTATGGGGTTACAGCCCACTGTCCTCGCCGCTGGACTTCATACAACCATGTTTCTTTTTAACAAGCGATGTTCTCAAGCTTGTTTGAATTAGTACCGGGATATTTCTGTATGGACTAGTATTTAACTTCGTATCCCTGTTGAGCTTACCTTGCATGACCCTCTCTATACCTTTCGATACATGGGGAGTTGAACCCCCAACAAGTTATCTCACATAATGGGGCGTATACCCCGTTCGCTATTGTTGACTTAAGTCGAATAGCATTTCTACGAATTTGGTGCCGTCACGAGGATTCAAACCACGGACATCTTGCTTACAAGACAAGCGCTCTATCAACTGAGCTATAACGGCAATGTGAACAATCAGCATCTCGCAGCATATTTAAGATTGTTCAATCGATCTAATGGGTTACCATCTGATCAGTGCTTGGCAGTCTATACGGGAATCGAACCCTAGTCTCCAGCGATTAGGCCGGTGTTCTTTCCAATTGAACTACTCGGAGTCATTGTTACTTAGGAAGTAACCTTACCAGAATAAGGATTCTTACCTTTAATACCTTTGTTCGGATGACCTTTCGACTTAGTAGCCGATTTCTCAATCATCTTGTGCTCTTTTGTTGCATCGTAAAACTTAGTCATAACAGTTCCTCTCTTTTGGTTTACAACGAATTTGGTACGACAAGTTGGAATCGAACCAACTATACATTCACCGCTAAGTGAATCTTAATGAGCAAAAGACCCATACCACTCGGATAAGAAGTTCATGACCCTCTACACTCTGTGTCTCATCATGTCGTATTGTTTGGCTCCCCCGGCTGGATTCGAACCAGCGACCTAACGGTTAACAGCCGTTTGCTCTACCAACTGAGCTACAGAGGAATTATTTGGTTGCGAGAGCCGGACTTGAACCAGCACATATCGGGTTATGAGCCCAACCTTCTACCAATTGAATGTATCTCGCTATTGTTTGGTGCGGGCGGTGGAAATCGAATCCACATCTTCGGATTGGAAGTCCGGGGCAAAGCCACTCTACTACGCACGCATTTGTTCTTTTGGTGAGTCCCACGGAACTTGAATCCGCATCTTATCTGTTATGAGCAGACAGCATTAACCAATTATACTAAAGACCCATTTACTAATTTGTTGTTATGATTCAGAAGGCCAATGCTCACTAACATTGAATCACAACAAGCAATCCCTTACATCACCTGATTCCGTAGAGGAGAGGGCTACGTACCAATTAATCAGTTCGGGAATGCTCTTCTGTCTGGATATGTTGCCCATTATACAGATGCATTCCTTAACTGTCAATACCTTTTATCAAATATCTGGTCTTTCGTCTTTCATTCTTCTGCACCAATACCTTCACCAACTCCTACTGGTGAGAAACCTTCGTATTCTTCTTTATGCATTGCTTATCCTCCGCTTGTAAGCTGAATGTCTTTCAGTAACTGATTCAAATGCATATTCAAACCTAAATTTGATTTCATCAGGATACTCGACATCAGCAATCATGTCAACACTATTTTCAAGAAGATCATTAACCTCTTCCAGTTCTTTCATTACAGATTCATAGCTATCGGGCTTGTTCACATACTTATTCCTTCTGGTTAATTTATAGAAGTAAGTACTGTAACCTAATAGCATGAAAATGTCAATACGTCATATCACCACTTCTCAGACAAGCTACAAGGCTCTGTAAGACCACTCATTGTGTATTCAGGGTCGTGATCAAGGTTTAGAGTTAAAACGTCTCCTGAGCGACTTGAGAGGCTTACGGAACCACAAGAAGCATCAGCCAGTACTGCACCACCATGAAAGTTGTAAGAATCTTCATAACCACCAATCACAAAATCACCTCGCTCTCTTGAATCTCAAATAATTGTTCATGCCCACTCAACATTGGGTGGTATGGTATATTGCATTTTATTGCTGAATCTCTCCAGTTGTCCATCTCTACAGCTTGACACCAATCTCTCAGATACTGAGCAGTCTCAAGCCTAGCACATGTAAACAGAACAGTGTTGTCATAATCCCCAACCACTTGCCACACATACATAATGCCATCGTTCATTTTGATTTCATCTCCATTTGTCGAATGCTGATCATCTTAATGTTTTTCTCAATTATGTCAAAACCTTCTTTATCTAACACATGGTACTCTCTACAGCAGTTACATGTATAACCTACACGTTCACGCATTTTATACAAGGATGTCTTAACACCTTTCAATCGTTTCTCTGTAAGACTGTAGATAAACAGCAAACTTAGTTCTTCTATCTTCTTCATTTCGTTTCTCACATGTCGTTTGATGTCATCCATTCTACACTCAAATGATTGAGTGTCAACAACTATTTTCCTCAATCGGAAAGAAGTGTACGCGCTCTTAAAGCTTTTGATCTTTTAATAGGTGATAACCTATAATAGTAATACTCTATAAGATATTATCTTATAATAGATATTCTTAATAGATGTGATAACATCTATATTTTATCTTTCTTTTATATCTATCTCTTTACCTATTCTCTATATAATTCATAAGGTTATCACCTTATAAGATTTAACATCTTCTAAGAAGCTTTATTATACAGTGATTTTCAAATATGTCAACTGATAATTTCTATTGATCTTATCATCATGATAGTAAAATACTATTGTACATACCTTCGCGATACCTATAGAATTACCAACATCAAAAACAGGAGAGAACAAATGGTACGGGTAGTAGAGAAAGCAAGAAGCAAACAAACCACTTGCTACAAATGCAAAACTGTATTAGAGTACGAATTCAACGACATCGTGACTACTGTTGAACGTGATTACACAGGATGTGGTGATAGCGTTTCACGAATCAATTGCCCTGTATGCAATCATAAACCAGCAGTACCATATTGGTCATAGGAGAAAAGAATGGCTGTAAAGATTGTTAGTATCGGTAAACTTCCATCGCAACGTGAGTGGTATGGTACTTGTAGTAAATGCAAAACAAAGGTAGAGTATCTACAAGAAGACGCAATCGAGTCTGGTGATTACCAGCGAGATGGTGCATGGTCAACATTGAATTGCCCACTTGCAGGATGTTCTTCATTGATATATGGTTCACCTAAACCACGCACAGCTAACTAAATAAGTGAGAGACAAAATGAAAGTAATCGAATTCATCAAAGAGAACGGTCTGGAAGCACTGACCAATGTGTTCGCAATCAGTGTAAAGAAAGTAGATGATCTTCTTGTTCTGAACTACAATCAGATCGATAGCCCAAAGACTGATCCAATTGTTATGGAATGTCGCTCTCTGATTCTGGAAGCTGAAACGTTGAAAGTTGTTAGTCGTTCATTTGATCGATTCTTCAACTACGGTGAGGCATTGAATGTAATGCCTGAGATTGATTGGGATAATGCTGTGGCTTACGAGAAGGTTGATGGTAGCCTGATTAAGATTTACTGCCACAAAGGTCACTGGTACATCAGCACGAAGGGTACAGCGTATGGTGATAGTGAATGCATGGGTTATGATGTTACGTTCCAAGAGTTGGTTTGGAAGGCACTCGATGTAAAGAATGATTACGAGTTCCAAGGTAAATGTAATACTTTCCTTTGGGAAGGCTTCACTTACATCCTTGAACTTACCAGCGTTGAGAACCGTGTAGTTAAGCGTTATGAAGGTTACAAACTCCATTACCTCGCTTGCCGTTCTAACTGGTCAGGTAAATATATTCAGTCTGAGAAAGAACAAGCATTGATGTTTGGTGCACACGAAATCAAAGAATATCGCTTTGATACACCAGAAGCATGTCTGCGTACCGCTCGTGAACTGAAAGACCTTGACGAAGGTTATGTTATCTATCAAGATGGTGTTCCTATTGCCAAGATCAAGTCGCCAGCATATGTTGCTGTTCACCATATCCGTGGTGAAGGACTGAATCCAAAACGAATCATGCAATTGGTTTTGGTGAACGAGCAAGATGAATACCTCACCTACTTCCCTGAAGACCGTGATGTGTTTGTTCCATATGTCGAGGCAATGCGTATGCTTGATATTCACATGGATTGTGTGTACGATGTCATTCGTGGAAAGGAAGACCAAAAGGAATTTGCATTGGTAGCTAAGAACTTCCCATTCAGTGCTGCATTGTTTAAAGCTCGTGCTGCAAAAATTCCAGTTGCAGAAGCATTTGCAACACAACGTGATACATACCAAATGGAAGTATTGAAGGAGTATGTTAAATGAAAGCTTATGTAACGGTTGGTGTATCTGCTAGCGGTAAAACAACTTTTGCGAATGAACTTGTAAAACAAGGTTTCCGTGATATCAATCGGGATTACATTCGATTCAATATCGTTTGTCCCGGTGCAAATTGGAGCAACTACAAGTTCAACGGCAAGAACGAAAAAGCTGTAACAGAAATTCATGAACAAATGATCATGGAAAGTTGGGCTCGTGGTGAGAACATTGTAATCAGCGATACCAACTTAAATTTCGGTCGCCGTATCAACCTGATTAAGACTCTTCAAGACCTTGGTTACGTTGTTGAAATCAAAGAGTTCCATGTGACTCAAGATACTGCATACAAACGTGACCGTCTTCGTGCAAATGGTGTTGGTGAAGGTGTAATCTATCGTCAATTCAAAGACTATAACGATTATGTTGGTCGGGTTACTTACGAAGCTGATACTTCACTTCCGAAGGCAATCATTTTTGATGTTGACGGAACCATTGCTGAAATGAATGGGCGTGGTCCTTTCGAATGGAAACGTGTAGGTGAAGATAAACCTCGTGATTTTGTAATTCAGATGTTGCGTAACTATGCAGATATGGGTTACATTATCATCATCTGCTCAGGTCGTGATGACATCTGTGTTGGTGAAACATCTGCTTGGCTTGATGAACACGTCGGTAGTATCTACTGGCATGCCTTGCACATGCGTAAGAATGGTGACTTCCGAAAAGATAATGCTGTAAAAGAAGAAATCTTCTGGACACACCTCGCACATAGGTATAACATTGTCGCTTGTGTTGATGACCGTCCTCAGATGATTCGTCTTTGGCATGAACTTCACATCCCTAATGTGATTGCAGTAGCTGATCCATACATTGAGTTTTAAGGAGATAGAATGAAAAATGTATTTGTAAACGGTGATATTTGTCGCGTTCTACAACAGAGTAAAATTGCATTACTATTGGGTCGCAATTTGGATAGTGGTCACTTCTTTGAAGATGGTGAAATCGTTAGAATCATTGTAGATGAACCAGATGATGATGGTCACATTCGTGCTGAATATATGGATGAACATGATTACTGGTATGTATTCCCTCATGAACTTGAATTTGTAACTGGAGTTGAAAATGCTTAAATTTAAAGAAGGTGATATTGTTGAAATCACAGATAATAAACACTATCATGGTTTCTCAATCGGTGAACATGTTACTATTTCTCTTGTCGTAGAGTTTGATAATGAGGATGATGGGTATTATAATGGTTATTCAAAAGTATCAGGTGATTGGTCATTTAGAGAATATGAGTGCAAAGCAATCGAAGGAGTTCTACAATGATTAAGTATAACGTAGCTGGTGTTCAAACAACTGTTTATCAGTGGAAATTTCCAGATGGTTGCGTTGGTGTTGATATTAACATCGGTTCAAAACCATCTGACTTCGCTGCTACAAACGTAGTTGTCACATTGATCTTCGGTAGCGAAGGCTTTTCGATCAACGATGATATTGTTGCACTCGCATTTGTGAGAAGTGCATTGCGTGAACACTTCCCTGTTGCTAACATTCATCTGCACATGCCGTACACACCATATGCACGTCAGGATCGTGCTGTGAACGCCGGTGAGGCTCACCAGTTGAAAGTAATTGGTAAGATGATCAATGATATGGACTTTGCAACAGTGGTCGTTGTAGACCCTCACAGTATCTCTACACTCGCTTGCTTTGATCGTATCCATACAGTCGATCAATATGAAATCTTTAACGGTGTTCGTCAGAGCTTCCGTGAAACGTATATTGTTGCCCCAGATCAAGGTGCAAGCAAGAAGTGTGAATCCTTCGCAGAGCGTGTAGGTGCAGCCGGTGTTATCACTTGTGTTAAGACACGTGACTTTTCGAACAAGAGCAAGATCACTGGTCTTCGTGTGATTGATGATGTTCCAGTAGGTGCTGACTTGTTGGTACTTGATGATTTGGTTGATGCTGGCGGTACTTTCATTCGTGTAGCACAAGAGCTTCGCAAATACAACCCATCTCGCTTGGATTTGGCTGTGACTCACGGTCTGTTCACCAAAGGTGTTGGTGTTGTCAAGGATCATTTTGACAAAGTATTCACAAGCAATAGCTATATCAGTGATAAAACTGGTGCGATTATTGTTGACTGTGGTTTCTAATCACAGTAGAATAGCAACACATTAACAAAACAACTAGGAGAAACACATGAATCTTTTTGCAGCATTTTTGTCTGATGGTTATAAACTCGGTCACCCTGACATGTACGCAGATGGTACTGAAGTAGTATCGTCCAACCTGACACCACGTTCTGATCGTATCTACAAGCGTACAGCAACAAAGTACTACGACGGTAAACTTGTCGTAGTCGGTATGCAAGGTGCAATCATGGAAGTGGTTGAAATGTGGGATAGCTTCTTTAAGATGGATAAAGCTATTGCACTTGCACGATTCAAACTGCTTTGCGATAACTACTTCGGTGTTGACATTATCACCGTTGATCGTCTGTCGAAGCTGCATGACATTGGTTATCTTCCTCTGGAGATTCGTACTCTGGAAGAAGGCACCAAAGTAAACATGGGCATTCCAGTTCTGACAATCCGTAACACTGTTGATCACGCTTTCTGGTTGGTAAACTTCCTTGAAACTGTAATCAGCAACTTGACTTGGAAACCAGCCACTGCTGCAACAATTGCCGCCGAATACAAAGCTATGTTGAAAGACTTTGCAATTCGCACTGGTACACCACTTGAGATGCTTGCGATTCAAGCTCACAACTTTGCTGACCGTGGTATGTCCGGTCCTGAAGATGCGGCACGTTCTGGCTTTGGTCACATTACTTCTTTCTTGGGTAGCGACTCCCTTGGTTCTGTAATGTATGCGCAACAGTATTACGGTGCTGGTAACTTTGTTGCATGTTCTGTTCCTGCAACTGAACACGCTGTAAGCACAAGTAACATTCTGCGAATTGAAGAAGAACTTCTCAATGGTGACTATCGTTTTGTAAATGAAGAACAAGTTAACATTGAAGAAAATATGCGCAAGGATCACGTTGATCCTCGTTTGATTGCTGAAATCATGTTCATGTATGAACTGATGCTGAAGTTCCCAACTGGTATTCTGTCATATGTTGCTGACAGTTTTGACTTCTGGGCACTGATCAGCATTGGTCTACTTTACATGAAAGACGTGATTATGCGTCGTCAAGGTAATGGCGTAACTCCCGGTCGCTTGGTAATTCGTCCAGATTCTGGTGATCCAGTTGAAGTGATTTGTGGTTTGAAGGTTATTGACTGCCCACATACTTTTGTAGAGATTGAAGAACAGTCAGATGATGCTACTGATTCGATCATGGATATCAGTTATCAGTTTGTTCAGGATTTAGAAGGTGGTGAGGAAGTCGAGTTCTTTGTTCGTTCTTCAGATGGTGTAATTGCTCGAATCAGCGGTGAAGTTACACATAGTCGTTATTATGATATGAAATCCCTCGACGGTTTCAGTGTATCTGATGTTGAACTTACTGTTGAGCAGAAAGGTGCTGTAGAAGTATTGATGGATATCTTTGGATACACTGAAACTTCCACTGGTCACAAACTGATGGATGATCACATTGGACTGATCTATGGAGACTCGATTACCACTGGTCGTTGTGAAGAAATCCTGACTCGTTTGTTTGATAAGAACTTCGCATCAGGTAACTCAGTATTTGGTGTTGGTAGTTACACTTACCAATGTGTGACTCGTGATACATTTGGACACGCTGTTAAAGCTACATTTACTCGTGTTGATGGTAAGGACATTCCAATTTTCAAAGACCCTAAAACGGACTCTAAAAAGAAATCTGCAAAAGGATTGTTGTTTGTTGGAAAGGATGAAACTGGTAATTATTTCCTTACTGACAATGTTACTCGTGAAAAAGAAGAGTCTGAAGAGAACGAACTTCGCATTCGATTCTTGAATGGTTCATTCTTTAATCAAACTAATATTGAAGCAATTCGGTCCAAGTTGTAATAGAGAGCCCCGCTAATGCGGGGCTTTTCTTCGTCTAAAATAAATGCTTGACTCCCATTACCACTCTGATATACTGGTCGCACTTAACAAGGAGATAGATATGAAAGAACAATTGATGATCGCTGTTGAACTGGCTACCGTTGCACACAATGACCAAAGGTATGGTGAGTTTCCATATATCTATCATTTGATCCAAGTCGATCAACTTGTAATACAGGCTTATGCTAACAAGGATCGTACTCACTCTGAGCCTTACTCGAAAGAACCGGGTGATGAAATGGATTGTCTGCGTGCAATTGCTTACCTTCACGATATCATTGAAGACACTGATATAACATACGATGACTTACGTGATGCTGGTATTTGTCATGATGTTATTACAGCAGTTGCCTATATTACAAAGGTAGAAGGTGAACTGTACCATGATTACATCGCAGGAATTAATACTAACGCTCTTGCGCGTAAGGTGAAACTGTGCGATACTTCTGCCAACTTGATGAATAGCATCAAAGAAGGTAATACCAAACGTATCAACAAATACAGCAAGCAGCTTCAACTACTCGGTGGGTTCTAATGAAAACGGTTGAAACAGTGGGTTGTTGGATGTGGTATGTTAATCAGATCAAGGCAAATACTGAAACGCCTATCACAGATTACAAAGAATTGCTGAAGAGTTACATGGCTGGTAAAACTTGGGAAACAATCGTTAAGGAGATGAGTAAATGATTACGCAAAAAGAGATTCGTGAAATTGCACTTGTTGATATGATAAAACATCTTGAATGTGCACGTGTATCAGCAAAGCTCGCTGGTTTCAATTGGGTAGTTGATGATGATATCAGCACACTAATTGAACAAGCTCAGTATGAATACGATGACGAACTTAATTCATGAGCGAGATGGAATATAACAAGGGTGTTCTCATCCCAACAAACATCGATGTTGAAAACTTCAGTGAAGATGATTATGAGACATACAGTGAAAACGGTTATGAAGTTATCGACGGTGAAATCTATGAAGTGAAATGGGAAGTTAAACGTGGAGAGCTTGACCAGATCAACAATATTCGCGTATGTGATGAAACTGGTTTCATATTCTTCGAAACATATCACTATAATGGTGGTGCACATTGGACTGAACTTGTTGAGAGTAAGCTGAAATGAGTGGTGCTATCGTTACATGGCAATCTAAAATAGATGCGACAGTCGGAAAGAAACCAGTTGCTAAATACCACTCAGGTGGTGTACACTACGAAGATTACGAACTGCATGATGGGTACTGGCGTTACAGTTGGACTAACTTTACACTAGACGATCATCCTGAGTTCATTGAAGTTAATCTTATGGAGAAAGAGTAGTGACGAAACAAGAAATTCTGAGAGACATGTTAATAAAACATGACAAATACGTAGAAGACTGGCATAATATTGATGCTTGGGAAGATTACAAAGCTGCTTGGAAAGCTTGGCGACAAGTTAAAGGAGATGAGTAATGAAATTTGCAGAAAGGATTGACAACATTCCAGCTAACTGTTTTTCATATGGGGACCATCATGACAGTTTTTATCAATGCCGTGATGAAGCAGTTATGATTGCTGAGAAAGCAGATAATCTAATTGCAAAGCTATTTAATGCACTTTGTGATCGTCATGCCGATGATCTTGTTGATGAATTGAAAGAGGAGTTTGGACTGTGACTTTGGATCAAGCAGTAGAATATGTAGTAGACGCAGCAAAAGCACTTGGTTACAGTCACAGTGAGTTGAATATGCTTGTACCTGACCTTCGTGAACTACTTTATGCACTACCATCAACAGATCAAGATGAAGTTGATGCGTTTATTGAAGAGATGTTGTAATGATTCGATCAAATTGGTTAAGTGATAAGCATGAATACGAGTTGGAAGTTTCACTTTATTCAAAAGGGCAAAGCTATCTGGATTTAAGTATCATTGCTGGTCTAGCTTTCAGTGAATCTATTGAGCTTAACAAAAAGCAAGTCAGTGAATTGATTGTTGCATTAGTTGAAATGCATAAGGAAATGTCGTAACATGTCTGAAACTAAAGTTAAACCGATGATCACAGAAATTGTCAAGTTTGAAGTATTCAGTGCTTGGGACTTCATTCCACCGGGAAGCTTTTACATCAGAACTGCAAGCGGTGACTATCTATTCTTGAAAACATCTGATAGAATGCTCGCTCAAAAACATATCGATACCGATTATGGTAAAGGTAAATACACAGTAATCCCAACAAAGGTTATTAAAACAAAATCTAAGTTGGAATCTGGTGGTCTTAGTTGCACTGGTACAGCTACACGAAGAGGGCAACAGAAGCGATGAACAAATATGAAAAAGATCATCCACTTCAAATCAAGTGGCGTGAAGCTTCAAAAATAATGATGTGCCTTTGCACAATGCGTGAAAGTTGCAGTCATTGTGATTATGATGGCAGAGAAAAACGTCAGAACAAAATAAATGACGTTATCGTTGAAGCAAGAAATCAAGGTTATCAACTTTGGTCTGAACCACAAAGGTTTATGAACAAAGACTTCCCAGCAAAACGGATTAAAATGGTTAGAACAACCACATCCGGTTACGAACTAGACTAAGGAGAACACAATGAGTTTTGATATGAGCAACATCACAGCAACAGCAGACTTCATTCCTGTAGACACAACTGCAATTCAAGAAGCATCACTTGTAGATTTCATGGCAGCTATCGGCTATGAACCAATCTACAAGCGAGTTATTGGTGGTGAGCGATTGAGTGGTTTCTTCCAACCAAAGTTCCTTCGAATCGGTAAAGCTCGTGTTGGTGTAAACCGAGCAATCCGTATGCACAACGAACTGGCAGAAGCTAACTTCGCAAAACTGGTTTCGTTTACACCACATAAAGAGTTCATCGACTTCATTGCAGATCAAGATAATGTTGATGAAATCATTTCTCTGTTCGCAGGTACTTGCAAAATTGTTGAAACAATCAAAGCAAACTACTCACGTAAGAAAGGATTTATTGTTCATGATCACAATGTCAAGTTCATGACTAAACGTGATCGTCGTCACTACGGTTTCTAATAATGAAAGCGAAAATGATACGCCCGTACATGGAAACTGCACGGGCTTTCGCTCGGTTATCTCACGCTGAAAGACGTAAAGTTGGAGCAATTGCTGTAACTCCTCAAGATGTTGTGATATACTCTTGGAATGGTCGTCCTGCTGGTGACAACAACTGTTGCGAATTAAACCCTGAACTCACACATCCTGAAGTATTGCACGCTGAATCAAACATTGTTGCGAAAGCAGCACGTGAAGGTATATCTTTGAAAGATGCTGACATCTATGTTACACTCAGCCCGTGTCTTCCATGTGCATTGCAACTTTATCAGGCTGGTGTACGAATGGTTACTTATGATGAGGAATACCGATTGACAGATGGATTGGAATTCCTCAAACGAAAACAAATTCACGTATTGAAATATGAGGATGACGAATGAGAATTATTGTCGAAAAGTTGTTCGGTGATGCATCAGTATCAATCTATAACAAGCGTGGTGAGTTGATCCACGTTGAACAGTTCTACGGTAAAACAAATAGCTGTTACATTCGTGAGATTCCAGTTTCTGAAATTGAATATGGTCACTCTCACTCTTTGTATTCAGGTAGTGCATTTGAATATAAGGTGATTGTATGAGTAATGGTGAATATCGAATTGTAAAGAACACATACAAAAACGGTCGTATTGATTTCTCAATTGACAAGATGACCCACTCACAACGGTGGGCAAACATTACTATTCGCAATACGATTGCAGATGCACGATCCGTAATCGAAAAACTAGTTGGTGATGAACTTGTAAGCAGTGAGGTTGTTGAATGATCATTAGTCGAGATAATGTAAAAGAGATGTTTGAAGTTACATCCAAACTTGAAAACGAACCAGATCAGCGTGAAGCTCTACGTGCACAGGCGATGAAATTCCTGTATGATAACCAAGAGTGTTACGTTGCTCAGTGGATTTTGCAGAACCCATTTGCCAATCCACAAGATTATCGCTTGAAGTTTGTTTACAATGACTCTACAATGTTGGGCTACAGTGTAACCATGGAGAAAATCGAGAATGTTTGAGAAGAATCTGTTCGGTCTGGAAAAGAATGGTGATTTTAAGGTATGGTCTATCCATGTTTACATGGCTGATCACATCGATCATCAGTACTCGCAACCGTTGATTGCTATTCATCACGGTAAGGAAGGTGGCAAACTCACAACCAAAAACGAGTGGGTATTTACAGGCAAGCAAGGTCGTACACCTTACGAACAAGCTGTTTCTCAGGTAGAAGGTCGAATCAAGAAGCAACTGGATAAGAACTATCGTGAGACAAAAGAGGAACTGACAAGTGTTCCACTGCTTCCGATGCTTGCATCTGACTATAACAAAGTCGGGCACCGTATTAAGTTCCCATGTTACGGTTCTGTGAAGTACGATGGTGTCCGTTGTATCGCAACTAAGAAAGACGGTGCGGTAACTCTTGTTTCTCGTACTGGTCAACCTTACAGCGTTAAACATCTGGAAGATGCACTCGTTGACTGGATGATTGAAGGTGAAATCTTTGACGGTGAGATTTACTTGCATGGTCAAGTGTTGCAGGATATCACTTCTGCAACTAAGCGTACTGACACTCAGAAAGAAATTGATAAGGTTAATCGTGACATTGCTAAACATGGTAATCAGTATCGTCGTCCAAGTAAAGACAGCGTACAGAACCCAACACTTGAAGAAGAACTTCACAACGCTGAGTTGATCCATCGTATTCGTCCACAATTGATGTTCTACATCTTTGACATTCCGATGGAAGGTGATTTCGAAACTCGCTTGCGTGCAATGGATGAGGTTCACGCTTATCGTGGACACAAGCTTGGTCAATTTATTGAAATCACTGATTATGATATTGTGAATGGTGATGATAACCTTCGATCAGTTCATCATCCTCGGTCGATCAGTTGGGGCTTCGAAGGTTACATGCTTCGCAACAAGAAAGGTGTTTACGAAAGTGGTAAACGTAGTGGTGACTTGCAGAAGTTCAAGACATTCATGGATGCTGAGTTTCTAATTCTCGATATCATTGAGGATAAAGAAGGTAACGCTGTATTCGTTCTGAAGAATGATATCAACGACAACAAGTTCCAGTGTGTTATGGGTGACATGGGTGAGCGTAAAGTATTCCTGTTGCAGAAAGGAACGCTGAAAGGTAAGTTCCTGAATGTTAAGTTTCAGACTCGGTACAAAGGAACTCTGTTACCTCAATTCCCTGTAGGTCAGTATATTCGTGAAGGTTATTTGGTAGAAGGGACATTCATTCCATATGATTAACATTCTTGAACACTCAAGCTCATCTTATGCACCACGTACTTGGCATAATGCTGCTCAAGGTGTTACACTTGCTATCGCGGTGGATTTTTCAACCGCAGGTGAGAAGCTAACAACTAAGGCCGCACAGAAAAACGGAATCGTCCATCTGGACGCCCGAAATTTTGCAACCGGTTGGTTGCCCGCTGCACGTGAGTTATTCGCACTCTTGAAAGAGACGGATTGTAAAGTTGTAAACGTAGCAGGTAACGGGATTTACACATATGCAAAACATGGGTTCACCCAACAAGGTGTTAATCATATGGTGTATACAGTCCTCAAGCAAGTGCACGAACACTGGAAGCTTGACCATGTAGTAAGTGGTGGGTAGACAGGGGCAGACCTTGCAGGTCTGATTGCAGCGGCTCAGTTACACATTGACTGCACAGGTATGTGGCCTAAAGGATATAAGATGCGATTTGAAAATGGAGTTGATAAGAACCATACACCAGAACAGATTATGGAGATAATTAATCAATATGCGTAAGTTAATAGGATCGTGCAATCACGTAGCACAATATGATTTGCGGAATTTCAAAGGTCGAATCTTTGCAGTAAGTGATTTGCACGGTCACTATGACTTATTGCATGAGGCACTTCGTGAAGCTGGATTCAACTCAAAAACAGACATGCTATTTGTAATCGGTGATTGGACAGATCGTGGTCCTGACAGTCGTTATGTTCTCGACTATGTAAATGAACCTTGGGCTCATAGCTTACAAGGTAACCACGAAAAGATGTACATTGATGGTTTTGAATCACACTGGCACCCAAATAATCGAAGTGTGCTGACATTGAAAGCACATGGTGGTGACTGGATTTGGAATAGTGGTTTGACAGACCTTGACAAAATCCTAATCCACGAATCATTTAGTGCAATGCCACTCGGTATTGAATTGCTATTGCCACACGGTCGAAAAGTTGGCATGGTACATGCCGAAGTACCATATAATGATTGGGACAAATGGGTTGACATTGTAGAATCTGAACGTGATCACGCACAAGCAGTTGCACAATGGTCAAGACGCTGGTATGATTCTCAATTCAATGGGCAAGTTAAAGGTGTTGACTTCGTAATTGTTGGACATACACCGACAGACAGTGGTAACATTGAACGTCTTGGTAATATGTTGTTCATTGATGGTGGTAGCTTCTTTAATGACAAAATCAATTTGGTAGAGATTGATGACAAACTATTCAGGAGTATGAAATGATTTTAGAGGGTGAAGTACAAAACCCAACAGTGAAAAGTTATACGTTCAAAAACTTAAGTGCAGCATTGGATTACTGTCGGTTTGTTGAACCAGAAGAGTTGACTATTCGAAAGATGTTCAACGGTAACGAAATGATTGGCTGGCAATTACACTTTACAGGGAGCGATGGTCAACGATGAAACTAGTACAACCGGAAGGTCAGGATCGTAACGTGTTCAATAACTTCAAGCGTACAATTCGTGATATTGAGAAGTTGACAAATGAGCAACTGGCATTGATGAACTTTGAAGTGTTCCATGAGGCTCGTAAAAGAGGAGCAGTTGAACCAGAATGAACATTGAATACACTAACGACTTAACAGTTCGGAAGTGTCAAGAATTCCCCGGCTTCGTGTTTGTGTTTGGCGATAACCTCGCTGGATATGGCACTGCCGGGCAAGCTTGTATCCGAAATGAACCTAACGCATTCGGCATTCCAACAAAACGATATCCATCAATGGCACCCGGTTCATTCTTCACAGATAAAGATTGTGAACGTGAACATGTTTTAAGTGCTCTGCGGGAGTTGTATACCCTTGGTAAAAGGCGTACAATCGTATTCCCTCAGAATGGTATCGGTACAGGTATGGCAAAAATGCCCGTGAGTAGCCCGAAACTATTTGCTGAAATGAACGATATCCTATTTAAGCACTTCGGAATAAGGAATGGAAAATGAGAAAGAAAAACCAGTGGGTGGATAAATATGAGTGGCATGATTGGTTTGCTTGGTATCCAATCTGGGTTAAAACTGGTGAATGTAAGGAAACTCGTATTTGGTTGGAGCGAGTACAGCGCAAATATGCACTTTCATATGCAGGTAGTTACACGCAAATTCGTAATCTAGATGGGAGTGATGTCACGTGAATCTGTTTAAGCACTTGCTGACACGTAACTATGATCCAAGTCGATACGTCAATCAAGTGCTGGACACTGAAAACTGCATACTTACCGTATATCTGAGTAACTTGTGTGGTCAGTTCGTAGGTTTTCAGCAGTATCGACCGCTTGTTAAAGAAAAGAGGGTGAACAATGCAAAAGAAGCACGTTACTTCACATACAGTCAACGTGGTGTTTCGGCCTGTTGGGGATTGGAAACGCTTGACACGACTAAGAAAGACCTTTACCTTGTTGAAGGGGTCTTCAAAGCGAGCGCGTTACATATGCTTGGACATAATGCTCTAGCTCTGCTAACATCAAACCCTAAACCAATGAAAAGTTGGCTACATACGTTACCTTATAACCTAATTGGTATCGGTGATAACGATAAAGCCGGTAAGGGAATGATTAAAATCGCTGGACAAGGGTTTCAGTCTGAGCTAGACTTGGACGAATATACACTTGAAGAACTACACAAACTATTGGAGAACAAACCGTGGGTAAACTGAAAGAATTCTTTGCAAACACACATGTAATTACAACCATAGCTCTCATTTGTGTGTTTGCTGTAATCTGGATTGTCTTGTATTTGATGATTAAGTATCCTATTGAATTCACAGGTTTTAGTATTGTGACTATTCTTTTGATTATTGCGGGTTACTTTACAATTCAAACATACAGAGTGATCCTTGGTCTTGTTGAACAGTATAAGGAAGACCGTCGGTGAAATGTGATGAGTGCTATCCGAATCAACCACCATGTTGGCGGGATGCACCAATGAATGAAGAGATTCGTAAGAATCTCACATATCAGAAACACGCCAATCAATATTACTACACTCTGGACGAAGCAATGGTTGTCTGGGGTACACAAATTGAGGATGAACATGTACTACATCTCATTTAAATGCGAAGATAAACATGTTTTTAGCATTTCACATAAGAACTACCCACTACCACGTATCGGTGATTTGGTGACATATAACACTGATCACTATGAGGTAAAGAGTATACGTCATCGATTTGCTGAAATATGTGGTCCTGAAAGTACAGGTATAACAATTAGAATGACTAGGAGGCGTGAACGTGACATTTTGGAAGTGTAAGAGTATCAATCTAGGTGATCAAAATGTCACAGAACTTACAATCCTTGAATGGAAACGATTCTTTAGTATCAAACTGTTCCACTTTCATCCAACTGATGGGAAACAGGATCGTTTCCACACGCATGCGTTTAACGCTGTAAGTATTCTGTTGTCAGGTGACTACACCGAAGAAGTAATCAAGTATGGAAGTGCTGTTCACCAGTTGAAACGCAGTCGTAAGCGATTCTTATACATTCCAGCAAACGAATATCATAGGATTACCAAGAGTAACGGGTGTCGCACACTTCTAATCACTGGTCCATGGGGTAAAGAGTTCAAAGAACTACGACATATAGTCGATTCACATCAAGATGGTTACAGTTGGTGGTCTGAATATGTGTGTGGACCACAACGTGTTGACCTTCAGAAACTACAACACAGTAAACTATTGATAGGAGCATGATGAAACGAGAACAATTTGTTGAAACCTTCCTAGAAGGATCAAAACTAACAGCCGTAGACCGTGACACTCTGGTGAATAACCTTGTTGGTATGGTATTCGATCTTCGAAAAACAGTGTCCAGTCAGAAAGAACACATCGCGTACATGGATGACATTGCAAGAGGTAGTGTAATGATGAATTGTCGTTCATGTGGTAAGTCTTACGAACCTGATTGTGAACTGAGTGAGATGAGTCATGAGAGTAATTTCTGTGGTGGAAGTGAAAGGTGTTGCCCATGAAGCTCATTGGAATGTTTTACTCAAACAGTCGAGATATGATTGAAGCTTTTCGTTTACACTCTCAGAATTATCAAACATTGGCACGTAATTATGGAAGTGTAACTGTCAACCCAGCGGAAATGAAAATTGTGGTAGATGACAGAAAGTGGTTGTACTATTCATTTCCAAATGACGATAACATTAACCGAATTGCTGGTCTTCAGTTTGACGCAGTTTTCTCGGAAGTAGTTGATCCTAAAGCAAAGTGGTTTATTATGAGCCGATTCAGACCGGGACTGAACAAATGATAATCACACATGACTCACTTTGCCTACTTGCAGAGAAGTTCCTTAAGAACAATGGTTTTGGTATTGTCTTCCATGACAAGTTCCGTGCTGCAACTAACACAGGTGAACAACCAGACGCACTAGGCTTTCGATCTGGTGTAAGTTGTCTAATCGAATGCAAAACATCTCGTGCAGACTTCCTTGCTGATCGCAAAAAACGATTCCGTAAAGAACAATCGTTAGGTATGGGTGATTGGCGGTTCATGCTTACACCAAAAGGTCTTATCACAGTTGAAGAACTTCCCCAAGGATGGGGTTTGCTTGAGACAACAGGTAAGCGTATAATCAAAACCTTTGGCTTTCCTGCAAACACAGCATGGTTCGATAAACCAATGAATGGTAACAAGCAAGCAGAGAACGATTATCTATATTCAGCACTACGTAGAATGGTTATACGTGGTCACTTTAACGAAATCTATGAAGGTATTCCAAAATGAAACGATATAAAATTGTACAACACTACACTGATCCAGATGAATACATGTTCCGTATCTATGAGCGTACATGGTGGTTCTTCGGTTGGAATTGGATCACTTCATATAGCACTGTTGAAAGATGTGAGATTTATATTGCTGATGTTGAAAGAGAAGAGCGTAATCAACTTGACATCATCAAAAATACACCGGGTGACAAACTGGTAAAGTACATTGGCTAAACGTCCTGTACAAAACTCAAACGAAGTCACCACTCATTACTCAATGTTCAAATGGTATAAGTGTGACTTCTGCAAACAAGAGTTCCGACGTGAGAATGGTTACAAATGGTCTTGTTGGAACTTCTTCAAATACTCCTGCGGATCATGTTCAGGATCAGTAAGTCATTGTAGCGACAATATCGATCATAAACGCGACACTGCAAGTGCTAAGATAATGGGTAAGATTCCCCCACCACCACCTATGCGTACATACAGGAGATACTAATGGATTACTTCGACCATCAACACTACAACCCAGACAGCAGTCCAAAGATTTGTCATAACTGTAAACATAACACGTTTGACAAATTCGTTGTAGCAATTGACGGTGGACACATCTCAGAATACTACCTTGAATGCCAAGCATGTGATACAATCGTAGGATATTGGGGATACGGTCATTTCGACCCATGCTTTTCTAACACACATCCAACTGAGGGACCATAATGGATAAGCAAACGATCTACGAACTGTACTATGAAAATGAAGCAGGTGAAATCGTTTACTGCAATGACTTCACTTCGCTTGAAGAAGTAAACCGTGAGTGTGATGCACTCGCAAATGAGTTCCCTCAATATGACTATTGGTGGGAAGCCATTTATCAAGACGAACAGGAGTAAATAATGAACATTCGCAAACTGATTATCCAACTTGAAGCTATTGCTGCACTGTCAGGTGAAGATCAAACAGTTGATATCTTTTGTCCAGAAGCACTTGACTGGTATCCAATAACAGGATTCACATATGGTGGTGGGGATAATAAAGTACGCATCTATAATGACGAGGAATGATAATGCACGTACCATATTCAATGCGAGATGATGAACCAGACCTTTATGGTTCACTAGGTGGTCGAAGTGGTGATGATAGCGAATGGGAAACCAAATCCGAAGATGATCCTTATCCACACAGCACTTCATACAATATAGTTCTGGAATACGTAGAGTGTCCAAAGTTCTACACCCAAGAAGACATGGACAAAGTTATTCAACACAATATCAAAGCTGTACGTGCTGCATACGACGAAGGTTGGAGTGAAGGATATCAGGAGGGAGTAGAGGAGGGTAACCAGAATTGTCAACATCGTTGAGAAACACTCAACGCCTGTATCTCATGGAGAACAGCAATAACCTAAACAAAATCGGTATAGCTAAAAACCCACTAATACGGAAACGACAATTGGAACTTGCATCCGGTTGTCAAATCCGTATAATGAAGTGCTGGCAAACACTCGATGCATCCGCTCTGGAAGTAGAACAATACCTGCACGCTCGCTTTTCACGCCGTAGAAAAGAAGGAGAATGGTTTGACAACATCACCATCCCAGATATAGAATACGCAGGTTACGAATTAACCGAATGCAACCACAACGGTACACTCAGGAGACAGCAATGAGACACAGCGAAATGCACACGTGGACACTTGAATACGACAAAGAGACATTTGGTACTAACCATAAAGCTCTAGCTGATGAAGTTTCATTGTTCAAAGAACACTGGAAAAACGCCAGAGTTGATGCAAACACGATGGGTAAAGTAACAATCAGCTATAGCTGCAAACTAACCGCAGAAGCAGCAGCCAAACAATTCCAACAAGCTGTATCTCGACACAAATGGTGGAAAGCAGCATGAAAGAATACATAGTACAAACAATGGATGATCTAGACGACTTCGAATATGGTGACGCCTTCTGGGAATATGGAAATCAATACACTGTATATGTCATAGACGCAGATGAGGCATTCTCACCAGTCTACTACTTCCGTGAGAACGGTGACATGGACGGACTCATGGGGTGGAAGTAATGAACGTAATGAATCAAAAACTGATTGACTACGAAAAGGTATTGAAAGTAATTCAATCATGCAAGACCAATGCACAGAACCAAATCGCATACAGAGTAATCTGGAACTTTAGTAATATGTACGGCGACAACGCTTACACAAGATGTCTATTTGATGAATGTGACAGTAACCTACTTGACGTAATAGGAGAAAAGAAATGAAATATGTGATCAAATACGAATACGATAACTACGAAGAACCTTGTGAGTGCTGTTCATACAGTGAACAAACATTGACGGTTTATGATGCAAATAATGCAGTTATCCTTGAGAATAACAACGTAGGTGTTTGGGCAGGAAACGAACATGAACTACGTGAATACGTAGGTGACAAATACCCTGAATACAACAACTTCAGCGTACACGAAGACACTCGGTGGTTTTAAGTGTTTTAAGGAGTTCTAATGTCAGATAGAGAACCATGGGAACACGAACTAACTCGTGTCATCCACATTGCACGACTAGCTGAACTACCTGAAGTGGTTGTGGCAATCCAAACAGCAATCGGTCAAATCAACTGGTTAAAACAAAAAGCACATGACCTAGAACAAATTAAACAACTGTTAGGAAAACGATAATGACTAAATGGATCAGCGTTCTAGACGAACTGCCACCAATCGGTACTTGGGCACTCGTTATCCAAGACCGTAATCTAGGTGACTGGTATGACAGACAGAAGAAACCACTGCGACAAGTGTACTCAGCAAGACTAAACAATATCGACTCAGAAGGTTGGTCAACATGGGAACTATGGAATAGCAACGGATACTCAATCAATCCACTATACCTTGTAAGCCACTGGCAACCATACCCTTCAATCGAAGGTGCAGCATTCGAAGTAATGGAACATGAACTGGAGAGTATATGAAATACCAAATCAAAGTACACCCACTTGGTAACGATCCATCATTCAGATATGTAGCTAGTACTCACCCAACAGTTGGTGAAATGATCTATTACAGAGACAGACGCTACAAAGTAGTTGAAGTAGGACACGTACTCAGAACATCATTTGACGGCAATGGTGAAACCAACTCACTCGATCAAGTTGAACTAATCGTTACACAACAATAAACAATCGCCCTAGCCTAATAAGCTGGGGCTTCTTTTTGCCCAAAAATTCAATTCCCCCTATTTTTGACTTCCCCAATTACAACCCTTCCCAAAATCCTACTCCCCGATAATCCCTCTACTCTTTTTAACCAGATATTGATCTGAGGTGTTTAACGCCCCGGACTTCTGGCAGACCACCACCCGTCTGATAATCCTAAAATCCCTAGACATAGGCACCCATCTATGATATGTGATCCCTAGCCATATGATTGTTGACATATGCATTCAAGTATGCATGTAAGCTATGAATGATAAGCATTAAAAGGGATTTAACATAATACTCGTTATACGTAATGCGCATCCCCCTACCCTGTATGCACAGGGGACAACCACAACAGGAGACTAGGCAAATGACTACATATGTCCGCATTGCACGAACCTTTCACCTATGACACATAATACACCATAGTAAACCGAATGTACACCTTTTATTGAACATTACCCTCGAAATGTATCTATGTGAGAATGATATCGAATATTATTTATCCCCTGTTATACAGGGTAATTTGTATCCGTTCCACGTGGAACAATAGGGAACTAGAGAGGGACGCTTAACCCACCCACAGGTGTGTACGCTATACCCTCGAATAGCCTTATATGTGAATAGGTACTATTATGTCGTTAAACGACATGGTTTGTTATATGCTTATGGCTGTAAGCCATGGTCTGTAAGGCTTTCAGAGAGATGTTGTATTGTGTGCTATGCACACGGTAGGGTATGTTTATTGCGTTGCAATGAGGGGTACTGTAGGAGCTTATAGCCGCTATGCATAGCATAGGGTAGGAGGGAACAGGGGTTACTACCCTGTTTGATAACCTGATATACTATCTGTTATCTATGTTGTATACAACATAATATTATACTTCTTTAGGAGGGGAGTTTATCCCCCTCCCTCTCTCTATACTCACTGTGGTAGCTACCACAGAAGATAAGAGCATTATACTCATAAACAATCGATTATGACTAGACCATATCTTGACATAAACGTATAGATATGCGACATACAAGAAAGCCCCTCGAAAGGGGCTCTATTTTGCTTATGCTTCACGAGCCATTAACATATGACTATCGCGACTAATTCGACCACAAGCGACAAGCGTCCACAGGTTACGCTTTGCATCCAGAATTATTTGTTTGTTTGCTGCAAGTGCCATTTTTACGTGACCTTCTTTCGATAAGTATTTCATGATTAAGCCTCATAACTGTCAAGATGTTCTTGATATTCATCCGAAAGATGTTCGGCACACTCAGCAGAACAATATTCTAGTTCTTGCCCGTCGCTGTAGACATCGGCAACAAAACCTGTACCGCTGGTGAAAGTTTGATTGCAGCAAGGGCAAGACTTAATCATGATACACCTTTAGAAAAGTGGGGAGACATTCCCCGTTTCGTTAAATGTATTGTACCGATGATTAGACAAAGGTACAAGCTTTTATTTAGATAATTAACGATCAATCGTGCGATTAAAAGCGGACAAGGTATCGTCTGAAACTACCAAACCATCTTGCTCGTTGCACATTTTGATAACTGTTTCACGATCATAACCAAGAGTGTTATACAGACCAATCATGACATCCAGTTCAAATTCCGACAATTCGCAATCGTAGTGGAATTCTACAGCTTTGGCTTTAACTTCAGCGATTGAGAGGACTTTCGATTCTTGAAGGTTCATGTCAGTATTCCTAGTTGGTTAAGTCGTTTCGTTAAGATCATTCTATACCTTTTAGACAAGTATGCAAGTTTTATTTTCAATGCTCTATAAGGCTCTATAACGCGATTACAGCGACGATAAACTAAAGCCTGATACTGCTATGTCTTTGTGTTTAAAACGTCGTACCAAGATGCGTGCCAACATTAGACAATGCTTCGGGAAAATAACGTGCCAACACTTTATTACAGGATCGGTCGGTGATTGCCTCCGATCCTCACCGGTAAGATAATTATATAACAGAATTTGAATAACTGTACAGCTTTATTTTAGACGAAAGAAAGCCCCAATTAAGGGGCTTACGGTAATCGACTTGGGTTGAATGTGAGTCTATGAGCTAACAGCTTTCTATAGAGTTCAACCCGGTCAGGTGTAACGCGTGGGTCAATCCACTTACGCATTATGTACTTGCGTTTTAACATTTGAACATTGTTCATTTGCTTTCATATCTCCATAAATTTCTTTGAACAAAGTCAGTTGTTTATCAATGTGTTTTCGAGGTGTTTCAATCTCATCACACCAACCAAACCATGAACCTTTTCTTTCTTCGTTGTAGTATTGAACACAAAATTTGTCGTGTTCCGGGTGCTGCAATACTTCGAAGCTTAGAGCGTCTGACTTGCTACCGTGACTTTCAATATAAATCATTCTTCGTCTTCTTCTGTAAACTGGCTTACGAATTCGTTAACACGTTTGGTTAAGCAGTTATGAGCGCTTTCGATATCTTTCAAACGGTTTTGATAATACCCTAAAGCTTGTACAAATGCATCTCGTTCTGTCTTTGCACGCATGGCGAGATTCATACCACGTGTTTCATCATAGAGCCAGAACCCATCGGTGCATTCTGATAAAGCCAGTTTGCTTGTCAAAACTTCGTGCTTGATTGTCTTACCCATTTCATTAACCCTGTTTCACGTGGAACATTAGTTAGTTTTGCAGGTTTTGCCATCGTACATGATGTAAGAGGCTTTGCCTTCTGCGCAGTTCTTAATCGCTTGCTGGTGTTGTTGTTCTTTGAATACAACAGCGTTTGCAGCTGCTTCTTTTGCACGGTAGTGGTCACCAACAACAGGAGCGAATTGAACAGTTGCCATAATCAGAACGAAGATCAGTGCGATACCTGAGAAGAAGTTCATGCTGTTGTATCCTTTAGAGAAGTTTTTGATTGGGAGGCTGTCTTGCCTCCCTATGTGTTCTATTCTACAGCCTTTAGAGAACTATACAAGCATTTTCTTTAAATATCTTCGCTATATGATCCAACTTTAGGGGTTGCACAAAAGGTGAATTTGTAGTCGTCACCCATAAGCTGTTTAATGCGTTCGGCTTTGCACCATGCTTGTATTTTATCATCACCCAATTGAATCAGGCAATAGTGCACAAATTTAGGAGCTTTACCAGTCCAGTCCAACCCATCTTTTACCGCCACGTTCAAGGTGAAAACATGACCGTATACGCTTACAGTGTTTTCGAGGTTCATCATTTCTTTCCTTTTGTGGTGTCACGCCATTCGCTGACATACTTGTTAGTCGCTTTAGTCGATGTAATCAGTTCTTTAGAGAACAAGTCGCGGAATGTACGTGACATGATATTACCCTTTGTTTGTGTTAGAGCATTCTACTATGATTCGAATGCCCTGTACAACCTTTATTTAAACGTTTTCCAGCATGTCGCGGAAAGATTGAATGACATTCGAAAGGTGCGTTTGGGCATGGAGCTTGCAAGTGCCGGGGAAAGCCTTTACATATTCGTCTGCTTGTGCTGGACTGGTTACGATTGCAGTGCTGTATGTTGCCCAACCCAATGGAGATTGTTTATCATTTACATCTTTGTGTTGCAACAGTGTGTAATCGTTCAATTCTACATTGTTTGCCAGTGCGACATAGTAATCATTAACACCCAACTTTTCGAACTGCTCAAGGGTACGAGCGATGCAATCTTCGAAGTGTTTGATTGCAAACATTTGATCTACTGTCAAGGTTTTAGTTGGTTTCATTTCTTTATTCTTCCTATGCATGTCGGTAAGTGCTGCTTTCAACAGAGAGCGATAGTTCAACGTAACACCGACAGGAGCATTAGTCAATACTGCTTTGACTGCTTTGTGTGCTTCGGTCATTACGTTCATTCTATCACCTTTAGAGAAGTTGTTAACTTAAGAAGCTGTTTTGCTTCTTTATGTGGTCTATTCTACAGGAACAAACCACACCGTCAACACTTATTTTTCAATTATTGAATATTTTTTGAATCTTACCATCAGCATAGTAAACACCGATGTTCAATTGAAGCTCACCATATTCACCCACACTGTAAACATAAATGTCAAGGAATGCCCGACCATCTGCTGTCAGTTCTACACCCTTACAGGTCCACTTCCAATCCTCTGCTGACCACAGGTCGGACTTGTTAAATATGAAGGTTGGATCATCGTCAACCATTAGAAGGTTATTTGATGTGGCATGTTCCTGATTCACCAACGACACACGCTGACCGGGTTGCAAACTCACCCTCTTCAAACCTGTAGCTTTTAAAGCAGCTTGACGAATTTGTTTCTTTTCGTCGCTGGTGAATTTCCACAATTTGTTCATATTGGTTACTCGTTGTTTGTTCTGATGTAGTAATTCTACAGCCTTTAGATAAGTAGTACAATGAATAAAATCTATAGCTTTAGACTAATCGATAGAGATTGATAATGTATCGTCCACCCTCCCCGTTTGTCTCGTGCCAAACCCCACACCATGAAACACATTCTACAGACGAAAGAAAAGCCCGTCAACCATTAAGATTGCGGGCTTTGTTCCACGTGGAACCTTTAGAACCTTAGTTAGTCCTCTTCTGCTTTTGCCAGTTCAATCGCTTTATCAAAAGCTGACATAACGTCGTCATGTGAATTGTTGTCATTGAATACGGCAAACGTAGTGCTATCGCGGTATCCGTTTTCAATCATGTAACTGTCAACAACTTTACGTAAAAGCGTTCCCGCTTTACTTTCACTTGCAAAACCGTAATACCATACATCAACAGAATCAGATTTTAAAGAAACTTCACCGATTGCACCCAATGCACAAAAACAGCCGTTATTGTTTGTATAGTCGCCTTGATACCATTTGTCAGGTGTTGCAATGAGTTCTTTTGCTTTAGTCAGTACTTCGGAAGTTTTCATGGTCAAGCTCTCAATTGGTTAATTTTTTGGGTAAGAATTTTCGCGCTTTCTTTACCATCATGTTTGTCAGGGTGTACCAGTTGCAACAGGCTTCGAAGTTCTGAGTCTGTAAACTGAGAACGTTTACCGATCATTTCAACACCACCGTTGTCGTTAACCTTTCTGACAAGGTTGTTCAGACGTTCGACTAGTTCATCATGCTTATTATCTAGCGCGTGATACTCGCGTTGCAACTGCCAGTAAGCATTAGCATTAACTTCGCGTTGTCGCTGTACTGCATCAAACTTTGATTTCCTTACAAACATATTTAGAACACCCGGCGAGTTTCAACAATTGTCAAGTTGTCCCACTCAGACATAGCCATATGTCCGGCGACATTTGCGTTAGCTGCATGGTATACAACCGCAAATGTGAAACGTTCACCGTTAACCGAATCAGTCATTACTACGCGATACTTGTTATTCATTAGAACTCCTATTAGTTATTACGTTAATTATTAATCGAAAGTTCTTTTTACTTGTTAGAACTTTCTGTTAATAATTAAACAATACGTTGAACCAACTTTAAAGAGTTAAACCCACAACTAACGCCGTCGTCCTTACATACCCATACTGTATTATCAGGGGCAACAACCATTACAAGATCATCGATCATGTCAGCATAATCTAAACCATTTTCCAGAAGATGCAAGGCTTTCGAGATATTGAACACATTAAGAAAGTTATGTTTTTTCATTGTTAGTTACTCTTCTGAGCTTTAATTAGTGCATCTGAAACAAGTTTGGTTATATCTTTCGACTCATCGCCGTATATTGTAAACTTGTTATCGGTGTATTGCAAGCGCATAATGTTGCGACCTTTACGGTCTTGAATGTAACAGCGGTTGCCGTGACCATTCATCTTTTCACCCTGACCTAGAAAACTTAATTTCATTGCCAGTCGAATCTTAGCAATCATTGTTGGGTGTGTCAAGCTTGTTATGGTAATCATTTTACATACCTACAGTCAAGATTGAACCGTAATGAATCATAGAAAGAACCATGTAGGTGATAGCTACACCACCGGGCAAAGCGAGCAAGTAGTTCATTTTGTCACCTTATCTTTAGGAGAGAACCTTTTCTCTCCTTCTTGACGCCCATTCTACACTCTTTAGATAACAGGTCAATACTTATTTTGATTTCTTTTCAGTTCCATTCGTCTATCGATAGCTGAAAAGGTATTAGCATTTAAACGCCGTTTGTCAACCCTTACCGGTGACCAATACCCATCAAGGTACATTAGGAAGGAAACAGCAAAGGTAAAGAATATAATGATAAAGATTATCACTTGTATAAACGTTTCCCATGGCATCATGGAATCAATTCCTCTTCAATCTCTTTTGTTTCCATTTCAAGGGAAACGATTTCGAAAACAGTTTCACCGATTTTAAATTCTGTCAACCAATCTGTCAACATCTTTTCATCGCCCCACAAGGCTAGAAAACGATCATCATGCATATCAGTATTACGGTTTGCATCTTGCATGGTCGGTGCCGTATCGATCACATAGTCATTACAGGTTGCCATTGTGCAAACTACAGCGATAGTTGCGAAGATAGACATTTAAATAACCTCAGTTGCAATAAATGGTAGTCGTGCTTTAATACAGCGAGTTTCATCAGGATACGACCGATTTTGTATCCTGTCAATAAATACTTGGTCATGAAAGCAAATAGCTACGGAATCATTTGACCAGCTAACACTATAAACACGACCTTCTAACATCTTACGACTAACCCAACCATAACCGCCCGTAAGGTTACCGCCATCCAAAGTTGCAAAGCTTCCAGTCCAAATATGAATATGATCAGCATGTAACCAAGATGTAGAATTATCAAACAACCACTCTAAACCGGCTTCTGCTGATTCATGTTCCCAGTGTTTTACGTGATTTGACATTTTACACCTCTTTAGATAACTTTGTTTGTTTCGACGGGGCTATAGTCTCACGACCTTTACCCCGCGTCAACACCTATTTTCACAATTCAGGCTTAAATTTACAAAGGATATGGGAGGGTGCAACAAACTGTAATGCATAAATCTGTGCATCTTGCAAGGTCTTGAATGGTTTAAATTCCCAATCCACCCCGACGCCACCTGAGTGCGTAGATACTTCGAAGTGGCAACCCTTGAACACTGGCTCCTCACTTTCATAGATGCGTGCCACACGGTCATATGGGACGCTGTAGGTGTGGTGTGTGCTGGTGTATGTGCATAGCTTTTTCATACTTCACCTTCGACTTTTTCAGCAAGGGAATTAAACCACTGAGAATAGGCATGCTTGCCCATTTTCTTCTCAAGTGCGTCATTCATTGCGTCAAACAAGATAGAAGGCCATTTAGGGTTGTTCCAGTCTTCCCGGATACTTTCCTGCAAACCTTCGACCGACATCAGTAAAGCATGGTTACGCAAAGCTAAGCAGTGTTTCTTGTATTCACGTCCGTTCATTTTGCAAGCCTCATCGATTAGGAATCAGTGGCAGCTACTGCGAACATCCTGCTGTCTACATGGTGAATCTTAGCACAGTGTTTGTGTCTGTCAAGCGTTTTTATTCAAATGGTGATCGATCAAAAGCTTTGCATTGTCAACCTTGCAGATTTCGTAATCTTTAAAGATTCGGAACCATTCACCATTTGAATAAACGTAAACTTTAACCTTTCCGTCTGCCCGATTAAGGCGACACATTTTATAATCGATTGTCATACGCTTCTCAATACTTTTAAAGACTGTTCACAATACACACGTTTGTATACGCGTGGCGGTCTTCCTGTTTCATTTGGACTTTCACCTTTGAAGCCTTTACGACTTGAAAGTAAACCGATAGTTTCTAACCGAATCAGTTCATTGCTGACAGACTTTGTTAAATCTAGGTCTTGTAAGCTCTTGTGTTGATCCTGTAGCGATTTGCAAACCTCACTAACAGAGAAGGTCGCTTGTCTGTTACTTGCCAGCCACAAGGCAATACACTGCCTTACAAATGGGGTTACATCGTTAATCTTCAATTCTTTACACCTCATCTGGTTTACTAAAAGCGCCCATTCTAGAGCGCTTCTATAAATCAAATGTTATTCGTCTTCCTCTTCTTCCTCATCGTCTGTTAGCTCATCGTCAATAAATTCAATATCGCTATCGTCCTCATTTTCCAACTGATCTTCCAGTTCCGACTGAATTTGACTTTCATGGTCGCCTTTACCGCAACGGAAAGCAGTAGGATCTGCATCTTCTAACAAACTACCGGAACTGAAAGTCATCCCGCACACTTGCACGTCACCATAAATCTCATCAAGTAATTCAATATACTCACTGTTAGTCATTGAAATTTCACCGTCTACAACATCGATACCACGAAAGGATTTAACGTTGTCGATGTTCCAGTATTGAGCTGCTTTCATGATTTTGTATCCTTTAGAGAAGTAAGTTATGTCGCTTGATTTAAGGTATCTTGTCACATACTGCTAATCTTGTCAACAGTATGTAATCAATAATCTTTAATCGTCGTGCAAACCTTCGCACGTTTCAGCATGGTACACGCACTCAATATATTCTTGAAGTGCACGCATCAAACCTTGGGGTGTATTTTCGTAAACTTCGCGCTGCTTACCATAGGTAACCACATATGCGTCAGTTTCGATTGCCAGTTCCACGTTGTAGCTTGTTTCGCTGATTCGGTTGTGAAGAATGGTTTTCATAATCTTGATTCCGTTTGTTGTCTTGATATGGGTTATTCTATCAGGTTTAGAGAACCTGTCAACCTCTATTTCTACAATGGCTTAATACATATGATTGATAGCCGGATTGAGACTCAAACAGTCCACTTATACTATCATGATAAATGGCTTTACCTTTCCAAACTTCAAATAGTGTTTTCATTAAACTGTTACCCACTCACCGTTCCATTCTTTACCATTCAGGAACCATACACCTTTACGTTGCACAACCGAAACGCCCGGAAGACCATTCAAACGTTCTTTAGTGGTGTTTGAGAACCATCCAGCATTTGTAATCTGAATTTCATTTGAACCAACTTCACGGCGTGCGATTGTGTGACCATGTAAGCTCAATACAATTTTCCCATCAAAAACACTAACGGTTGTATTGTCAAGGGTAAAACCTTTAGCCGACATGAATGCATTGCAAGCTTGAGTAGTGATTTTACGAGCCATGATCTTTTCTCTTTAGTGGTGAAAGAGGTTTTCCCCTTTCTTGACGCCCATTCTACAACCTTTAGAAAACTAGTCAACACATTTAAACACCTATTTTCAAATTCTTTTATCTTTCTTTCAAGCATGAAAAGCCCCGACAATGCGGGGCTCTCTATCACCAATCTGTCAAGGTTACAAGTTCACTAGTTACGTTATCACGAATGATTCGCATTGGATAACCTGTAATTTTAAACGTATCATTGTACTTTTGCAACAAGTCATTAAGGTCAATAACGAAAGAGTTTGTCGGACTACCTTGTTCATACATCAATTCGTAAATGTCAAGGTTTTCGTCATGTTCCCAAATATCTTCGGGGTCAGTGTCGTCTACCCACTCACAACCGAAAGATGCGGACCCCATAGCCATGCAAAAGCTTTTCGCCCATGGGTGCGAGTTTATTGCACCCCGTGCAAGTCGTTCAACTTCTAAAATTAATGCTTGTGAGAACATTTCCTCAGAAGTTTTATAAACACTTTCAGCTTGTTTGAAGTCCCACATAATTAGTCCCAATCCCAATAATGACCATAGTCAACTGGTGGATTTTCATCCAACCATTTAGAGTATACACCCGCGTGGGCGTCCGCTGCTTTCTTACTACGGAACAAACTGCATTTACGGTCATCGTATACAAAGCCCGGAACACCCAAATCACCGGGGAAAATGTAGTCTTCACGCCCGATAGAATAGGCATAACTACTATCAAGAATCAAAACCTTTACTTTCTCAATACCATTATTTACTTCCAATGGTGCGAGAACTTTTAAAGTCTGAGAACTGAAAAACTCGCAAGTATAAACAATGTCACCCGGCTGAAAAGTAAAAGGTTTTGTCTTTACCGAAACACTTTTGATAGCCATTGTTACACCTTCCCGTTCAAACGGAAAGCCCAACGGCGACCGGCTGGAGCGTCTGCGCCCATGTCTACAACCTTACCATTTTTGGAAGTGAAAGCGCGTGCCAGTGTGCGGGATTTGAAGAACAAAGTCATTACCGTGAATCCTTAGTCAGTTGTTTGTCTTTACATGGTCTATTCTACAGCTTTGAATCAGGGTGTCAACTGTTTATTTCATACCCTTTTGCAATCTTTCAATGTTAGCAAACATGCGGATTGCCGCCGATACATCCATGCTACCACTTGCAGGATTTTCAAATACAGCTTTAACGCTGTTAGCTTCGTGACTGATAACAACCACATTACCCGCAACATAACCTTTCTTACTATCGATGCGTTCAAGTGTCGCATAGTTTTTAGGAAGGTTGTTGTTATCATCCCGACGCAAAGTCAAAGGGATACCAGTATATGCGCATTTCTTACGCATGAAAAGAGTACGGTACATAGACAATGAAATATTAAAATGAATTCCACGTTTAGCCGCGTTCTGTACTTTTGTGGTGTACTTACCAGCGACAACGGTGTCATATTCAATCGGTGTCATACCATGAATCAGTTGCATTTCAATACTCTTTATATCAAGTGGTTTATTTGAGGCATTTTGTCATAGACACTTAAGGTTAGTCAAGTGTCTACAATCAAAAATCTCGTTTACAAACCTTCTGTTTTTAATTCTGCAATCATATCTTGCCAGAAAGCAACACGCATTTTCAAACAAGCCTTACAGTTGTGACCGTAACGGTTCACATAACCTGCATATTTCTTGCTAGTGTTGCGCAGTACATTATGTATAACAATTGTTCCGTGTGGTGCCATAATAGCGTGTATCTTATCGCTTAAGAATTGATCAGCGTCCATTGCGCAGCCGTGGACGTGGGCGATTTGTTCAATTTCATGACACATATACGCAAACTTTTGATTTTCATATTGAGCGAGTGCCAATGTCAACAGTTCGGAAGCTTTCATGTTCTTATTCCTCAATACTGCTAATAGTGCGACCACATTCAACAATCTTGTTTACGTCAAGAATCGACAACCCGTAATGAGCGGCAAAGGCTTGCACGGTCAAGAAGTTGTTGCGATAGTCGAGGTACAGTTCTACAAAACGGTCTAGGGACATGGTGATAACTCTCTTTCGTTGTTTGTGACGCCTATTCTACAGTCTTTAGAAAAGGCGTCAAGCTTTTATTTTCTATTCCATTGCGAACGTATACACAATAAAGTCACGGTTATAAAACAGGATACCGGTTTTACGTTCGTTAACCCGTGTGCAACAGTCTGCAATGTTACCCAATTCAACAGGGTTTAGTTTCTGGCGAGTATCATGCCAGTGACCCAACATTGTCCCGTCTTTGTCAATTGTAACATGCCCGAAAGCGTAACGGTTCTTATAAGCTTCGCGAGCAAGGGTTTTAATAGAGCGCATGTTACACCTCAGATATGGCAGCCGTTGTCAAGATAGATTGTGCAAGTACCACAATGGGGATTTTTGTACAACTCATCCCGGAACTTAATGCAGTCCTCTTTCGACATATTACTAACTGGAATCTTGTACGCGTGCAACACTTCCATTTTAGGACCGGTCGCGTTTGCGTAAGTGCAAAAGCGAATTTCCGTTGGCTTGCCTTCTGGACGTTTCATTTAGAGAACCTTTGTTTCGTTTCGATAAGGTGAAGTCTACAGTATTTAGAGAACCAGTCAACACCTATTTCGAATTCTTTTCAGCCTGTTTATTAATGAACCGGGGGGCGCGTGCGAATAACATAAATAAATATTTTCGTCAACTGCTTGTATTCTTTTTCAGTTCTGGTAAAATCATACATAGCAGGAACGAAACGCATAGCGTGGATACTGGACTACAAGGTGGGGAGGGTGGGCGTCATTCTGCAAATACGAATGATTATCAAATCAGAAAATAATTGTTGACTTGTGCTAAACTTATCTGTACTATTCAAAAATGTCGTCGGGGAACCGAGGGCGTAAGAGTACCCGCTATTTTCTCATTTCTTTAGAAAAGGGTATTTGAGAATAAGAACCTTTCTCTATATGAAATGAGAACTCGTCGCATTCTAATTATCAAATGTGAATGATTTTCATTCCACCTCGCAGTACAATTCAAAATTCTGGTGAGTGAATTTCTGGATTTCCCTAAATCGAAAACTACTTTCCCAATATTGAAAAAGGGGGTGTAGGGGATTTTTTGGATTAAAACAGAACCACCAATATCCCATGAAATTCCAAACTTCAATTCCTATTTAGATATAGCAGACATATCTCGCTGTATTATCAAACTAAAGACAAAAGAAACCCCACTCATTGGTGGGGTTATTCAGTTCTTACTATTACTTATCAAACCACTTCAGTTCAATTGCTTTGTTAAGTGCCTTGATCAAATTATTAGCATGTTCTTCAGAGTTAATCATCACGTAGTCATCACTTACGTCGTTGATAAGAACAACACCTTCACGACTCTCACTAGGTGTTAAATTTGTAGCAATTACAACAGTTGGATGGTCATCTGCAATAATGATACTAGTTATATTATTTTCAGCACCATCTCTTACGTCAAAAGCACTCATTCTTCTTCTCCAATTGCTTTAACTTCACGACCAACGATACGAGCACTACGGCGATCTTGATCACGCTTCTTACCTAAACGCAGTTCCTCTTGTTGTTTCCAGTTCATTTTGCGTTTGGTGTTTTCGAAACGTACTACTTGATTCATTTTGATTCCTTATTACTTAGTATTTGTCGTTGAATTGATTAATTGTACTTTGAACTTCTTCTACTGTCAAGTAGTCTTCAACCCATCCATTATCGTACAATGTTGCTCGTGTACGACTTTCATTGAGTTGCAATAACAACTCCTCATGTGCCCTTCGCACCCAGAATAATCCATCTGGATATTGAGTTAGTGTAAACCCATTTGTCTCTAGGAATTCTACACTAACAATTGGATCATTCATACTTAAACTTCCCTTTGAAGTGAGTTGATACTGACTCTTCTAGCGTAGATGCAACATCCACACAGGCGTCATGTTGAGCAGAACTAGAACGTAATTCCAGCATCCGCTTATTCAGATATGCAATGAGTGATTCATTGGTACGATCATACGCTGATGCTAGAATAAAGTCTAGCTCACAAGCGTAATCCAACCAATGAAAGAATTGTGCGTTGTCCTCATACTCACTGAAATCAGGATACAGACTTTCAATGATACTCAAAGTTTTATCGTTAACCATTATGTTCACCATCATAGATTGTGCATTGACTTGAGTCAATAAGCTGACCACATACTTTCAACTTAACCTCGATGTAAGGATAGCTGTAGTATTCTTGGTCACGACTGATTTCGATTGTCATGTTATCACGAAGGAATTGGATTAATTCAAACCGTTGATCTGTATCTATCATTTGGATAACTCTCCTTTCATTATATGTAGGAGGTTAACATGAACCTCCCATAGAATACTACCCTTACCATAGATAAAGTCTGCAATGTCCTCACTCATTGGATGAATACCAAGATCATGACGTGCAACCATCTCCATATTCTCATGACGTGCCATCTCAACCCATGAGAGTAAATCTGAGAGTGTTTGGACCTGAGCATGACGCATCATACCATCCATTGGACCATTACACAACATGCGTTCAGCAATGGGGATCATACCTTTATCTTCTAGCTGTTCGTCAAGTGTCATTTGTGTATCCAGCTAATACCAAGAAGTTCGATCAGACTACCCGAACGACGATACAATGTAAAGCCAAAGAGTGTAAGTTCTTCAACCCAACCAATACGTTCATATTCTAACCATAGGAAAGCCCAACGTTTCTCTCTATTCATTGCACACGCTCGATTGGTCCAACAGTACGAACAACATCACCGAAGTCGATGAAGCCTTTACCAACACCGAACAGATATGGACGCTGAAGGTCATCACGCATCACTGTACGTGACAAACCAGTCTCTTTACACCGATATACTGCCCCGAGGTAATCAACCTCTCTGAAGCGCTTCTGGAGCCTTGCACACCATGTGTGATAACGACTTTCTTGAAGGAAACCCCACAACTCCTGTAGTGTAAATTCTGCTTTCTGTACGAGCGTATGCGTCCAGCTACGGTCCTCAGAACAGTCAGCATTCTCAATTAGGTAGTCAAGTTGATCGTGTATAGAATTAATTAGAGCGACATTCCCCTCACTGATACCACGTTCTTTAACTAACGTTGCGTTAGCAGTCATTACCAAACTCCAAGTGCTGTTGCTTGTTTACGAATAAGATCACCAAGTGATCGACTAAAGTCTACACGACGTTCACCATCCATCATATCCCACTGATGGTCATCCACCTTGAAGAATGTGAAACCTGCATCCTCAAGGATTGCCTTTGCTACTGCTACTTCTCTGAAAGCCATTTTGTTTCCTCAGATATCGATGTATTTGAACACAGAATAGTTTAGAAGTGTACCGTCGTCAACTGATTTAGTTGAGTTTTGAGAACCCAGATATGTGTCAATCAACCACCCTTCTTCTTGACAATGTTCATCCAACCATTTACCCAACTCATCACGGTCATATGTCTTCAATGGGCACATAACTTGACGTGTAGCTCGTACACGTTCTTTACCTACACGATTCAAACCTTTGACCGTAGCTGGAATATCGCAAGAATGCAAACCTGTAACAGCTTCAGCAAATTGCTCACCTGTCAACTTCAGTTCACAGAAACTTATACGACTGGTTTCACACCCAATACGGATGTAATAATTACCATCACTACTACGAGTGATCCCCAGTTCAGTCATGATTACTTTAGAAGACATTCTTCACTCCCCAATTTACTTTTGATTTCAGCCAGCGTACACCAATACTCATACTCTTCACCAACGTTTACAGTAGGTGGTGAATCTTGCCAGATTTGAATGTGTTGATTCAGAGCCACTTCACCTAGTGAGATTGCATACTTACAATCAGAGATTGCTTCTTCTCTTGGGTTCATTTCTTTCTCCTGAATTTGAGCTTAATCATATCCCAAATTGCACGTGACTGCAATCGTTTTATTTTATCGTCACACTTACTAAGTAAAGCCCGATAGTATTTTGAGTTGTCATCAAGTCGTGATTGAATCATACATTTTACAATGTCACGAAGCTTTGGGTCAAAGGCAATAAGAAACTCTTCACCGTTGCGTACCCATCGCTCAACAGGTAGGTGGTGAACGTGACTTATTTCATCCTTACACAAGATGTCATCTGAGTTGATTACGCGTATAGGTCCACGCACATGATACGGAATGTTATCGCTGTATAAGGTGACACTCTTCTGTTCAGTTGAATAGAGTGTAGCTGTTCTCATTGCAGACTCACAGTGAAAGGGAACCAAGTGTACGCACCATACCAGAACAGACCCATAATAACCAACATGAACCACTTTTCACCAGTGTTGTTAGAAGGCCAAGAGAATACAGCAAGACCTAGCACACTTACCCACAGTGTGGCTAAACAATAAACCAGATATCCGAAAACAGCCATTATTCAGTTCCCCATTTACTTTCAGTATGATTCATGAGAAAGCTATTCTCACGTGCTTCGATAATGCGATGTGTTACCAGATCATCTTTATGACTTGGTGGTCCTTCAGCATACTTTACAGTGATAACCCATAGGATCATTAAGACCAGAAGAACCCAGATTGTATAACCATTCTCAGTCAGGAATGTAATCATTTTCATCATCCTCGAATTCACCTTCCATTTCTTTTTCGTAAGCGTCTTCCAGATATTTGTCACGCTTGTCTGGTACGACACTTGCACGGTTAAAGCTGTTCATGTGCTTTGCTACAAAGTTATGCTGTTTCATATCGGCTCCTTTTTCGTTTTACCACAGTGAAGGATCGACCACCAGATGATGACCAAGCACCATCTCTATAAACTTGTTCTACTCGCTCACAAACTTCAGCACCTTCACCAAGAGAGCAAGCCTTATTACATGCATCTTTAAGGAAAGGAACATGGTAAAACTTATCGTTGTTTCGCCAATTGTAGTTTGGTGGGTATACAACCCAACGGCGTGTTATCTGTGCCTTTTTCATCATCGAATCCTATCATACATGTTATCAAGGAAATTAACAACGTGTCGTGCACCCTCTTTGTGGTCGGCACTACCTTGAACATCTTCCAACCAGCGATGTAGGTCACGTAGAGTGTCAGCAGTTACAATGACACCTTTGACATAACCGTCATTCACTGTCTTCGTTCGTACAATCATATATACTTCTCAATTAATTGTTGTAGTCTGTAACAAGCAGTATTGTGACCGTCAAGTTGACCAACATAAAAGTTCCACCAACCAGATTCGATAGGGTGTAGTTTCGTGTATTGGTGTGACTCTTCAGCACGTTTACCCATTTCCTCTTTCAGTGCAATCAGATCGTTCATTAATTGCTCTACATTAATCATGTTCAATCCCCAATACTTCTCGCATTTGCCGTTGGACTTCACGTGAGCCCCGTTCAAGACCCAGATTGTACACATGAACCAACGCTGTGTAAAGGATGGATTGTACATCTGGCGCTGTAGCCGAGAAATCAAACCCTTCCAAGCAAACCTTAGAGGTTTTTACGAATCATTTCTCTTCTCCCGGTTGGATACCACGTTTCTCAAAGTCACGAAGGTTACTCAGAAAGCCTTCAGCTTCGTATTTGAGGCGACTTGAGTATAGATACTTACCTACGCTACCGTCAACGTCTTTCATGTCTTCTACGTACCAGCAAGGCTTCCCTTTGCGACCACGATTGGTCATCTGATAGCGACTCTTCATGATGTAGCTCCTGTTGATTTGTGGTCAGTCTACCAGCTTGGTTCACCCTGTCAAGCACTTTTCTTCATGCAAAAGAAAACCCCGCCGAAGCGGGGTCATAGGTTAGGAAAGCTCACGCCAAACACCAATGGCACTAATATCTGAGGCTACAGCACCACCAGAAATTAACACTGCATATTGCCATCCAGCAGGAACTGTCACTTGATGGCTTAAGTAGCGGTTACCTGTGGCATTATCATATGTGCATTGAAAACCAAAAGTCGGAGACGTAGAATTTTCACGCATGTTCACGATAATGTACTTGGCGTTGTCTGAAAGTGCGTTAGTTCTCAGAAACACTTCCATGTCATTCCCTGAACCGTTCACCCACCATGTGTTGTAGAATCGTGAGGCTTTAACATCTACCCACTTACGTGCCTTTTGTGGTAGGAATGTTGGAAGGTTTGCAACTGGTACACGCTTGTTCGCATCAAGAGGAGCTAGACCACTTACAGCATTCTTTTGGGTAACAGGAATGAATGTACTATCAGCATACGTCTTAGCAGCAGTTTGTGCAGCAGTAGCTTTAGTTTGTGCACCAGTGGGTGTTTCTTTAGCTGACCATTCTGTTTTCTGTGCGGCGGTTACAAACTCTTTCCCAAGAATCTCACTAATCTGACCTGTGTTATAATCACCCTGTTGTGGACCAATCGCCCCAGTACGACCATTGAAAGAAGCTACACCTTGAGACTGTGCATCACCAAGCTTAGACCAGTTAGAGTCAATAGCGGGGTTGTCATTGGCATTCAAAGCCCATGCTTCAGCAGTATCACTTTCATATGCAATCGTCAAGTCAGGATGACGGGACAACTGAAGACGTGCTGCACGATTAGCCACGTTCACCTTACGTCCAGCAGCTAGATCAGGAAGATTAGCATATGGAATTTTACCATTAACAAGTGGTGCTTTGTTAAGTAGTTCACTCTCTACACTAATCAATCGTGTGTCCAGTACAACGTTGTTATCTGCAACACTATCTGCTTTTTGGTTCACAGTAGTAACTAGTTGCTCAAGCGATACAACACGTCTGTTCAAACCAGTTGTTGCGTTACTAACAACATCCTCGATACTATTTACTTTAGTATTGATGTCAGAAACTTTCTTAACTAAACCATCCGATTGACTATTGATAGTATCGTCAAGTGATGTGAGTTTAGAGTAAACATCACCCATATCTACATCTGTACTGTAAGCAATCTGAGTACGAATGGTTGACTCAATATCCTCAATGAATAACATACCGTCATCGATTACCAACTTGTGTGTTGCGCTCGTGGTCTTATCTGTCATTGGAATCAAGTCAAAGTTGTAGTCACCAAACTCTGAATCTAGTGCGCCTGTACGACCCTTGAAGCTCAATACAGTCGTCTCAATCGACGGTCCAGTAAACCAGTTGGAGCTTACAGAAGGTGAGTCACCAGCGTTAAGGTAATACAGACGCTTTGTGTCCAACTGGATGATTCGGTATGGGCGCAATGGTTCAGCAGTCAATGCCAGTCGCTCAGCCTGAGTATTCAGAACCTTAGTAACCTCACTGACAGCGTTGGCAGACAGACGACCTTGACCGTCAACCACAAGCCCTGTACCGACCTTGAAGCCACCCAGTGTGCTTGGACCACCAGCAACGATACTCACGGTGTCACCTGTTACAGAAACACCCTCACCAGCCTTCAGGTCAGCCACGTCGTGATTCATATACGCACTAAGCTCAGCGTATGTAGTGCCAACTGGTTGACCATCTAAAGACACAAACCGTTCATATGGTTCACTTACAAACTCAATAGCATTATCAATCTTACGTGAGATACGAACACGACCGTCAGGAAGATTAATCAGGTTGTGTGTTTTGCTTTTGAAGGTGAAAAAGAAAGAACCACCGTAGCTGATGTCAACACCATGTTCTACTTGGATACATTTAAACATTGTCATAATTATCTCCGATTCACTGAAATGTAAGAACCAAGATATTCAACACGACCTTCACCTGACAACAGGATTTGAGGAAGAATACCATTTAAACGAACGTCATCATTTCGAATATAGATTCGTGTTTCTACAACAAAGATGTCCGTTGGAACAGCACCACCAACCAAAGTAGTTTTAGAACCAAGTGGTAGTCTGTATGCTTGTGCTTCCGACCCATTCAAATGACTTAACTGATACGACAAGTTATTCATAAGAGGGATGACATTCAAGGTGTGTCGAATATACATTTCATCACCGACATCTAGTTGGTCAACAAGTATTCTACCTGTTTCAATATCCAACATACGATCAATGCCCGGTGGAAGGAACTCCGAAGTGCTATAAATACCTGCACCGTTGTTCAACAACGTTGTCCACTCACCCGGCTCAGGGCTTTGTGATGGAATCGTATTCGCATAGCTGACGAAGCCAAACCCATTTGCTGTATTAGGTGTACTATCAAACAAGTTGTCGAAGTAACCAGCTTGTACAGTACCCAAAACACCCACACGGCGAAGAGCCGTAATCAAGCTGTCTTTTGTCACGTCCATTTGCTTATCCCTTTATTAGTATACATGTATATGAAGTTCAAGTATACTACCATTCATCCGAAAAGTAAATACCCAGACAAAGAAAAGCCCCACCGAAGTGAGGCTCTTTATTACAAACTACATGTTAACTTCCAAAGTAAGTCACCGATCATCTCACCATGTTCATCATCAATCTCATCGTACAACGTCTGCGGTAGGATGGTCCATCTGTCATCAACCAACGCACGAGCATAAATCACTTGCCATTCAACGTCGGTGAACCCCTGAACCTTGTCATCGCTTTCAACCTTGAGAGTGGTTTGTCGTTCCACTCCCAAGACGACTGTGAAAGGTTCAGCAATGAAGCTTGCCGTAATATCATTCAGCTCGACTTCATACGCTTCGTTCATGTACTACTCCTAGTTTGCTCTTCGAATGGTTTTAAACGCCTCTGTGAGCGTTTCTTTGGTGCGTTCTTTACCATCCATGCGTAGTACTCTGTACTTCCCTCTACCGAGCTTCAGGATCATTCCTAGCAGTATTTCCCCGTCTGCTGTATAGACGTGGCGGATGTCACTCCCCACAACAGCACTGACTCGACTCACCACCTTGTGTTTACTCATGTTTTTCACCACGTATATGGATGTAAGAAATTACGCTTGCGCTTGGCTTCTTGCCTTCCCCCGTCCGTGTGATTGAAAGAATAGACTTGACATTCAACGTTGTCCACTACCATTCGTCAGATACGAAAAAGCCCCGCCGAAGCGGGGCCATTCAATTACGCTGCACAGGCAACGCATTCATCCTTGACAACAACACCAGAACGTGAATAGATATAGTACTGACTGATAACGTTGTCATCAAGCAAAAGCTTGGTCAACAGCGTTGCAATCAAATCCTCACTACCATCCTCGGGTACGTAGAAGTTCAGGCTTTGACCTTGACATGTCCACGGTTGTCGAGCACTAGCATGTCGGAGTAGAATCAGTTGATCCATCTCGTAAGCATTCAGGTAAACCAATTTCTCTTCATCATTCAACCAATCAACATGTTGAACAGAACCAAGGTTGTTGATGATGTCCATCACAGTTTCTTCTGTGTACACACCTTTGTCTTTCATAAGCTGATAGAACATTGGTGGAATACGACGAAGCTCACCAACACTTGAACCAGCATCAAAAATCATACCCGGATCAGGGAACCACGATTCACTCACACCACCCATCAGCAAACTGGATGTCTTTGTAGGAGCATATGCAGTTCGGTGTGTATTACGAACACCATAACCTTCACACCACAATGGACTACCGTATTCTTCAGCTAACCACTGACTAGCACGAAGTGATTCGTCATGCAAATGTTTAGCAATTCGGGTACTCAGGAACTGAGCTTCCAAACCCACATATGGAATGTTCTTCGATTGCAAGTATGTATGGAAACCCATAATGCCCAACCCAATAGCACGACCACGAATGGTGAACTCACGTACCTTTTCCAGACCAACAATACCAGCAGACTTCTCAATGAACTCAGAACACAGACAGTCGAGGAAAACTGTACCGATGAATACAGATTCACGCTCAGGCATGGTATCCCAGTGAATCAAGTTCTCTGAAGCAAGAATACATGAGTAAGTCAACATCTCAGAACTGTGAAGCATAATCTCTGTACACAGGTTGGACGCCTCAATGAACAGCTTCCAGTCTACATACATCTGAGGACGGTGACGGTTAGCACAGTCAACCTTAAAGATGTAACCTTTACCAGTAATCAGCTTTGTGTAAACCGCTTTGATCCAGCGACGGTTAGCTTCAGGGTCATTGTTCTTCAGACGCTCAATGAAGGTATCTTTAATGATCCAACCATAGTTCTTACCGTTGTGGTCATGGGCCAGAGAATCACACGCCTCATCCCAATCACCGTGCTCAATGTCCAGATATGCACCAATCGAACCACGACGTGCACCACCTTGACTCACCTTAGATACAGCAGTGAAGTAGTCATCAATTACCGTTACTGCACCATTAGCCTTACCACCAGTAGAGATAGCACTACCACGAGGACGGATGTGGCTAAAGTTTGCACTTGTACCAAACCCTTGCTTAGATAGTAATGCTGTTTCTTTCATGCCGTCGTAGAACTCTTCTACGCTGTCACCAACCACTTGACCGGAACAGGCAACCATCATACCACGGTCTGTGCCAGTGTTAGCCAGTGCTGGCGATGAAGGTGACAGAACACCATCCCAAAGCTCACGGAAGAACTTCTCTTCCCATTCAGCTTCACGACCTTTCATATGCTTAGCAAGAGTGTTTGCAATCTTACGGTGACGACCTAGAACAGCCTGTTCACCCTTGTAAGCATACTTCTCTTTGAACATCTGCCAACCTTGAGTTGTATACCAATCAGGTAGATAACCTTTAGCTTGCAACTCTTTACGTTCCTTACTGAATTGCTCAAACTTCTGCAACTCTTCTTCTTGCATCTCACCAACATTATCTTCAATCAACATTAAACCAACTCCCTTTTAAATCCAAGCTTAGGTTTCGACCAATTACGTGTGTACTGGAGTTGTGTTGCTGCAAAGAAGTCTGGAATCTTAACTGTAGACAACTGCTGATAGAACCAACCACTAATGACACCTTGCTTTGGGCGTGAGAACATTGGTGGGCGACCAAGACGATTACGTACAACGTCCAACCGATCCTCAAGGAACTCAACACACTCTTGTTCTTTAACAACACGGTTGTTACCAACCTCAAACATCTTACGAATAATCAACAATTCATGGTTGTAAACATCCATTGTAATCTTATCAATCTTTGTATTCAGGATGTTATCACGACGTGTACTGTGATTACCCATTTCCTTACGTTCAGCTTTACATTGCTTAAACAAGTTAGCAGAAGCGATAGAATGGAAGTTCTCATCCTTAGTGCTACCATCAATACCACTAACAAAGTGTGGAATCAGATTGTAACCACGACTGTTAAACCCTTTGAAGTAACCAAAGATAGAAAACAGAATTGCACCTTCCAAAAATGCCAATGCAGCAGTTACTTCCAATGCATCATTACTAGATGCACATTCACTGATGAAAGCCATACGATCAGCAAGGATTGGATCAAGCTTCCACTGAGTGTAAAATTCATCAGTAGCCTTACCCAAAACCTTGTTACCAAGATCGTAGAAAGGTGCATGTGAACCCAGTTCTACGTTAGCAAAACAAGCTGCCATCCGTTGAATCTCAGGTCGAGGAAACAACTTAGCAATCTTACCACCCCACAATTCATCACCACCAATCATCAACTCATATTGAGTTAGGATAGATTGAGCAGTCAGAATACCGTGCAGTTCACCTTCTGTAAGGTTTGTACGGAAGTCTTGTTCATCATCTTCTACACCCAACTCTTCAGCAGGCCAGAACAAAGATTGTTGCTGAATCGCCATTTCAGTTGCCCATGGGTAATGAGCTACATACGAATCAGTTGGAGTTTCAATTTGGGAAAGATATTTCAAACCTTACCCCCTTGAATTTTCAGCAACATTGCATCAATCTGAACCTTAGATGCACCGACGAAGAACCGTTGAACACCACCACGTTCAATTACCACAGTAGGAATACTACGGACGCCGTATTCAGATGCTACTTCCATATCAAGATGGTGATTTACATCATAGTAATGAAACTCTACACCACTAACCCGCAAGATATCTTTAACTGTCTTACAACCCGCACAGTTTTCTGCACCAAATACTTTAACTTTCATCACACAACCTCACTCATATTACACTTAATGTCTACAACCACTGCATACTTGGCTGCCTGTTCCATCATTACTTCATTCAGCGGACTATCTTCATTCAGACATTGACGCATACCTGTTGCCCGAATACTATCATGTGTATTACGAACAATGTCAGATGCGTCCATCATATTGGATGTCCACCACTTATCTGTACGTTCTTTGAATCCAACACGAACACCATACTCAACCTTGTTAGTCATCCGACTACGATACAGACATACCCGGAAGTCATAACCGTAATCTAGATCAGCACCTAGATCATGTAGAATCTTATCAAATGCTTCTTTGTCTTGACCAATCCACGCCTTTTTCCAAAGTGGATGTTGTTCCATATCAAGCTGACCAAGATATTGATCGAACTCCATTGGTTGGTCAAACTTTTCTTTTCTCAATTCAGACATGATTAACCCTTCTTTACGTGATTTGGTACAAGTTGACGGTGTTGAATCCAACTTTTCAGGTTACCAGAACACAACATACCATCACGATCCATATGTGTAATACCTTCTTGCCATGTTTCAGGATCACGACTATTACTATAATCATCACCTTCAGCGTATCGAGTACCAGATTTCTCAATTGGTGTAGCTTGGTGTTCTAGAGGACTTGCATGAACAGGTTGATCAGGTTCTTCACCTTGCAAGTTCAAACGAGCTACAACACCACGAGCTTTCTCAATCGTATCATCCAGCTTACGATAACTAACTTGAGCAGAACACGAAGACGAAATAATCAGAGCATGTTCAAGACTATGACCAAACTTATCAACAGTTACAACAGGATGTACTTCAAGTGTACGACTAGCGATCCATTGACCATCATTGTAATAAGGGACATGCCAATCGCCCGGTTGCAATACAACTGGAACACTTGCTTCAAATGCCGCTTTAATCTTACGAGCCAATGCCGCAATGGTTGGATCAGCCATGAAATGATCACGCAGCCAAATGAAGTTATTCAACTCAGTTGCAGTCATAACAACTTTCATCATCTGGAACGGTTCAATCAACCGGTTGCAAATTTGTTTAGCATAACCTGCATCATGAAACTTCTCAGCCAACAACGCTGCTTGAATAGCACCAATACCCCAAGCTGTTTCAGGATCGTATTCATGTTTGCCAATTTTAACAACACCGTAGTGTTCGCCTTTATCTTGCATACCAGTGTTGGCTGCACCGAAGCGAACAGGCATTGCTGGATTCTCACGTACTTGCTTCAACATGGTTGGAACAGGGATAGCACGGGAGCTACTTGCATTCTTGGAAAGAGCGTTGTGGGTGTTGAATTCTGCGAGGATGATGCGAGGAAACTCTAGTTCAAAGGTGATGATTTCCTTACCTGTTACTGACGACTTACTATGTGCGATTACTGTTGCTTTAGTTTGATCTACCACAAATCTCTCCTTTTATATGACTGGGTTGACCATTATACAAGCATCAACCCAATATTGCAATACCTAAATACTATTTATTCGAAATCTCTTGCTACATCAGCTACTGTTTCAAATGCCTTATATACATTGATTTCATGTTGTGTTGCGAGACGACCACGAACCTCAATAACACCCATCTGAGTCGGCACATAACTAACCCAGTAACCAGCTTTGATATCTGAGTTAGGTACACGGATGATTGCTTTCCAGTTCTCTTCCAAGTCGTTCAGGAACGATACTGGATCGATGTCAACATCAACAACTTGCGTCTTACTACCTTGCACAATCATAGTTCAATCTTTCCGGTCAAAATCAATTCAAGTTCAGCAAGTACACCAAAGGCTTCACTTACTTTGTGATACAGCTTACTTTCATCGTCATAGAACTCACCTTTATTATGTTGTTGACGATGACGACTAGCAGCAGCAGGAAGAGAGTTTCTTGCATCTGGTAGATTCTTCCAATCGTGATCTTTATAACCTTTAGCTTCCTGAGCCCAAGTCATCAACTTTGCAAGCTCCCATAGTGCATTTGGGAAGCCTTTATCTACAAGCTCTACGCGAACCTTACCAACCTTGCGATCTTCCAAGTTAGGACGATACACACCCAACTCAGGTGGTTCGTTACATACAGCACCCAGATGGAAGCTTTGGAATGGTAGAGTCACACCAACTGCATTACACATCAATCGAAGATTCTCAGCACGTTCAACTGGGATAATGGTTTCAGGACATTGTTCACCAATTAGACCAGCGTTCTTTCCTTCAATCAAACCACCTTGGAAGTAACTGTCTGACACCTTCTGAAAATCAGATTCGTTATATTTGACACCATCTATCTCAACTGTAAATTCATCCTTGTTTATATAATCGCGTTGGTATTCGTCATTATCAACAATGGTCAGGATTGTGTCATTATTTAGACCATGTTGTGTCAACCAAACGTCATGAGCTTCTACAACTTTAACTTTATCACCAATATTAAACATATTACATTTCTCCTCGCAAATGTTTAGGAATAAACTGACCAAGATTGGGTTCACGGAAGCAATCCGGCTTCATGATCTTACCATTACTCAGACGCTTCAGGATGTAAGTAGTTGGTTGACCTTCAGCATATGGAGCAAGTTGAACAACAACCTCATCACCAAGCTCATCAGTCAACCGTTGAGCACTCTTAATCATCATATCTAGGTCAGTGCTAAACTTGGAGTTGTTTGAAGCGCATACCTCATCCCAAGCAGCCTCAAGGTCAATACCAAGTGCTTCCAGATATACACCGATTTGATCGTTAACGAAACGAGTATCAAGGTGACCGTCCAGCATTTCTTGAACGTCCGTGTTATCGAAACCATCTTTGATTTCTTTTGCTTCTTCGATAACAAAGTTAGCTTGACGACCAATCTTTGCAATAGTTGCTTGATCAGTTGCACCCGGTGCATTCAACATGACTTCGTTCCAACGACGAACTTCTTCTGTGTACTTCTGATACATATTCTCTCCTTAAAATTATTAGCAGGTGATCTTGATGCTATTAAGATCAAACTGTTTATTTTGAAACGTGGTGTCAGTAATTACTGGTAACTTTATACCCGGACTCTGTGTGATTTGGTAGTTTGGTGTAACTTTATTGAAGACAAGATTCAAATGATCTTGAATAACTTGAACTTGATGTTCATCAAAAGTACTGAAGTTACCCAACTCAATTGCACCTTTCAACCAATACGCGAAATTCTCAGGGGTCATTATTCGTCATCCTTATGATAAAAGTTTGGTGAATCTGTATCGATTGTGTCTACACCGTTCATACAAGCACAGTCAGTGTTGCTATCATTTACCTTTTCAACATACGCTTCAGCTTCAACCATTGTACGGAAGCGTCGATTGGCAGCATACCCATCACCAACATCTTCCACAACTTCATAATAAATCAAACTTTCTCTCCTTTCTGTTTGTTGAAATAACGACGGATTGTATAACCACGACCGATACTCCATAGCGTGCAAAGTAATGTAGTTACTACACCAATTGCGAATTTATCTGTTAACACTTCCAGACACAGCATGGTAATCATAAAACTACCAGCCATGCCAACGAATGTGTTAGTCAGTGTCTCTTTCAAACTCTGACGTTTAGATTGCATTTATACCTCTTAGATGAAATCAAGGTTGTTTGTTGCAACACCAGCAAACTCAATAGTAGAGTTTTCAACATTAATATATCGATGAGTTGTTTCAAGATCATCAATAACAGTCAGACTAAGACCCAGTGGGTATTCATCACCATTGATATCAGTCCAACTACTGTTATCAAACAGAGTAACAGTGCTACCGATTACGATTTGACGACCGTTTGTACCAAGAAATACACTTTTCATATTCACTCCTAATTAAATGTTAGCCAGCAGTTGTTGACGTTTCTCTTTCGTCAATTCGTTTACACGACTACGACGTTGAACACCAGTCTTGATGTTGCGATACCGCTTGTACTTAGCCAAGTTGGTATGTACAAAACCATCTTCAACCCACTCAGACATATCCAGCAACTCATCAACATATACGTCGAAGTTAGGCAACTTACTATCCCACGAAGACAATACGTTGTACAAAGCTTCAGTACCATGGATGTCGTCAATGTTATACGACTTCATTTCATCCCATGCTTTTGGATTGCCTTTCAAGCATTCTGCCCACAGTTCATGACCGGGGAACTCTTTGTGTTTGCTCTTCTTATGTTCTGGACACAACTTATCAGTCATGTATTCCAGCTTATTAGAAGTAAAACCAAATTGCTCTTTAGCAATGATCATTGTGTCAATTTGACGATAGCTACTTGGTTTAGGGAAACCATTGAGAACAAAGCGAGCATTCACTTTCTTTGTGTCAAATCGCTTAACGTTCTGACCAATAACGATGTCAGCTTCGTTCAGCAAAGACCATAGTTTGGAAAGCAGGTATGTATCATCTTCCATTGGGAATATATCTTTCTGATCCCAATAGAATACTTCGTCTTCACCAAGCCACTTGGCAGCAACAGACATAATGTACCAATCTGATTCAATCTGATTCAGACCAACGTTATTATCCCACAGCTTCCAAACATGTGCAAGGATAGGTGCTGTTTCGATATCGTAAATCAGGATACGTGGTCCTTTGGGAATGTATTCACCCTCTAGAACAGTTAGTCCAGAATCTACTTTCTTGAAGAAATCGTTTACAGTGCTCTTACCTACCTCAAGACTCTCAGCAATGCGACGACTACTGAAACCATAACCACGAAGTTCCAATGCTGCTTTATGCCACTCTTTATCAAACTTAATCATTCAGCCTCCAATTCAATTTCAATATCGTCAATTACATCCTTGATAGCCCAATGGGTTGCGATGTTAAAGTCATCATCATCTACAATATCCAGTGAATCTAGTGCGTCTTTCAGATTAGAAATGCAATCAATCAAAGCACTTCGTTTATCAGGCGACATTGTTTGCCTCCTTAATCATCGATTCAATATACCGTTCAAGATCAGAAGCTTCTTGATTACGATTTACAGCATAAACATTCGTGATGTTCTTCAGTTCCTGATTGACACTTTTGATGTCTTCAAGGAAAAGATCAACTACTTCAGATTCAGTGTCGGCAGTAACCAAATGGATGTACGTCTCACTTTCACCGTAAATTGCGTAACTCATCTTTTCTCCTTAGATAATGTATTGGAATACCAACATGGTCTGTACGAATTGTACCACAGTATTAACGTACATGAAAGTATGAATGCTCATTCATTTGAACCTTCAAGAGCGGAAATACGTAGTTCCAATTCGCTAATCTTTGCAAGCAGCAGTTTCAATGTTTCATCATCAATCTGGATAACAACGTTGTTAATTGTCTTAGCCATTATTCATAACTCCCGTCTTCGAATACAACAAGGAGAGGTTTCAAGCTCGCCTTGTACATTTGATCTAAGAAAATATACGCCTCTTCCAGATTATCATACTCAGAATAAGGGTTCTCAGAATAGTTGACATCCCCGTTCTCTTTGTAGATCACTCGACAAATCTGAAACTTCTCAACACCGTCTTTGTGAAGAGAAACAATACGGATGTCATTCAGCATCTACACGCTCCCACTCACCTTCGAACAACGCTGAAATATCACCTGTATCATCCACAACATCAATCGCCATTATATGGTCAACCAGACCAGAGGCTTCATAGACTTTACCGATTGTGAAACCCTGATCACCGGGTTGGTGCTCATCAATTTTGATAACACGTACTTTGAATTTCTCAGTCATTTGTAACTACCTCATATTCACCTTTGAACAAGAATGATGTTTCACCAAGATCATCAATGATCTTCACATCACCATCACGATCCACACCAGCACAAGCATAAAGTTTTCCGACAGTTACAGTTGCATCATTTGGGTAATGCTTGCTGAGTTTTACAAGTTTAACCAACATACTAACTCTCCTTCATGAAGTGATCAACCAGTTGGGCACGTCGCCCTTCTTTCGTCTTGTGCGCATTATACCCATGTTCGGTAAGGAACGCAACCACATTTTTCACACTTTCTTTATTCTTTTCAATGGCTTGCTTAGCTGCCATCGCTTCCTTGATCGACAAACCGTAGCGTTCAGCATGTGTCTTTACCTTATGACACGGTTTACACAGAAGTGCAAGGTCTTCTTTACGAACGAATACAATACCTTCAACAAACTTCTGGATGTCAGTTACAGTCTTCAATGAATGCTCACCGGTCTTGTGGTCAACTTCACAATTACCACCAGCAAAAGTCTTTAGACATTGCTCACATTTGAAACCCCAAACCATTGGATGAGCTTTCATGCTTCGTGGATTGGTGTTTACCATCTTAACACGATTCTCTTTCATGAACTGAAGCTTTACAGGATTCTTTGACCAAAGGTGGCGACGAATGCCACCACGAATGAACGAAAGGAAAGCACTTTCTGTCTTCCAGAACTCAGGATACAGTTCCCACATCTTTACTGGTTCAGTCATCGCCCAATACCAAGGGCTTTCTTACCCACAATGTCTGGTCTGCAAACTTGTGACGATTCTCACGTTGCCAATGACTGTTGTAATGATGGTTATAAGAACTGGCAGCACCAGCTTTACCAGCGTATACATCAGCATTCCATTGTTCACCCGTCTCACTATTGATGATCACATACCCATAAACTTTCTTACTCATTGATCTTTCTCCCATAGTTCAAGTACGTCCATTACTTCTTCAGCAATTTCTTCATAATCGTTTTCAGACACACCCATGTTGGAACCGTAATATGAATAGTTCTCCATATCTATTGTGTACTTCTCCATAACGCGCTCAATTGCACGCCTTACTCCATAATCCTTTTCAGAGATTTGACCCACTGAAGGGTCACTAGAACAAAACCACTTAGCCATTAATAAGCTACTCCCATGCGGTCAAGTGCTGCTTTCACATTCACTCGTTGATCATCTAGTGTACGCTGCATGTGAGCCATATCAAACATCTCTTGGAAAACATACAACCAATCAATTTCAATCTCATCACCACGCCAGCCAGTGACAACTTTCTTTTCAGGATACAGATGTTTGAATGTATGAACCATTGCTTCAAAGCATTCTTTGTCAGTCTTACAGTCAACAAGAGTATTGAAAGCACTAACACTTCCCCACTCAATATCACTGAAGCAGTTTGCTTTATAGTTGTCTACGTCATCCTGACTAATGATCTGATAGTACAAGTGCATACGACCTTCACCACGAACAATCTTTTTGTCATCCTTAAACAAAGTACCAAGCTTGTCACAGTTTACAATACCACGATGTGTACGGTTGATGTCGTAGTAGTTAACTGGTGAACCCCAATAGTCTTTATCCTCACCGATTACAAAGTGATTAGCCTGCTTGTATGCACGGATAACACACATGTCATCAGCTTCACGGTCAGTAATGATTTCAGCTTTGTAACGACGTTCAAGGTAGTTACTAACTTCGTCCAAGTGGAAAGGCTTAACCAAGTTATCACGATTACCTTTGTACTTCAGTAACGTACTCCATTCAACACGTTGACTATCACCTTTACCCATGTACATTTCATAGGTCTTCGCACCAGACTTAACAAGGATTTCATCAACCATTACTTTGGCTGTATGCAGGACGTTCTGGATTGGTTCAGGAGTAGAAATGTCTTCGATATCAAAGTCTTCTGGGAGCCATGGACTCTCACGCTTTATATTCTCTTCTGCAAGGATACCACCAGCTTTCTTCTTGTGATGTCCCCAGAAGGCTGTACGGCTCTTTGCTTCGAATGTCTTACTTGTGTCACCACGAAGAGTTGCACGAATACTTTTCTTCTCACCTACATAAGCTGCTGCATATTTGAATGCATCAAGATCGACGACCGCATGTGTTGGATTACTCATCTCCATATTCCTCTTTTAGTTCAATAATCATTTGTTCATATCGATCAATTTCGAACTGAGGAACTTCTTCGTATTCTTTCTCAGTGTAACGACCATATTTGAGATTAATTTCAGCCTGATGCCAACTTTCCATTTCTTCCCATGTCTTGTACCCATCAATGCATTCAGCCATGTTGAATGCGAACTTGACAATGTTAGATGCGGGAATAATTACAACCCCGTCAACTAAACGAATGTCACTCATAATAAATCTCCACTGAATCTAAACCAATCAAACCTTCAGCACGCAATTCGTCATACTGTTCATCAATACCACATGCCTCCAGATTTTCGTTTGCGTGCTTAATGGCAACTTCCTCAGTTGCAAACACCTTACCCTCAATCCCAATATCCCACTCACACCAAACTGTATACATTTACTTCCTCCTTAACTAACCTGTGTGAACGACAAAACTTCAGCATCATCACCAGTAAGCTTTTTGAATTCCGCTTTCATACGATCAAACTGCTGATATGATTCAGGTGATGTTTCATATCCAACATACCAACCACGACCAGAATAGTAGTTCTCACATTGAACATTCAGTGGGAATCCCATATCTGACAATGATTGAATGTCATCACCATAAATAACTTCTAGTTCAGTTGGTTTCAGTAAACCTTTTGCGATAAGGTATTGCTCAGCGTCATCTTTTGAATCACCAGCATAAATCCCAACATACAACATTGCATCGTAATCAGCCATTTACTTTACTCCAGATAACAAAAAGCCCGCACAATGGCGGGCTAATTAGATTCAAATTGTCTCTACAGAACTGATAACCCGATCAGTCATTGTAGTTGGTAAGTTCTTCATACTTGGAGAAAAGCTCAAGTGCTGCACTCTTTTTCTCTTCATAGTCAGCAGCGGCATATCGAACAGCAGATGCTGCAATCTTTTTAACTTCAGGACCGGGGATACCTTTTGGGTTTTCATCTTTGTGGTATTTAATATCAGACAACAGTTGCTTGATATCAGCCTTAGTTACATTGAGTGCACGGTTAAGAACAATCAGTCGTTCAAACGCTTGCTCTTCATTAAGAGTGAAACGCTCAACTTGTTCTTCTTCACCAAACATATCTTGTTGACTCATTTGTTTCTCCTTATCCAATAATTACATTTGTGATTGTAAGTTTACTACCGATCTTGTGATGGCTATCACGAACAGCTTGTATGAAAGAGTGTGCACTATCATAGTTGCATGAATAACCAAATACTGCACTTTCAAATACAACACCGTCAGTAGAACCTAACTCAAAATGACCCATTACAATACATGTTTTAACTGTCATTTATTCTCTCCAGAATGAATGGGTTGCCTTATGACAACCCGGTATATCAAAATAACTTCTTATACCAAATTAAAATGGCACGTCATCATCGAAGTTATCAAAGTCCAACGGTGGAGTAGGTTCAGCTTGTGGCCGTGCCTGTTGAGGAGTAGCCTGTTGTGGCTTATCAGCACCTTGTGCTTGACCATCACCAACTTTAACTTTACCGATTTCAATCAGTGCTTTCTGTACATCACTACCTTCGAAGTCTTCAGCCTGTTTCATCGTATTGATTACCGACTGACGCAGAGTCTTCAGTACGTCAAGGTCTTGTTCACCTTTGAAGTTAACCATGTACATGAACTTCTCATCCAGTACTGGGATCATCTTCTGCATTGCTTTAGGAACTGGACCATTGAATGCCAACTTCTCATTCAGGTAGTTCTTACCAGCGTGCTCATTCAGGTAGACATGAACGTTAAACATTGCAGCTTCACCAATCAAGTTACCCAACCTTGCTGGTTTGAAGTTACCTTGTGCATCCAGTTGATTGGTTGCTTGTGCCAGTTTGAACAAGATAGTGTTGTTCTTAAAGCCCCAAGTACCATCGTCATTACGCTGTTCACGCAGACTGTATGGCTTACCAACAACCTTACCAACACCTTTCTGACCGAACTCGTTGTTCAGCAAACCACGGAAAGGAAGGTCTTCACCAACTTTGTTCTCATCAAAGAACTGACCACGGTTTACCAAAGTGTCAGGGAAATCAACAGTGAGTGCAACACAACGTTGTGCTTTTACAGGCCAGCGTTTGCACAGAGTTGGTACATTGTTTTGACCATGTGGTACAACTTCGAAGTATTCTTTAGATTCACCACGAGCAGCTTTGGCTTCTACTTCAGCTTTCTCAGCATCAGTACCTTTCCATTCCATTTTGGCATCTTCTTGTGCTTGCAGACCCAAGTCGATAACACCGGAAACAATACCAATCAATGCTTCTGGTTTATCAGCACAACCAACTGCTTCAACAACATGCTTGGACAGAGCGTCGAAGTCGATGTTAGAGGTTTCTGGGTTGGAAGTAGGTGCTGGTGCATTAAATACGAATTTCTTAGCCATGTTTTAAATTTCCTTTTGCGGATTTTCATTTGTGCTGTATGATGGCAGCAGATTTGTTTGTGCATTTCTACACCTTTTCATCAGTGTAGATCGCACATTATACAGAAGTGGAAGGCTGTTGTCAACCACTTTTTGAATCTTTTTACATCAAAGATGAGGCGATGTAGCCAAGCAGAAGAGCAGTCAACATGATAAAGATGTTGTTGCTGATCTTTTTACCATATGTACGTTCAATCAACAGATCAGGCTTGAATACTCTTGGATTGCGAATTTGGAAGTACGTAAGCAACAGATTCAAACCAAATGCATGAGCGTAACCGATTGAGACAACACCAAGTGGAACAACAAACCAACCCCACAAGGATGTCAACAGGATCAATTGCAATACCATGCTGATCAGGGTAAGTGTTACGTTAAAGAAAACCTTCATTACACACTCTCCCATGATTTGACAACTGTTACTTTCTCTACCAACTTGACTTCGTTAAGATTAGCACCGTCATCTTCATAACTGTAATACCAGTCACTGAATGGACTACCACTACGACTTACAGTCATTTCGAAGTACTTACCTGTGCCTTCTTGAAAGTAGATGTTTGTCATGTGTTGCCATTTGTAATCAACATCCCAGTCACCCTCTTCATGAAGAACCAAGTCAAGTTCTTCACTACCTTCTTCACGCCAAAGGTATTTTGTTTGTTCACGTGTCAGTTTCATCGTACGATGCGCTCTACAATGATCTTCTGGGTGATTCGTGGAACAGGGTTAGCGCCAGTGTCACGATAGCTACGTTGTACGATACGTGCAGCCTCACGAGTTGCTACAGCTACACCACCTACTTGATATGCATACTTCTTTTTCATGTTATCTCCTTTTAAACTTGTTGTGTACGGGTTCGAAAGATTTCACCATTTTCAGGATGATCGTCCATAAACTTACGAGCATAGAAAGCTGTGTGGTTGTTGCTCAGCTTAAACACATCGTCAGATACAGTACTGATATTTACTTCCCAACGAATGCGCTCAACAATCAGTGCAGCACTCAGCTTCTTGCGACCAATCTTAATCAGATCATTTGCAAACCGCTTGAACAGGAAGTAAACACCCGGATTCTCAGAATCAAACTTCTGAAACTTTTCAGCCAGTGTTACCGACATTATACTTCTCCCAAAATGATTTTCAACAGTTCAACACGACCTTCTGCTTTAACAGAATCATAACCATAAGACTCACGAACTTCTTCATCTTTGTCGTTCTCAATCTGACGTTCGATGTAGTTAACCATCTCTTCGTAAGTATGATCTTCGATATCCCACTGACCTTCTAGACCATAGCAAGAGCAATGACTACCAGAGTTGTAGAAGAACACATCACGATCAGAGTCATAACCCCAAAGGTAACCATAACCGTTGTAGTCTTCATACGAGTAATACGAATGAAAGATATGAATGTTCTCAGGCATTGGTGTGATGATGAGGTTGTAATCATCATCACGTTCATCATTCTGATACTGATTGAACTCGCTGATTTGATCTTCACGACTCATCAAATCACCAGAGATAATTCGGTTAATCAGGTTTTGACGACTTGGCATTACACTTCTCCCAGTTCAAGTTTTAGAGCATCTACTTCGTCTTGAATCTTTTTAAGCTCAGCTACTTTTTCAGCAAGTTCGTTACGTTTGGCATTATCACCAAAGAACAACGTCTCAACTTCGGATTGGATACTGATATAATTAATTGTACCAAGTTCGGCACGACCAAGCTCATGAAGCATTCCCCGTTGATGATGGGAGTCTACATCGAGTGATTCAGCAAGTTTGTTATACAGACTTGTGTCAAAACCCGGAACATGACCATTTGATCTACCCAGCACCATGTAAGCACGAAGTGCATCAGCAGAACGGATACTCAGGTTAAGATTAATCACTGAGTCTTCTACAAGTTTCATTATACATCTCCCATTGGTAGCAGGTAAACACATTTTACTTCTTTGATATCGAAGGTGTAACACGTGTCAGGCAGGTTACGGTTAATTACTTTGAACTTACCATCCTGCTTACTAAAAGCTTTTACAGGGTTGATATGTTCAGGTTGGTACGATTGACCTTTGACCTGACCTTTCCAGTGGATGATTACTTCCATATCCATCTCTTCAGGTACAGCATGGATGAAGTCATCACCTTTCAGGTTGATAGTTGGGATAAAGGATTTGTTCTTCTTGCTCATTGTTACTCCTTGATTAGATCGAGTTCTTCAGCAGAGAAGAAGTGGTGATCAGTTCCACCGCTTGGGGTAATGAATGTGAAGTTAGCTGTATCTTCGTCATCCAACCAACCTTCTTTTCGTGTAAGAACAGTCAGACGTGGTGCAAGTTGGAAACCATTGGTGTCATTATAAATGACTTTATCGCCAGTTTTCAACTGAATGAATTCAGATTGTTTCATGAGTCAACTCCTTACATAAAGTCATTTGGGTTGTAGAGGACACCAGCACGCTCAACTGTAATAATACCATCGTAATCAATTTTCATAAAATACTGAGTATCTTCATTATCGTCAACGATAGTCATCACATCTCCGAATTTAAATTCATGATCATCAGTGTACCAAAGTTTTCCAATCAATTTAACGGTATCACCAACGTTTACTTCACGACCTTCTGCGATAAAAATACCCATGTCTTTCTCCTTATTCAGTAAGAGCTTTCAAACGATCAATTACACGAGTCAGTCGAGCTTTTGCAGAATCTGCTTGTTCAATGCGTTTTTGAGCAGCTTCAATTGCTTCCTGTTCTTCTTTAACGTTTGCATCGATAGCCGAGATTGCATTGTTCATCTTCTCTTCAGCTTTATTGAAGCTATCCAGTGCATCGTTAACCAGTTGCTCATTGCTGATTTTACGAGCAGAGAACAGGGAAGTCAGAGCAGTCATTGCTGGTTCAGTACGAGTATTCATGTTTTATTCTCCATTTGTTTAATGTGTGCGCATTATACGCTAGTCAGTTTGGTGTGTCAAGCAGCAATTATTTATGACTATCTGTTACAGGTAGTGGTGTTTCACCATTTGCAGAAATTGTCCACAGTGCACCTTTTGCAGATGAAATACCACGACGTTTGTGCTCACTGTTAAAACCTTTTACAACTGTATAAATCTTGCTACGCAAATCTAGTTTACGTGTAGATGAAAGATCACGCAACAAGATTTCACGAACACTTGCTTGTGTCGATTTTGGTTCAACGTTCATACCATGAATAATCTTACTCAGGTAATCATGTGCCAGTGGTGCGTTTGCACGTTTAAACAGGTAGTACAATGCTGTTTGTGCAGCACGTGGAATTACAGCATTCGTGAACTTACCGTGAGCACGCACCCAATCCATTGCATCAGAAAGTGCTTCCTCATTGTCACGATAGAAGTCTTGAATTTCACGGTTTGTCATTGCAGTACTTGTATTACCGTTACCACTACCAGATGTTGCAGCATAGTGACGACCTGCATCATGATGTACAATCATACGAATGGTGGTAGCAAGTGCTTTTGCATCAGCATCACCTACACCAGAGAACATACACAGTACATCACCAGCAGTACGAGATTTACCTGTGTCGATGTATGAAGCAACCGATTTACTCAAACCAAATACTACCAGTGTTTCAATCGACTTGCAAGCTTTAACAATTGCTGTCAGTCGATGTTGACCATCAGCTAATGTACCATCCTCAAAGAAACGGATTGCTTCACCTGTCAGACCAAAGTTACCATCTGTAATGTCTTTAACATATTGACGAATACGTGCATGACTCAGTGGTCGGTTTGAAGTGTTTTTCTCGATCCACTCTAGTGCTTTTTGTGGGGTTACAGTCATTACCATTGCTTGCAAAGCCATTTACATTTTCTCCTGAATAAATTATGCAGCGATTGCAGATGTATTTACAAATTCTTTCGTGTTACCAGCACCACCACGAGGAGGTGTACCTTTAGGTGGGGTTGGATCAACACCTTTATGTTCAAGGTGTTTGTTCTTTGCACGTTGTTCAGCATTGTAACGATGAATCAGACCGGCGAACTCACCGCGCTCAAGTGGTGACATAGGGAATGTCAGATGGACTGTACCATCAGGTTGACCCATTGCTGTGAATTGACGAACAGCAAGGTGTCGTCTTTGGATTTGCAACAGCACATCCATTTCACTTAAGCCTGTGAAAGTGACCATGTTACCATTTATTGTTGCTTTCATTTCAAATACTCTTGTTGATTTTCTTAAGTTTTTTGATTACTTCTTTACCTTCACTACTGGAAAGGTCAATTCGAAGTGACTTGAAAAGAGTTTCAATCAGTTTAATTGTGAAGTCAACATCTTCTTGAGCAAGGTCAATTGCTTTAACCAAATCAATTGCATCAGTCTCATCTTCAATGCTACAAAGAATAGAACTGAATTCTACTGTCGCATTCATTGAAAGCTTTCTATCTAACAGATTAGCAAGTTGACTCATTTCATATCTCCAGTTGTCTTGTTGATGGCGACCATTCTACTTGATCCTGATCGCCTGTCAACAACTATTTTACAATTTCTCGACAATCCATGCAGATGAATAGATCATTTCTATTACAATTATTCAGATAATTACATTTGAATAATTCACCATGACCAAACAATTTGCAAATGATTTTCATTTATTAATCCTCATCGGAGTTACCTTCGTCATCTAGGTCCACATCACCAAGGATTGCAGCTACGAGCTTCTTGGCTTCCTTTACATAGTAATCATAATTGATTCCCCAGCTAAAGTCACCCATATCATTGCAAGGAGTCACATTCCATTCCTTATCAATCGATAGACGACGATCACCTTCAAGCTCTTTACCTTCTAATGCAGGCATAAGCTTAATCAGCTTACCACCATGAACAGATGGATAATACCGGCAGATATTCTGCAATGGTTTCTCTTCACCTGTTTCCTCATTGAACAACACCAGCTTAGAGCTTCGTGGAACCTTTGTACGCAACATAAAGTCGTAAGGGTCATCATGCCTACGGATCAAGTCTTCAGCGTCTCCAAGACCCAATAGCTCGTGCACAGCAGCCATCTTAACGACCAATGCACTCTGGTTTTTATGCCAGTCCAAGTCTTTAAACTCGTATGCACCTTTACGCTTAACGTCACCACCTTTGTAAACGGCGATGTAGTTGTTCACGTTCGCAGCCATCATCTTGTCATACAAGAAACCTTCCATCTCAAGACCAGTAAGAGCTTCCCATTCCTTAACCAGCTTGTCAATCAATTTCTTGGTCTTAGGATCATCATTCGCTACGAATTCAAAACCGTCTGTGTTGCACATGATAATCTCTGCATCAACCTGTTTCAACAGTTTTTCAATCAACATGCACAAAGACAACTGACCATTGATCGTAATCGACATCATAAACTTAGGATCGTACATAGGACTGAATTCGTCACCAGACGCACCATAAGTACCGTTCAATGCCAGCTTCAAAGCTTTGTTGGTTGCCGACTTCTTATCATAGCTACGGCGTTCAACATACAGATTCTGATATACCTGACAGAACAATTCATCAAGGTGTTCAGGATAAATCTTGTTCTGGATACTCAAGTTCGGGTAATACGATGCAACGTCGAGCGTGTAAATACGCTTACCATTACCGCTGACTGTTACACCTTTCTTGCATCCATGAATACCACCAGTACCAAAGTCATACTGGAATCCATCAATAACAACGTTGAGTGGACTACTGTTTGTGCCTTTCTTTTCATCAACACCTTTTGCACCAGCAGTTACCCGCCAGCAGAACCAATAGCTTGCAGCACCCTTTGGACTCTTCAATTCAACAGCTTCAACCCAACCGAGTGGATGTTCAGCCATCATTTCAAGTACGTGTGCTTCAGTTGGAACGTATCGTTTGTTCTTTGCACCTTGTTCCGGGCAATTGAACTTCTTCATCTTGACTTTCATGTTCGCATACTTTGCAACATCACCCAACTGATGCTCTTCCAAATCGGAGAACACACCATTGGTTTCAGTAATAGTTTGCTCACTAAACCATTTACGGATTGCTTCAAACTCTGGACGTTCAAATTTCACATACGGCAGAATACATTCACCGAGGTTAATGAACTCACGTTTGGTTTGCTGCATCTTACGGACCATTCGTGGTCCTTTCTTTTCAATCTTGAAACAGATACCCGGCTTTGCAGCCTCAAGACGGTTAACAAACAACTCCTTACCAATCTTGGTGTCATTGTAGTTAGTGCAGTCAAAACCGAACTGGACTGTCAACTCAGAACGCATCTTAATTGCATCCATCGAGTGATGGTAGAACTTCAATGTTTCCATTACGTCATGATGGTTATACGAAATCAAAACGTCTTTTTGTTGATCGTTCAGACGCATACCTACCGGGAACGGCAAGTCTTCAATGTTCTTAGAGCGCATGTTGAACTCAAGTACTTTCAAGCTTGTCATGCGAGCTTTGTTGTCAAAGTGATGAATCTTGAATAGATCAACTTGTGGGATCAATGTTTCATCAGAACGGATTGCAGAGCCAAACTTGTTGAACTTGGCAGCTTCAAACATCTTGCATACTTTGCTATAAATTTCAGCAGCAGAGATTACAAGTTCTTTCTTCTCCTTGTTCGCTTGTTTGCTCTTCTCCAGAATGTAATGCAACACAGGATAGTCAAACCCTACGTTGTTGAAACCAACTAGTCGGTGACCAGCAGTCTTTACTTTACGAAGAAAGTCAAGCATCTCATTGATGTCATTACGACGATCACTAATTTCGAATACACGACGACCTTTACCATTAGCAAAGATAGTTGCAAACGTAAAGATGTTAGGGTAAGTCTCTAGGTCATAAATCCAATCATCAAATATTTTTTCAAACTTCATTTCTTCAGCCACTTAATTCTCCTATAAAGCAAAAGGGACCGAAGTCCCTTATAATTTAAAACCCCGGATCAGAATCTTGCTGATTATGAGGCATGCTCGCTTGTTTTGCAAGCCAATTGTTGTAGTTCATAACGTTACGGGTTTCGACATCATAAATCAATTGCATGATTTCACCAGTCTCACCACCACGACACTTCGGCATGTCAACATGTGTCAGGTTCTTCAGGATTGGGTCAGGGTTCATCTTGTCACGACTGATCACGATGTTGTATGCAGCCGACTGTACAAATGTCGAACTACCAAACGCATCATACTCAGTTGCTTTACGCCACGAACCATCAGAGTTAACTGGTTTACGTGTGTGCAAGATGTTCACAATTGTAACACCTGTCTTAACAATCTGTTTCTGCCAACGCATATGATCTTCTTGCATGTCACCATTGCAACCACGAAGAATGTCAGTCAGTACGTCAATTACAATGATCTTGCAACCATACTGGTGAATCAACTTCTCAACTTGTCGCTCCAGCAACTTAAGATCACCATCACGCTCATCAAGAATCGAATAACGTGGTTGACCGGAATCATCAACAAGTAAGTTGTCATACAGAGCTTGAACTTCAGGACGTTCCAGATACTCAAGAATATCCGCACCTTCACCAATCCACGCCAAGTTCTTCTCAAGGTGAATAGACAACAAGTCAAGTGTGTATTGACCTTCAGTCATCTCAAGAGAAACAACCCCAACTTTCTGTGGTGCGTTAAACATCCAGAAGTAGTTGAGTCCGTTAATGTGAGTAGACTTACCAACCGATGTATCACCAATGATATTGACGATAGAACCTTGTCGAATACCACCTTTCATTGCATCTTGTACATCTTTCCATTCTGGTGGAAGTGGAATACGTGGACGCATAAGTTCTTCACGAACCGAGTCCATCGAACCTGTACTTTCCTTGATACCAGATGCAATCAGTGGTTTAGCATTGTAGAAGTCACGGACAAATACACTAGCCTTACCGTCTTCCAACATCTTGTTTGCATCTTTACCAGTCCAGACAGCGACCTTAACTTTCTCTTTTGGTAATACTGCCGCAATTGCTTCTGCTGCACGCTTACCAGCCTCATCATTATCCATACCAATAATGATTTGGTCATACATGTCGAAGAACGAATACTGTGCTGCAATTTGCTTAACTGCACTATTCTCACCACAAGTTGGGGATACTACGTGAACAGGAGCAATGTTACCACCAGCCTTAATCCGATTCTCTTCGAACATCTGGTATGCTGCAACTTTATCTTCTTCACCACCAACAATCAAGATGTACTTGTTGTAACCAGAATACTTAACCTGACCACTTAGTTGGTTCTTACCACCAGTGTTACCGACATTACCATATCGGAAGTCTTTAGGATGGTTACGGCATTTATAACCAGCAAGCTTACCCTTGGTATTTGTTTCAGGATAGTGACGACTGATTACATTACCTTGATCATCCTTCTTAGTCAGGTGACCGAAGAACTTCAGATATTCATCTTTAATCCCACGATAACCAAGACCAGCATAGCCACTTACTTTCTTACCATTGATTTCACGATGAGCACTTTGGATGAAAGCCTTTACTTCTTCGTCCGTCATTGCCGGAAGGCAATCATTCATCATTACAGCTACATCCGTCACTTTCTTTCTCTCCTCTTGATACTTCTCGTATGTCATACCTAGAATTTGCATTGTCAAGTCACGACCTTTTGCAAATTCTGTTTCTTCGTCCATCTCTTCGGCATACATTACGAAATCAATCGGTGTACTCTTTGCACCACAACCGTAGCAGTAGAACGAATGCTGATGATGATAGATGTTGAATGACGCGGTATTCTCACTGTGAAACGGACAACAAATCTTTTCACTCCCATCATAGTCAGGCATGTAATGCTTAATTACTTTTTCAATCAAACTCAAACAATCTCTCCTTACAGTTGTGCTACGAAAATAACTTGATCACGAGTAATACCTTCTGGAAGTTTAGACATATCGAATTCACATTCTTCAAGGTCTTCATCATTCATTTCATATGGTGAGTCACCCATTGCCCATTGAGCAATCAACTGTTGATCACGATGAAGTTCCATGAATGCAATACCGTCAGTATTAAAGATTGTATCACAACGACCTTCTGCCCAAACGATTACCAAGTCATTTGGTTCGATGATGAACATTTGATTGATTGAGCCGTCGTATTCGAGGAATACAATTGCTTTGATTTCAGGATTTATAATGTGTTGCTCCAGTTTATAATCCTTAATGATTTGATCTGGTGTCATTTCATATAGATCAACAAACCATTTAAGGTCTTCTGCATCAGTTGTTTTAGTCAACCACTTACCATGAATTTTCATTGTACAATCTCCAATTCAGATGCAGTCATCCACTGATCGTAAGGGGAAACATCAGAGTTAATTAGGATACTACCATCCTCATCATCAATCACCATAATATGACCAATGTCACTAATATGAAAACCGTGACGGTAACCATTTTTATCATGACCTGTTACACGTACCTTATCTCCAACTTTCATACTTATCTCCTAGTATTTATCACAATTGAATTCATAACCATCTTTGCACATCTCTTCCTTGAAGCCAGCAACAAGTTCAAGAAGGTCATATGTTTTACGATCACCGTAAAAAGCCATACCACGCATTGAAAGATAATCATCACGCATCCAGACGACACCCTTGTTACCGGCAGTGTCGTCAAGACTATCAATATCTTTCATCATTTGCTTGTCAATCTTGTTTAGATCAAATTTCATTAACTGTCTGCCTTGATAATCTCATTAACTGCATTTGTCAGAACACGATAGAAGTCTTCAGTTTTATCCCAAGACCATACATTTGTGTAACCACGACATTCGATTGTACAGCGACTGAAGTCAACCTGCAAACGATATTTGAACATCATTTGTAGTGCCCAATTTTGATCACTCACCACATTTCTCCTTGAATGCTTGCAGGAAGTCAGCTAGACGACCACGAAGTTGATCAGTGGTTGCATAGTTTAATACCAATTGCTTAAGCGCGTTTACTTCTTCACGGAATTCATGATCTTTCATTGGTTCTTTAGCTTTGCTTTGATTCCATGCCTCGATTGATTCCTCTTCTGAATTACAAGCAGAACCTTCAGAACCACAGTCATCACACTTTACATAATAACATTGCCAACCATAAAGAATATCTACATCTTTTGATTTGCAGAATGGGCATTTTGAAATAGTCATACGATTAACATCTCATCAAGACGCCCACGTGAGTTTAGGTTAAGGGTTTCACTGCGACCGAAGCAAAATACACCATCTTGTTTTGTTGTGACGAATCCAGCAGCGATAACATCACGGTCAATTCGTTCCCAATTACCATGCGCCTGATTTTTCAATCGACTTACAGCGTTAGCGAAAACGTCATGATCCACAGACTTTGGAAACATGAATAGTTCTTCTACACCGTTTTCATCTTTCGTGACTACGTATTTCATTTACCAAGCTCCTTTTCCAATTCTTTTATGCGTGCTTCAAGGGATAGAATCTTGTACCGCTTCTCGATATTACGTTTCACCGCTTCAGCATGTTCAGGTGATGTGTAAAGGTGTATGTTGTCATCGATCCACTCCAATTCCCACTTCATTTACGCATCCTCTTGATAGCTGCACACCACACCTTGAAGCACTCTGCTGCGTGATCTGAGATGTACTGACCGTCATGCTTTGTCAGGTTGCGACTAGCACGACCATACGCCCCAGAACGGATCACGTACTCTCCTACGTACCATTCCTCAAACGCTTCGATGATTTCTTCAGTGTTCATGCTGTGATTCCAGTGTTTGGTTTCAGGTACTATACACCTACCAGATTAAAATGCAATACTTTTCTGCTTGGATTCAGCGAACGACTGCTCACAGATGATTTTGAAACGGTTTGCGAATGTCTTCATGACAATAGGTTTCACTCGGTCTGGAACAATTTCCTTGTCATAAGCAAGTTCAACCATGATCTGACCGGATTCAGTGTAGATCACAGATTCAACAACAGCCTTTTCAGTACCATATTGACGCAATTTCATAATGTTGTAAGCCTTTTCATATTCCATATTGCAGAAGCTATTCTCAACAGCTTGAGCATTGACCATAGACAATCCGAAAATAGCAAATGCAGCACCTATTACAAACTTTTTCACCTTTGATTCTCCTCTCATTGATTGAGCGTCCATTCTACACCGAGTGTTCATGTCTGTCAACACCTTTTCACAGGCATTAAAAAGCCCCGCTCTATGGCGGGGCTCTCTATTACTGACTTACTTGGATGTAACCGCGACCGCGTTTACGACTCTTCGGTGCAGCTACTTTGAAAGCTTTGTGACCGGCAGTCTGGGTGGTGCCTTGTGGGTTTGCTTGCTCGTAAAATACTTTGGACATCTTTTTACTCCTTATAATATTTCATTTGATGTTTAATAATTTGTTCTTCAAGCTTACGATCAATATCATCCATCGCAGCATTACGCTCAGTATCATACTGCTCAGGTGACTTTGGTTTTGGAACTAGATCAGAAACTGGTTTATCGACTGTTCTGAACTCAGCGTTCGGGAGTGTTTTCACAGTTCCCTTCGGCATGTAACTAGGTTGGATTTGAAAATACACAACCAACATAAGAACAGTAAGTCCAGCAAAAATCACTTTACCAACTTTCGATGGTACAGCATATCGGATAACCAATCCCATCAGAATAACAATGAAGAAAGGTAGTGAGTTAATCAGGAAAACCATTACAACTCCTTGACTGTGAAAAATGTTTCCCAACTCAAACCATTACGGTCTGGTTCAAGTGTGAAGCAACCAACATCTTCTTTATTTGTATACAAGTGAAAGTCACTAACACTTTTTACAACAAACGCCTCACCAGCATCCATATCGTCAGTGTTATTCTTTGCAATTAGAACAGTTCCAACTTTCATTTTATCTCCTTAATTAAGGGCTACCGCATATAGTCAGTAGCCCAAAGTCAATTACTTGCTACCACGCATGTCCATAATCATTTGAGGAATACCGCTAGCATTACCCATGATAGTTTGTGGCATACCACCATCCCACTTCTCAGCCAGAATCTTTTGAATCTCAAGCTCTTTGATTCGCAGAGAGCGTGTATCTACAGCATTAGCCAATACCATCTGTGCTTGTGCTTCAGTCTCAGCTTTCTCTTTGTCGATTGCACGCTGCATCTTAGCTTCTTGCAGTTCACGAGACAGTTGAACTTTGCTTACCTCAAGTTGTGCTTCTTCTTGTGCAATCATCTCACGACGCTTAGCACTATTCTCTTGAGCCTGAGTGATGATTTCAGGGTACTTAATATTCGTCAAACCAGCATAACGAACAGTAAATGGAGTGCGCTCATTCATAACCTTGGAAAGAAGAACCTGAATGTCAGCGTTGATCTTCTCACCACTCGAAGAGATTTCCGAAATGGTGTACTGAGTCAGATATGCACGAACTTCAGCTTGCAGAACCTGTTGACCATAAGTACTAAATACTGCCTGACCATTGATTACCGAATAGTAATCGTTAACCGGTGCTTGTGGTAGTTTGTTGAACAGAGCCTCAGCCTTTTGTGGATCAACCGACAGAGTAGCACGCAGATCAACATCAACAACCAGCTTGTCGGATGGGATGAAAATCTTCATCGGTTCAACATAGCTCTTGTCAGTTGTATCCAGTACAACCAGACGATCACAGTAATTCAAGCAAGCAGGAAGACGCAGTTTCGAAGTTGGAATCATGCCTTCCTGATAACCATCTTTGGTCATGATCTTACCAACAAAACCCGGTGGAACTTCAACTCGTTCACCACAGCCAACCATCAGGGTTGCAGCAAGAGCCAGTGCAGATGCTTTCAAAATGTTAGTCAGTTTCATTTGTTTCTCCTTGGTTTAAAATAAGAGTGACGCAGGAGGGAGTCGAACCCTCAAGGCAATTAAGCCAGCGGTATGGGCACTAACGTTAAGTGCTTGCTCCCCAATGTTTACCAATTCCATCACCGCGTCTTGTGGTGCCCATTATACAGAGGTTGGTCACCGTGGTCAAGCATTATTTTCAACTATTTTTACTGTGGGCAAATTCCACGAGTTCCAACCAGTTCACTTGTGTAGCGCCTGCTTTCAGGATACACATATGTAACCTCAGTTACAACCCATTTACTACCGATCACAACACGACTAGCACGAGTTCTGTTGCAACTGAGACGATTGTCAGAGTAAACCTGACCACTTGCATCATCTCGCAGAGTAACCTTGCTGTTCGACTTGCTGGTGAGTTTGACACTCTCAACTGTCATTGTCAACTGCTTTTCACTAAACACTTCACGCTGCTCACAACCAGATAAAGCAAGTGATGTCAGCAATACTACCAGAAACTTTTTCAACTTGCAATCTCCAAACGTTTCATACGAGCAAGTTTTTCAAGATCATGCTCACGTTGCGCATTACGTTCCTGTTGACGACGAAGCTCAAGCTCTGTAACAGAGTAGTAACCAGTGTAATCGAACGGCATTACATATCCCCTTGGTGTGATTGTCATTCTACGCAGCCTGACTCTTCATGTTAAGCAATTCTTTTTCCAATTTCGAAACTCGTTCAATCAAAGCTTGTAGAATCGTTTGGTCATTATATTGTGTCTGCACTTCGAAATCTTCAAAGTCATCATCTGGTTCATATGAGTAATTACGATATGGGTTACCAGTAGAAACAAGAAGCTTATCTTCTGTGAAGTAATGAGTCATAGAAGGTTCGCCACGCCACGAACTGAAACGAACCTTAATGTATTGACCTTCGATACCTACAACTTCACCGAATTGACCAGACCATTCTTGACACTTTACAATCTTTACATCATCACCAATTTCAAGCTTACGATATGCCACTTTTGTTTCTCCTCATTACGAAAGTTCGTTGATCACAATTACCATTTCACTAATCATATATTGTGATTGCCACACTGTCAAGATACCTAGAACCAATGACAGGATTTTTGAGTAGATTACACCACGAGCGATCAAACCACAACCTACAATCATCGAAACACTGAATAGTACAAGAAGCACATGACAAAATATCAAGCTGAACATGAACATCACCTTTATGTTTAAATTAGATACAGAGTGTACCAGAACTTCTTAGATAGTCAACTGCTTTTTGCATATCACCAGAACAATGCTTTAATGCCTTGTGGCAAGACATCATACCCTCACCTGTCAATGAACGCAACTCTTTAACCATATCAGCAGTAATTTCAACTGGTTTAAACAAATCTTCTAGCAAAGCAATTTGATACTCAAGATTTTGCGTTGCTTCACTGACGCCACCATGACTCTCCAAAGCTACAGCACTCAATGCTTGAATCGTTTGGAACATTTGTCTTAACACATTACTCATTTTCTTGATGCCTCAGTTTCTTCATATATTTCTCAGTGCTAATCTTGATAGCTACACATTCATCAAGTGCTGCTTTCAGCTTATCACCATAGTAGTCTTCGTACCATATTGACTTATTCTTGTTGTTTTCGTCAATCTCTTTCTTGATTGATTTACATCTTTCTTTCAACCACTTCACTTGTACTTTTAATACATCACTTGCTTTCATAAAGCTTCTCCTAATATGCTCATTGAGATAGTACAGATAGACTTCCCCTAAAGGGTTTCACAAACGGAAACCAAGGAGTTATCTTCATGCTCACCGATTCTAGCACCCCGATTCATCAGGCATGTACACAAGGTACACGAGATAGGATAAGGTGTCAACCCCTTTCTCCCGTGGTGCACAAATGTCATTGACGACACCCGCAACGCTGCACCAGCTCCCGTTAGGGATCACTTCCACGTTATGTTGGCCTGCTTTCTTCTTGCCTTTAACACTGAGTCGGTGAGTGGTTATGACATTTCTCTCTCAGTGCGAGACGTTCATCACGTCAAGGTTGCCCATTCTACAGAGGAAATCTTTTTCTGTCAAGACCCTTGACACCAGCGAATCATCTGGTAGGATTGGCCACATCTTAAATGGAGACACCAAAATGAAAGCGGTAAACATTGCTAAAGCACTAAGTGTTATAATGTTCTTATTTGGAATTACATTGTTGATCATTGCTTATTTCCTGAAGGGTAACATCGATTGGATGAATACTTACTCAACATGTGCGTTTTGGGGACTTCTGTTCACACTGCTTGGACCTATTACATTGATCAGCGGAGATACAAAATGAACGTAGAGCTACCAGTATTCATCTTGATGTACATCTTAACAAAGCCAGTAAAAGGTGAAGAATGGATGCGCAACGCAGCACGTGAATATGCACATCGTGAAATCAAACAACTCTTCCCACAAGAAGGAGATTGGAAATGAGTAAGCCAGTAAGCGACAGTAATCAGCTTTATATTGAGATTGGTAATTTCGGTACTATCAATATGGAAGAACTTCTTCTACAATCAAATAATCACTTCGGTTGCTGCACGATTGACGAAGTGACAATCTCCCCTGAATTTATCAAGGTTGATGGTTGCTCTTGCTGCCATGACATGTCAGACTATGAGATGTACCTTTGTGTGACAGTTAACCGGGGAAATTGAAATGAAACTTAGTCAGATCATGTATAGTAAGATAGAATGTCCTGAATGTGGTGAGAGTCGTTTATCTTGGGGAACACATCAGACAGTTACGGGATCGATTGTTCAGGGTAGACTAAATACCAGTGATGTGAAATGTGTTTTCATTTTAGGTTGTGACTACTGTTCAGAAACAATTATGGTTGTTGATGCTGATACACTTGCTGTTGCAATGTCTGAGGACAAATGAAATGACAACATTCGCCATAAAAGCCAGATTGAAAACTCGTTTGTTTGGTAGTGATACCATTGTTTACGACCTTGTTGAAGACTACACCGAGTGGTATGATCCAAGCTACGGTAATGGTGGCGGTGATTATCAGAAACGTACACGTGTAGTAGCAACATTCACAACAGAAGCTGAAGCACTGGTTGCATGTCAGAAATTTAATAAGTACAATGGTTAAAATAAAAATGAAATCTGATGGATCAAAAAAGATTAAAAATGGTGCAGGACATGCATGGATTGGTCATGGATTTGGTTGCACTCCTACTCAAAGCAATGTACAATTGCTACCTAAGAACATGAACAAGCCTTTTATTAAAAGATTTTTGGAGTGGTGGAAATGATTATTTACGTTGTTTGTGAAGTTGAAGGTGGTAGTCTTGTAGAGGCTTTTACTGATGAACAAGATGCTCGCTCCCATTTGTATTGGGAGGAAGCAACAGGTTCTTTGACCCGTGGTTATTATACAGTTAGAGAAGTTAATCTTAAAGGCTTGACAGACTAATTCAAGCCTGTAGAATAGGCGACATCAAAATACATACAGGATACAAAATGAGCAATGTAATCGTACCAACTGATGAACAGAACAACGTAGTATCAATGTCCAAGATTCACCGTGCACTCAAAATCTCTGCATATGCAGGCGCTGCCAAAACGTCTACACTGTGCATGGTGGCTGAAGAACACGTTGTCCCTAGCATCATGCTTACCTTTAACAAATCGTTGGCTGACGAAGCTAAGGGACGCTTTCCTAGCTGGGTTGAATGTCGTACTGTTCACAGTCTTGCTTATGCAAGCTTCGGTGCACAACTTCAGAAGAAACTGAAGCGTCCAGTTGGTCCTTACAAAAACGTAGCTGGTACTGGTACAGAGATTGCTAAGTATTTTAAAACTGGTGACTTCGCTTATATGATTCAAGGTGAGCGTGAATCTCGTAAGATGAAAGCTGGCGGTGTTGGTGTAGCCATTAAAGAAACAGTTGCCAAGTATGAGCAATCTGCTGACGATGAACTTGGTTATAAGCACGTTTCCACAAGTCCTTGTGATCAGATTCTTCTGAAAGATCAGAACAGTATGCGTGCATTCCGTTACCTTGTTCTTAGCTGTGCACAAAAGCTGTGGCGTCTGCGTACTGACCTTCGATCTGATGTTCTGGCAACACATGATACATATCTGAAACTGTATCAGTTGTCGAAACCTGATCTGTCTCGTTATGAAGTCCTGTATCTTGATGAATGTCAAGATGTTAACGCAGTTGTATTGGATATCTTCTTGCGTCAACAAGACAAATGCAGACTGTATGCTGTTGGTGATGGTTACCAGAACATTTACTCGTGGCGTGGTGCAATGAACGCAATGCTTGAGTTGGATTGGCCTGAAGTCAATCTGTCTAAAAGCTTTCGTTTCGGTCAAGAGATTGGTGACTTGGCAGATGCTGTACTCGCCTTTGATGGTACAAAGATCACTTCCGTAAAAGGTTGGGAGAAACTGTCTACTCAGGTAATGCCTAAGTACGAACTGCCAGCAAATGTCTGGGATGAACAGTACACAATGTTGTTCCGTACAAACGGTGCTTTGATTCTTGAAGCAGTTGATCTGATGGAACAAGGTAAGAAGGTCAATCTTGAGATTGATGTTTCTGACTTCACAAAGCTTCTTGATTCGGCAATTGAGCTTCAACGCGGTAACATGACTAAGGTTAAACACGAAAGTCTTGTTCAGTTTACTACATGGAAAGAATGCGAAGTTGAGGCACAAGCTGTACAGGGTGAGTTACTACGTGTTTACAACATGGTTGAAAATGGTACTGTTTACAAAGTACTCGGTGTCTTGTCTAAGCATAAAAACTATGCTGACCCAGACGTAACACTGACAACTGCACACAAGTCAAAAGGACGTGAGTTCGATGTTGTAATCCTTGCAGATGACTTCCCAAGTCCGTATAATCAGCAGGGTGAGTGGGTTGGTTTGCCTGATATGGAACGCAACCTGTTGTATGTTGCTCTGACTCGTACCAAGAAGTTGTTGGGTTATAATGGCACAGTTCAACATATGATTAACCGATTCAAAAACAATGCAAAAATTGAAGATGCTTTCGATGAATATATGGGAAAGCAAGTACGTCAAATGGATCGCGAACTTAAGGATATTTTGAATGACTGATGAAAAGTTTATTTTATTAGTTGTTGGTGACTTACAACAGCGTCAACTTCGGTTATTTGATTTACTTCGTGAGAAGTATGGTGACAGGCTTGAAATCATTAACCAATGTGAATTTGAAGAGATTCAAGATAAAGACATTGACTTTATGATCATTGATGAAATAGTTCAGGTTGTTCCTGAATCTATCGTTGTTGAAAAGTCATTCAAGCTTCGTGGTCGTGAATACTGGCAAAAAGGTAGATGGGGATGAAATATGAAGTTTGGGTGTTGACCAAAGATGGTTGGCACTGTATGATTTGCAATTCAGTTAAACAGGCAATTTACTTACGGGATAATTTAAGGAGTATTGACGATTGGAACTTTACAATCTGAAGTTTTCAGAATACACTAGATTCAATGTAACAGACATCGAGGACTACCATGTCAAGGGAACGTTTGATCCAAATGCTGCTTGTGATACCGAGTTCTACGGATACCGAGAAACAATATTTCGAGTTTCGCATGCCGAAGGCAAAGACTCAATCGGTTGGTGGATGTTCAATGAAGATGAACTACGATACTTCATCGAAAAGAATGACTATCAAATCACACTAATTGTACAAGATGCAATTGATAAAGAATATGGAGAACATGATGCGTAAATTCAAAATTTTAAAACTCTCTAACGGTGATACTGTTGACTTTTATGGCGCAGAAGTTGGTGATGTTGTTGAACTTAAAGAGAATTATGGTCAGTTTTCAGGCGCTGTTTGGTTGAATGGCTCTGATGTATTCAAAGAGGAAGGTTGGGGTGGACTAGCACAATACTGTGTTGCTGATGATATGGAAACTTTTCTGGAATTTGTTGAGGAGATTGTGTAATGAAAGGTCATATCCAAAAAGATGTAAGTCTTACCGTTCAAGGTCAGTATGATGTTGAAGTAAATTTTGAAATCGATAATGGCCCACACGGTGTTGCATTGGAAGTTAACCTTTCAACTGGACCGTTCAGTCATATGCATACATATTTGAATCGTGAGCAAGCGCTGGAGCTAGCAAACAAAATCATTTTGGTTTTGCAATGAGACTCGTATACGTCGCAATTGGTTTGATCATTGGTATGATAGCAGGAGGCGCTATCGCATCTCATATTTATGTTCCTCAATTAAGATCAAGCACACCGACAATCTGCGAAGTTTCTTGTAAGAAACAAGTATTGTATCCTATTGGTACATTTGAGCATGAGGTGAAACGAACAGAATGATTTTTAATCAAAAACGAGATGAATATGCTGACTTGATGCCCATTCATGAATTTGATGGATGCGTTGAGATTGGTGCGTTCATTCCAGATGATGGTAATGGTTATTATGGAACTGAGTCTCACTATAGTTATAGCTATGGTGTGTGGTCTGATTACCCACCAGAAGGTGCAACTCATGTTCACTGGTATAATAATTAAGGAGAATGTTTAATGGAACTCGTAATGTGTCCCGGTTGTAAAGAACCAATGATCACTGGTCAGCAAGTCTTTAATGGTCTGCTTAAATGTCACTGGGATTGCTCTGATAAAGTTCGTGAGAACATGGGTGAAGAGAATGCATTTGACTTGATCAAATCTCGTTGTGATGAACGTCTACGTCAAGATGGTTTGTTCCCCGGTCATCATTTGTATGATAAAATTATGGATGCAACTCTTGAGGAGTATTTCAAATGAATAACTATGAAGTAGAATTCTGGGAAAAGGTTTACATCGCAGCAATTCGTGCAGATAAAGCAACGGATACAGCAGCAAGAATTGCGAATGAAGCAGTTAGGCAACGACAACTTTCCTGTAAATAACAAGCACGAAAAAAGCCCCGAGCCAATAAAGGTCCGGGGCTTACTTGTGTTCGCTTACTTTGTACCTTTTACATCTACACGTAGAACACTTGCCAAGTCACGAAGGTCTTGACGTAGACCCTGCGTCTCACGAATCCATTGCTCTTGTACGTTTTTAAACTCTTCTCTGCTTACTTTCCCTTCTTGCAATCGACTAATCGCTCGTTGGTTAGCAGCGATACCCTTCTCAGCATTAGCAATCGATGTATTGATATTTGTCTTATCACCTTGGTATGTGAAAGCAGCAAGTGAAATCAATGCCAACCCCGCCCAACCGCCAAACTTACCAATCAGTTCCTGTAATTTACCGCCGTCACTTGGTGTGCTCATCGTTAACCGTCCCTTGTTCTGTATAGTTTTTAATTATGCCTTCGATCAATATTTGATGTGCTCGTAGACAGGTTGTGTTGTTCACCCATGAACTAGCAAGACTACGTACTGTCTCGCCCGCTGGTTGCTCTATACAGCTTACTTTCAGCAAGTCCAATGGAATGTATTGCTTTTGGTATATCGTCTCTACAATCTTCTCTGGTGGCTTACTTGAGCAGCTTGAGCAAATTGTCAGGCAGACGATCATCAATGTCAGCAGTAGTCTCTTCATTGATAACATCCTTCTTTGATGGTTTAGATGGTAATTCGTTAATCAATGTTTGTTTAACTACACCATTACATATTTCCTTTTCAACTTCCTTGGTGATCTTTATATACTCAACAGGTTTATTCTTAATTTCGTCAAGTAGAAGTAAGTTCTGTTCACTCAAACTTTCATTGAGTCTAACATGAGTTACCAACTTATCACTAACTACTCTAAGTTCTTCTCTGTCAGATTTACCTGACATGTAAGATGCAATAAGTAGTGTTGTAAGAATAATCACCAGAATGTTAAGAGTCTTACTTTTCAACGTCGCAAGTGGATTCACATTCGTGCTCCTTTACTTTGTCCAAGTCGTCAATCTCTTGATCAAGCAACTTACCAATACCCATCATAGCTGCAAACATTAAGCCCCAACCAACAAGCCATGTTACCGTCATTGTATCAGTTAGAATACCAAGCAGTGCAAGACCAGCCATAGAGACAGCATTCAACATGTTTGCAATGAATGAGTAAGTGCTATAGTGTTTACAAATATGCTTATACAGCTTACCTGTCATATTATTTACCCCACATTGTCATAGTTTGTTTATAACTTGCAGGTTCTTCACCCATACAGTATTTGTACTGTTCGCTTGCTCGAATTTCTAAACCTTTCAGTTTAACCTTCTTACCATCGATCGTTCCATATACCCATTTAGTAAGTTCCAAACAAGCACCACTGTAGTTACCACCATTCAACTTTTTAAGCAGAGTACTTGAGTTCAAGTTACCACCACCTTTGTTGAATGTGAAGTCAGTTACAGCACCTTTCATCCACTCAGATTTGAATGGAACTTTCACAGCTTTTTCAACCAACTTCTCATGTTCGATCCAGTCTTTAACAAACTGATCTATACACTCATCTTCAGTGTAATTCTGCTTTGCCACTTCACCCTTCTTAACAAGGTGACCGATACAAGTTGTCTTCAATCCAACAGGGTCCAAATGAAGGTGTGTCATAACACCCTCAGATGGAACAGTAAGCTCAGAAGCAACATACGCAACGGGACCAGAAACACCAGCTACAACCAATGCTGCAAATACTTTACTCTTCAATGCTTTAGTGATTGGTACTTTCATATTTGTTCCTCATTAGTTAGATCATTTTTTCACAATCCGAATAGCATTAATAGATATAACTGAATAGCCTGATGTAAATGTTGTAAAAGTCAATCTATCAGGTGTAGCGCCCATGGTACATGCGGTATACACACCTGTACCACCTAAGAAACGCGAAGTATGTCCCGCTGTCAACTCCTTAATCGGTGTCTCATAAGTAACGGTAGATGCACCATCACTATGTTGTAAAAATAAAACATCCCCAACACGTAAGTTGCGAGATAGTATACTCACTTGACCACCTGTACCATTAAGACCAGTCCATAACACTTCAACCTCTGTTTGGTAACCTAATTCTTGTGCGGTAATTCGGTTGGTCAAATCAGTAAGAGTGTTCTGTAAGACAGACCAACGTAGTTGACTCAATGCTCTTGCAATTGTAGAAGCCATTTAAATCTCCTCAGTTTTTGACAACGCGCAATGCGTTAATGGAGGCTATACCGAAGCCTGATGTAAAACCTACCGTATTAATAATATTCGGCGTTGCACCAATGGCTGTTGATGTTATCACTCCGCCGCTTGATGGTCCTGACAAGAAGTGCAATGTCTGACCCGGTGTTATCGATTTAATAGGACTAACCATAGATGTCCAACGAGCTGCATCGTTGCTCTGAATAAACAACTTATCACCAATACGCAGATTACGAGTTAATGTGAGTGATGTAATATTACCCACATTACCAGTCCACAATACTTCAACTTCGTATTTATACCCTTTCTCCAACTCAACAGTGCGTGCTAGAAGTGTAGATAAATTAGAAGTGAGGTTATCCCATCGTAATTGCGTCAATAGTCTTGCAATTGTAGAAGCCAAATTATAAACTCCTCATTTAGATTTATTGTAATAATGTTTACCGAATACTCTTACTCCGATAAACATTACAGATGCGATTGCTAATCCAGCAATCATTTCAAAGACATTAGTACCACTTGTTGCTACACATAAGAACAAAGCTTTATCAGCAATTAGCTGAACGATTTGGTCAGCATATGCTTTGTCATGTATTTCACAACAAGTAGACCACCAACCTTCTGGAAACCATGTGCAGAAGTTCATATATACTCCTTTGTTCGCCCCTTTCGAGGCGAATGTTTGTTATTATACAGGTCGAACAGGTCGCTTGTTAATCTCAGGAAAGTCTGCATTACCAGTCTTCCAATCTCTAACTTTACTCCTGTATGCCAACCACTTATTTCGAGTACCGGGTAACAAATCTGTTGGTGGTTCTTCACCTTCCTCTTCGGCAGCAACAGCTTCTTCAATTGCCAGTAGTTGATTTGCAATCACCACCAACTCTTTTGTTCGCCAATTGTCTTCTACAGATGTAATGCTACTCATACTTTCAGACCAACCGGGGAACAACCAAATCTGGTCAGCCTGTGTAGGAGGAGTAGTTACCTCAATCCAGTTTCCATCAACATCATAAAAATCAGGAGTGTCAGGGGCGCTAGAAACTGACCCGAGATAAACACCAGATTCGGATACATAGAACTTAGGAGTACCACCAATAGATCGTTTTGCTGTAATTTCATCTTTCATATCTAGTTGCTCCATAATTATGCCCATGCCTCAAATACAATTTTAAAGTTAGTGTTTACAGTTTGAGACGTAATGATGGCAGATGTAACTGGGTCTTGCAAGAAAATACCAGAACCACTGATCCTGACAATAAGGTTTGTTACATCACGTTTACACGTGAACCCGAAGATAACCAAGGCGGAGTTGGCCTGTTCATAATCCAACTGCCAGAAAGTCTCATCCCCGACAGCGAAGTTGCCGGTTGCTACGGTACATACAAGATATGCAGTAACCAACTTAGGCTTCACACCAAGTCCATGTGGAAGCGTAAGACCACCACCCCAGACAATGGTTTGTGGAGCGCTTACAAATTCCTTAGTAAGTACTTGTGGTCTTGCTTGAATACTAGCTACAGTTGTAGCCAAAGCCAATACATCAACAGTACCAATATTCTGCAATGCAGTGGCTGCGACCACGCACCAGATAACAGTAACGTTGGTGCTTCGGGTTTCGGTGCCGACGCGGGGCGTACCATTTGTCCCATCAGTAACAGGGTCGCCAGTGTTGGATGCTTGGATATACTGAGCGGATGTACCTAAGTTATTAGACCCGCCGAAAACTATAGAGCCTGAGTGGCGGTGGCCCTGCATTTGGTCAAGTTGGAACAGACCCGGTGTACCAGCAGAGTTCTTACCATAACCACGAAGAACAGCAGCAGCGGGTGTATTACCATCAACATACTTACCGTTAAAGTCTGGAAGACGGAATGTTGTACTACCATCACCACTTGAGAACTTACCACGGTCTAGATATGGACTCGCCAACCAAGTAGCGTCACTGATCGCCTGAGAAGAAACCAGAGCCCACAAGGTAGGCCACACAGCACGACTAACAAGTTGACCATTGTAAGGTAACATACCACCCGGAATAGTTGCTTCACTCAAACTCCAAGGTACAGTAACACCTACAGGAAGTGCACTAGCACCAATCTTACCGTCAATCTCAGCTTTTGTGTAAGTGTCATTAACACCTTTTGCTTTAAACACTGTGATTGCGATTTCACTTGCAGCTTCAACACCCGTTGTAAGAGTAATCGATGTACCATTTGTAGCTGTGTAATCGTTACCAATCCAGATAGGGAAACCGTTAAGGTCTACAAACAATGGGACACCCGGTGTGTACGAAAGAGTTGCACCAGAAAGGTCAACACCACTGATTACTGTTTGTCCAGCAGAAAGGTTATATGTGAAGCGAGAGATGTTTACAGCACTACCACCACCACCTGCATCAATAAGGTCTTTCAAGACTTTACCTTGGTTTGCAGACAATGCTTTAGTAGTATCGGTACTTGTAAGGTTGTCTACAACTTCGGCAGCCGGTGGAATCCAACCTGACCAAACAGTACCGTTGTAAGATTGAACAAATGTTTTACCAGCATTCAAACTTGTCATACCGAAAGCTTCTAGGATTCGAAGAGTACCGTGTATTGATACTCTAACATACCAAGCTTGACCATTTACTGGTAAGTCTACACCACCATTTCCAAAAGCATACATACCTGATACCGTTAGTGATCTAGCTGCATCAGTGTTAGTCAAACTAATAGCTGTACCACCATTCCAACCATAGTCACCAACTTTAAGTAAGCGACCTGCTGTTGTGTCAAGTTTACCTACAGTTGGTGTACGATTATCAAGTTGGGTTTGAACAGCAGTACTAACCGGTTTATTCAAGTCAGAAGTGTTATCAACATTGCTCAAACCAACATCGGTTTTGTTAATAACAACAACACCAGTCTTACCAGCAACAGAGCTTACACTTTCAGTGTTGTCAATCTTATAGAACTCTTCACTGATCTTTGAGAACATGAGAGTGTCACCAACACCGTATTCAATTGTTACACCACCATCAGTTACAGTACCACCAACAACAACTTTCCAGAATGTGGATGTTACCGGTCTTGTAGGGTATACACCACTTGATAGATTAATTGGTCCACCATCTTTAACAACACCAGTTACAGTACCGGAAGCAGCTTGAGCATCATCACGAGCTTTTTCAGCCAATACTTTAGCAGCTTCGGCTGCGTCTTTCGCATTAGTGGCTGTGGTAGCCGCTGTGGTAGCTGTAGAGGCGTTTGAAGCTGAGTTAGTCTCAGATGTCTTGGCATTAGTCTCACTTGTCTTAGATGCTGTCTCAGAAGCTTTGGCATTTGTCTCAGATGTCTTGGCTGCCAACGCTGAAGCCTTAACGATATCTTCTGATGCCTTGCTTGCAACTTCACTTGCTTTGGACGCCAGTTCAGAAGCTTTAGCATTGTTTTCTGAAATTAGAGCAGCATCTTTTGAAGCTTGTGCACTTGCAGCATTATCAGTAGAACTGATTTCAGCAGATTGTGCCGCGCTCGCACTATTAGAAGCAGCAGTCTCAGATGTCTTTGCATTAGTCTCACTTGTCTTTGCAGCATTCTCTGAAGCTTTGGCATTGTTTTCTGAGATTAGAGCAGCAGCTTTTGCGGCTTGAACAGCGGCAACTTCTGCATCAAAGCTTCGAATATTATCGGTAACCCAACGAAGTCTATCTGCTGAGTCTTTGTTGTAACCTTGCAGTGGTGCGATCATGTAATCAGCACTACCACTTACAGTGTCACCACGATAAGGAGGATAGATACCAAGTACTGTTTCACTAGCGATGTTTACAACTTCATACCAACGACCGTCTGGTGCTCGGAAACCGTCACCAACTCGTGAGTTAGATGCGAATTTAACACCTACACCCGTAATCGATGTTTCTCCCGCGATAATACTTACATTACCTGTTTTATACCAACCCATATTAAATCCTCAATTAGTTAAAAGGTACAGGACAATTGGATACATCTGCAATTGTCAAATACGGAACATTCTGATTTGTCCATGCTCCTTCTGGACCACCAACAAGTGCGGTGCCGACCATTGAGGCATATGAAAATATACCTGTGTTATCGCTCGTTATTCCGCAAAATGTTTTATAAAAGTCAGAGTAAGACTGTGTTGTATCCGATGTTGTAAATCCTCTTCGATAAACTGACATCGAAAAAGCAGCAACTGGTGGTAGGTATACATTAGTTTTCCCATAAAGTAAAAAACCAAAACTATACTCATCTACTGACTGAACCCAGCTTGTTGTACGTAGTGGTGGATTATTACTGTTGAATATAGCAACTCCATTCTCATTGAAAACTTGCAATCCGAAATTACCAGCAGAACCAATGTTTGTGTCAAATATATAATAGTAAACATTACCATTACTTTCTGAGCTAACTTCACAGTTAAATGTCCACAACATCCCTTGCTGGTTAATACTCGAAACCCTAACCATTTGTTCAGGTCTAACATCTGGTGGCGCCCAATAATTACCACCAACAGTTCTGAAAAATATAACAGGTGAATTAGCATAAACTTGAATGGGGCCAGCATATTCTATGTATTGTGGCAGAACACCTGATTTAATTAATCCTACAGGCATGAGGTTCGTGTCAGCCCACAATTGACCATCCTCACCAAATAATTGTAGTCCAAAAGGCATTAGTTTACTCCATATGTTATTACAGTAGCCATTTTACTTCCATATTGGGGCCAATTCCAATACATAGTTGATCCTGAAAATACAACTTCAACACCAACTCCAAAATATCCGGGGTCACCCAAAATTCCGGTCGCTGCGAATGGTACTCCTGTTGATAACCAACTATTAAAAAGTGATCCCGGTCCGTATGCAACAAAAGTACCTAATACTTTTGTGTATTTAGATGTTATACTCATTGCAACTGAGCCGTCTTTATTATATGACTCAAAACCAGCAGGCATAATATATCTCCTATCTAAAGAAATGAGGGACTTAGAAGTCCCTCTAAATAATTACCACATTCCCATTCTAACACGAAGGCGATTTGTTGAATCGTAAACTTGGATAACGTTGTTATTTATTGTTAGTCTACCAACATTAGGGACAGTGCCGTTAAACTCAAGTGTACCAGCTTTATTTAATCTCCAACCCGTTTGACCTTGAATAAAGTTGTTTGATTGTATCGTATCACCGATCATTGCGTTGGTAATCCATGCATCACCGATAAGTGCTTGACTGATGAACACTTGACCACCTTGTACAACGAATGGTGCAGCAGTAGTTCCATCAATACCATTCACAACAGCGAACCGATCAGCACGTACAAGGAACTGACTCTGAAGACCAGCGGGGCCATTCTCAATACCAAGACCAATACCAGCAGCAACATACTGACCATTGACATTCTGTTCCATCTTCAAGGTCCAAGCAGTTGAAACTTTACCGTCGATATCTACTACAGCAGTTTTTGTTTCTTCAATCGCAGCAGTGTTTTCACCAATAGATGCTTGAACTGTAGTGATCTGCGTTGCTGTAGCCTCATCAGCAGTAACACGTGCGTCTGTCTCGACTTGGATAAGTGATTTGACTTCTGTGTCGTAAGCTGTAAGATTGGCTTGAACAGTGTTGATCTGTGTTGCCAATGCCTCGTCGGCTGTAGCTCTTGCTGTAGCCTCATCACGGATAGCTGCTTGAATGTCGTCACCTACTTGAACTTCCAAAGCTGTAAGCCTTGTAGAAGTAGACGATTCATTGTCAGCAACAACTTTAGTAAGGTCTGTGATCTTGGCACTGTTACCGTCAATCTCTGCTTGGAAAATAACAAGCTCACTGGCAATCGCCTCATCAGCACTTGCACGAACTTCACGTTCAGTAATGATCTGTGCTCGACTATTCCAACCAGTAACGGCATCATCCATTTCACCAACACCGTCATCATCACGGTATGCAGCTTGTAGAGATTCGATTGAGGTAACTGTTGATGTAAGTACACCATCAATAGTTTCAATGTCAGCAGTGTTGATAGCAACCTGAGAAGCAAGAGCATTACTCTGTTCTATGATTGTACCTACATCCTTCCAATATTCCTCATTAGGAGGAGTTGTGTTAAGAGGTACATCTTTCTGAGCTTGGTAAAGCTTACTTCCTTGACGAACGATATCACCAGATTCGTACAATTTATCTGGATTGTAGACAAGTGCGTCTGTTACATTATTGATTTTATCTTCAAGATCAGCAACAGCATCTTCAAGTCTTTCGTTTACACTACCGGGTCCATTTCCATCGATCAAGTCTATACGATCATACAGTGCTTTGTCAAGAGCAGTCTCAGAAATAGTACCAGCAAGATACTCATTATACTGACCACTATCGTTGATCTGACTTTGACCCTGTATACCATTACCTGTTTCAGATGGGAACCAAGGACCAATGTTACCAGTTCGGTCATGTAGACGACACCAGAACCAAAATTTCTTACCTGCTGACAAACCATGAAGTTCGTGTGAGTTTGTTGGGTATGAGAAATCACCAAGTTTTATAGCATCAAAGAAACTGTTTGTTTCACTATACATGAACTCTGTACGTAGAGTATCTTCAGCACCTTCTGGGAAGTACCAGTCAAGACGAATACCGAAGAACATAGGTGTTGTATCAATTGCAGTAACAGTGGGTGGTTTACCAGCCTTACCATCAAGTGTTGTGATGATACTTGTTGCCCAAATAGACTTGATACCATATGCGTTAATTGCACGTACACGCGCTACATATTGACCAGCATAAATACCTTTTACGTTAAACTCAAGAGCGCCTGTAACACCAAGGTTAACCCAGTCACCTTCACCAACACGCCATTGTGCTTCATACCCTACAGCATTCTTTGTTTGATCCCAAGATAGTGTCATCGTGGAAACAGCCATTGTCTGTTCAACAAAGGTTGTAGAACTGATAACAACGTTAGTAGGTGGTTGTTGAATGTTAGGTGGAACTACACTTATTGGGCGTGGTTCAAGACGTGCACCGTTATCGATTGCCGCATATTTACTGTCGTTGTACTCTACACCAGTAATCTCATAGACGTTATCGTCAGGACTTGTTATCTTTGTTACTCGGAACAGTTGCGACTTTAGGTCAGCAGCTTCAAGATACCAAACCGCATTTGGTAGAGGTTGTTCGGTGTAAGCAACTTGTACAGTTACGATGTTACCAGAAACAGCTTCAATTGTACGACCTTCAGTGACACCATTGGAACGTGTCATGTAAAGGATGTCACCCTGTTTACCATCAATTTCACGGTCAAGTGTAATAACACGACCAGCAGAAATCTTGATTCGACCAGTGAATTGACGACCACCAATCAAAGGGTCAACAACATGGATCAATTTACCCGGTGCAACGTCCTCACTGAGTCCTTGTAGACCCGTTTTAAATGAAACAGTACGGTTGTACATGTTTGTGATTAACGTGTACTTACCGCGTCTCTGAGCCTCACCACGAGATGTACAACCAATCGCACTAATCTCAGTCTGACGATCACCACCCCATCTTAAAATCTGACTTGTTTCAAATGTAGCTTCAACATCTGTATTATAGTGGTTGTCTGGGTTATCGTAGCTTACCAATGCACTGGTATAAATACTCTTGTCATCCGCAGCAGAATAGTCGAATCGACCATTGACAACGTTAGATCGTGAGAACACAGGAGCATTATTGAAAGGTTCACGCTTGTCAGCAATTGCTGTAAACTGATTACCGTTCCAGTACGTCATACCGTTAAAGATCGAAGCGATGTCACGCAAAACTTGCCAAGCTTCTTGCTTCTCTTGGATATAGATGTTACAAGTGTGACGTGGCTCTTTACCACCACCACCTCTACCATCATCTACCAGCACGTCACAGTATTGAGCCACTTCATAAAGTGCCCACTTGTCAACCATATTCAAGTCAACTTTATGACCAAGACCAAATCGGTCATTAGTCATGATGTCATAGAAGACCCAAGCAGGGTTATCAGACCAAGCCCATTTAAAAGAACCGTTCCAAATACCACTATAACTTCTTATATCTGGTTCATAGTTACTTGGGACGCGGATGATTCGTCCTTTCGTTCTAACCGATACTCTTGGAATAGCACCACCACCAAACATACGACTGTCAAACTCAACATAAAGCAATGCAGTGTTTGGGTAACGTTGTTTCACGTCAACCACTTCAGCATAACTCTTAATGTTCATGTTGTCTTGAATGTTACCACTTGTTTGATCTGGTGTTGTTCTTGATACACGTACACTCCAACCGGTTGTTGCTTCAGGTAAGTCAATACGATGAGTTCTTTCATATGCAGTGTTTGTCTTACCACTAACAGAGTAGTAGTTGTATATCTGAAATGCACCACCATCCGTTGAGATTTCAACTTGGTAACCGATAGATGTACCAATAGTGTCACCGTTTGAGGTTTGCTCAAGAAGTGCAGGCCATTGGAAAGTAACACGGATAGCATCAAGTTCTGATTTTGTAATATTACGAACCCAAGGAGTACCAAATTTAAGTTCAACACCAACGTTGTACTCAGTAGATACTTCTGGAAGACCTGCAATATATGTCTGGTCAGTAGTACCTGAACGCCATTCGTATTTTACACCACCGAAGTTGCGAGAACCATCAGCGTTAGCCAGTGGTGTACCATCAAGAAAGATATCTTGTGGTGATGGAGTTCCAGCGAGTTCACCTTCAGCTACTGCGATAAGTACTTTACCATATGCAACAGATAGCAGGTTGTTTGGTGTTTCAACCGGGGTATAGGGTTTCTTCTCACCACCTTTACCACCTTGAATTTCGTAATCTAACATTAGATTCTCCTAAGTAATTGTCATTGTTGATCTTCCGATACAATACTTGCAGATACAACAGCACCACCCACTTCACGATAACCATAGAACACTGGAACTGGTACACCTTGTGCGGCAGTGTTAACAGGACCACCAAACGCATAAGACGCTCTGTTTTCAGTATCGGTTCTAGATGATAATCCTTCAGGTTGTGGTGAAAGTAATTGTGTGATACCACCGATAGCCAGAGATACAGCAATCGATGTTGCTACAGCGGCGGATGTACTACCAGCAGCAAACCATGCACCCGCACCATAACCACCAGTACCAGCAGTTACTACTGTAAGCGCAATGATTGCAGCAACAGCAAGGAAAGTTAATCCTGCGTTCTTACCACCAGCATATTTAGGGATCAACCTTACAACTTCAGGTTTACCCATCAGTAGTTGTTCAGGGTCTGTAATATCACGTTTATCAGTTCGTACTGCGAACTTTACACCTCTCTTACCAGCAGCACGAAATGCCTCATCAAATCCTTCAACTTGAATCAACATTGCCTTGATTGCTTCAGCAGGGTTTCTAACATAAAACTTGTGGTTACCATACTTTTTAAGATAACCACCCGGTCTAACTTCAATCCAAGACTCAGACATGTTTCACCTCTCTATGTCGTAGAATCATTCTAGTTCTTTGATGCCATTGACCACCATATACAATTATCTCACTTTTCTTAGAGTACATGTGGTGTAGCATTAATGACTTACCATAAAATTCTTGTTCTTCAAACTCTGAAATCTCACCAAGATAAATACCTGCATGGTTAGGATGGTATGTTCTACCAATTTGCATAACAACCATGTCACCCGGCTTCAAATCATTAACTTCGTAGAATCCGAACTCTTCGTATAGCTCTTCATAAAATGATTTAGATTCTTTGTTTTCCCACCAACGATCTGTTCTAGGGTAGCTCTTAAATGTGATACCGTGATACTTCTTGTAATACGCCTCACAGGTTGACCAGCAATCCCAGACACCGTGTACAAATGGTCTATCAAGAAGTGTAGGACTTACTTCTGGAATAATTTGACGATAGTCACCTTCAGGCCAAGAAACAATATGCCATGGGATTGGTTTACTATCAGGGTCTACAATCAGTTCCACTTCACGGTTACGACTCATAACAGCGATGTCCTGACCAGAAGGTCTTGTTGTTTCATCTGGGTGACTATGAACAATACCAACTACATCACCAAGCTCTTCTGCTTGGATGAATGAATCAGGACACATGTGAAATTCTTCTTCAGCAGATTCAGCAATATTCACACAGCGTACATATTTCTCACCTTTTGCAGTATTTACAACAACACCACAAATCTCACGAGGGTAACCTTCCTCAGCATGTTTCAGTATATCTTTAATTGTTTTAGCTTTGAGTTTATCAGGTATCATATTAACCTCTTGCAATTAAGCTACTTGCGATAAATCCACCGAAAGGAAGTGGTTTCTGTTTACCGAAACGAAGTTCACAATCGAGACATAATCCACCACATTTATCCAGTGCAGGGTTATCGGTTTCAATACCTTTCTCTGTGAAATACTTAGTACCGGTGTATCCGCAATCTGGACCACGATAGTTACCGTTCATCGCCCAATGACATAGAGCATAAATCTGGCGACGTGGTACGCGTTGACCTGTAAAGTCTGCTGGTGATGAAAGTTCAAATGTTACAGTAGATTGGTTCTCACCACTTTTACGTGTGATATACCAGTTCTGTGTGAACTCCATTGATTCATCTGGATCATCACCGTCAGCAAGGTATTGACGAAATGTGGTATGTTCTGTAACCTTTGCACCAAACAAGTTCTGAAGTAACAGACACATTGAACTGATGCTACCATCAATGTTTGCAACGTCAAGACTTGGTTGAGGACTCTTACCTGTACCATCCCATTCAATACCTGTCATTGAATAAGGCCAAGTACTATAATCCTCACCTTTCCATCGAATCTTCTTTGGTGGAATCTCAGTACCAGCCTCTTGGAATGCTTTAAGCTCTGCTTCAGTGTATTCAACATTGTAATTGTGGAATCGTAAGATGTCGCCACCAAAACTAGTGCAATCTACTTCAATCAATTTAACCCTAGCACCCGGTTCAAGTTTCTGAATCGTTTGACTAATATTTGTAAGTGCCATATATACTCCTTACTGTGGTGCTGCAAAACTCTTTACAAAAGTTGCAGTGATAGTGTAAAGACCACCACCTTTATCTGTAGGTTTAGGGTCCATGCATGTGTATAAAGAAAGCTTACCAAGTGGTGGTGTCCAGAAGAAACTCTTCCAACCTTGATGTTCATCAAAGAAGTCCATAATCTTTTGAGCTTCGTTCTTATAAGCATGAACAGTGATCGAATATGTTTCGTCTTTGATGTTAATACCATCAGCGGATGTTTGTTTGTATCCATCACCAAACTGTGTTTCAATAACGCGATACTTGATTGTAGGATCAATGTCACGCTCAACCTTCCAAGTAAATGTTTTTACCATTTTAATACTCCTGAAATAGAAACAGGGAAGCTTTCGCCTCCCTGCAATTTGATACATTCTACAATGTTTTTATTGTTTTTGTCAATAGCAAAACGAATTAACGCTGTGCTGTAGCCAATGTACCACCCGGACGAGATTCACTGTTGATAACACTGTAAACACGTTGATCAACAAAAGAACCCAACTCAGCACCAAATTGACCCCAACCTTCGCCACCATCTGTACTTGAAGAAGTACCAGTGTTGCTAACACTAACGTTCACGTTCACAACTGTACCTCCTGTACCAGCACCACCTAAACCACCAGCAGCACGAATACCAAGATCACCGTTACGTGTTCTAGCAAGTGGGACAATAGCTTCCTCACCAGCTTCACCCATTACACCTTTTGCACCATTTGCCATACCAAATGCAGTTGGACCAGATACAATTGAGTTAGTGAACGCACCACCTTGAGCAAACATCTGAGTACCACCAGACCATGCACCACCTTTGGCTTGTGCACCACCAAAGTATTGAGAACTGTAACCTGCTTGACTCGCACCAAGTGATGAAGAGTTAGCAGCAGCAGAACCAGCAGCAAAGCCGTTAGCACCGGTATTGAAATAACTACCAGCAGCAGCACCAGCAATGTTGAACAAAGCACCTAGTGCAGCATTTGAAGCTTGACGTGCAGCAATACTAGCCATGTCAGCAAGTACACTGAGAGCAAATTGCTTGAAGTTAATCTTACCTGTAGTAACGAATGTTGCAAGTGCGTTACCAGCAGAGTTAAATGCACCAGTCAATGCACTCTCAACAGTACCAGCAAAGTTCATACCAGCTTCTTGTGCATTCTCAACAGCAGCGGTAAAACCATTAGTCCATTCATAGTTAGCTGCTTGGATATCTTTATCGTTCTGAATGATCTGAGCAGTCATCTTAGTGTGAGCTTCTTGCAAATCTTTCAGCTTCGCAGCGTACTCAACAGGGTCCATTTCACCAGATGATGCAGCAAGATCACGTTGTTGTTTTCCAAAGCTGCGATCAAGTTGACCAAGCTGTTTATCAACACCAGCTTGACGACTACCACGACCAACACCGTCAGCATTACGAGCGCCTTCTTCTTCAAGGTTCGAAACTTGGGCGTCAAGTGCAGCTTTGTAAGATGCAATGTTTGCTGTACGCTTCTTGATTCGACCATCCTCTTTAGACTGCAAGGCGTCCATCTTAGCGTCAAGCTTTTCCATTGCAACAGAACGTTCTGATTCAGCTTTAGTCAACTGGTTATCAAGTGAGATATTTTGTGCAGCAGAGTTCTTCTTGTTATCTCTAAGATTCTTGATAGATTCGATCTGTTTGTCATACGAACCGGTAACAGCTTTACGTTGTTGATCAAGTATAGCTTTTTGTGACGCAGCCGTAGCTTCTTCAGATACAAGACCAGATTCACCAAGAGCAGTTACACGTTTATAGTAACCTTCATACTCAGCAGTGATAACAGACAAGTTACTCTTAACTTCTTGAATGCTAGTTGTATCAAGTGCACCAGCAGCCTTCGGTTTGTTTGCCTTTTCTTTTGCATCAGCAAGTTCTTTTACAGCACGAGCTTCGTTAGCGGCAAGGATATTACGTTGTTCGCTTGAGACATTACCAGCAGCAGCGATCTTAGCATTTTCTTGACGAACCTTTTGAAGTTCGCGTTCTGCCTTTTCAACACCCTTCATACTAGACTCATAACGCTTGTTGGCAGAAGCTTGAGCACTAACAGACTCACGTCTAGTTATCTCAGTCTTACCTGCCTGTTCAGCACCAAACTTTTCGTAGTCTAGACGAAGTTGCTTTTGCTTGATAAGCTCTTTTGTTTCATCAATCTCTTTTTGGATACCACTACCACCGATACCAAAAGCATAGTCCTTGTTGTTACGTTGTCTTGTCTCAAGCGCTTCTTGTTTTGCCTGAAGAGCATTGAGTTCATCATTGGCGGTACTATCACGACCAATAGATTTCAGTAAGTCCCAAGTCTCAGAAACAACAGATTTGATTCCCATCCATGAACGTTCAATCAAACCAGCTTCTTCAATCATACGAGTTGCTGTTGCAGTCGCAGCTTCACTCAGTTCAGCTTGCAGAAGTTTAACTGCTTCAGTCTCGTTACCTTGACGAACAAGGGCATCAGCCTGAGCCAATACAGAAGCTGTAAGGAATCGATACTTCTCATCCAATTTAACAGCAGCATCAACAGGGTCTTTACCAAGAGATGCAAAGTCTTCAATTGTTTTAGACAATGCTTGACCAGTTGCTTTCTCAAGCAAAATAGCAGACTCAGCAATACTTACAAACTGATCACCTGCAATCTTACCACTTGCCTCGATTTGCGTAAGTGCTTCAGCAGCCTTACCAGCAGTAGTGGTTGTTTTATCAAGTGAGTCTCTGAAAGCAGAGAATTGACTAGCACTAACACCGGATGCACCACCTGATTGAATTACTGCACGGTTAAAACCAGTAAGCTCTTCAGAACCAGAATAAGCAGCAATACCAAGAGCAGCAACACCAGCGGCAGCGATTGTTACAGGGTTAATCATTGCGAGTAAACCTGTTGTCAAACCACGAATAGCTGGTGCAATACCACCAAACATATCTTTGATCTGACCACCTTGTTGCAACAGTACAGTCAGTGGTGCTTGACCACCTTGCAATGAAACAACAATGTCTGTAATCTGTGCCGGAATACCACGAAGTGCAGCCTGTTCCTGTTTGTAAGAAAGAGATGCAGCATTACCAGACTTAACACGCTTCTCAAGCTCCGCACGTTGTCTCTGAATGGCGTTAGTCGCTTGGTTATAGTCTTTCACCTGTTGGTCGGTTGTTACCTTGCCAGCCTCTTTCTGAGCCCTTAGAATGTTCTCTTGTTGCTCAAGGTTCTTCAGTTCAGCACGATAAGGTACGAGCTTGTTCAAAGCAGAGTCATACTCTGATCCCAGATTGGTCAAGCCACCCTGTGCTTGCTTAACTCCTTCAAGTGCTTGACGTTGTTCTGTCAATGCTTTGTTGAACTGTTCAACAGTAATACTTCCTGATTGAAGACCTGTGGAAAGAATCTTAACACTTGCGTTATACTGATCTTGAGCACGAAGTACTGGATCATATGCGGACATAACGCTTTTCAGTTCACGAGCAAATCGTTGTTCAGCAGCAGCGTTATCATTTGCAGCAGCAACAGCCATATCACGTTTGTTAGCGAATGAAGCCAGCTTCTGATCATATTGATCAACAGTTACCAGTCCAAGTTTCTGAGCTTGGTTAAGAACGTTAATTGCTCGTGTGTACTCAACTTCAGCACGTTCAACTCGACCAAGTGTAGCTGTGTAAGTATCAAGCTTGTTCTGTGCTTGAATAACAGCACGACTATTATCTTCTGTAGCTAGAGCAGCGTCACGCTTTGCACCAGCCAGTTTAACATAGCTTTCATACTCACCTGACGACAAAGAAGAACCAGAACCCATATTACCGTCTGGACCAGTTACACGAGCACGATTAAGTTTCTCGATTGTGGCATTGTAATCGTTCTGTGCTTTAATCTGACGACTCAAACCATTGATGGTTGTTTCAATTTCACGTTGTTGTTTTGCAGAAGCACGAGAAACAATGTTCTCTTGACGAACAGCAGCATCAAGAATACGCTCTTGTACACGAAGCTGAGCTTGTGCAGAAGCTTCACGTTTTGATACGTCCTTGTCCTGTTTGGCTGTAAGTTGTTCAACTGCATTACCTTGACGCATTACCAAACTAATGTTCGCATCAATGATACGGTTCAGTCGCTCATACTCAGTAGGCATGCTACTTTTCATACCAGACTGTTCTAACTTACGGCGTTGGGCACCAAGGGTTTCAAGTTTACGTGTCTGAGCATCGATCATTGCACTTAGATCAGCTTCACTCTTTGCTGCTTTATCTGATACTGATGATCCTTGTTTATTTGTTTCTTGATTTGCTTTACCAGCTTTTGAAGCACGGTCAGCAGCACTTGCAAAATCATTAAGTGCTTTTGTACCTTGTTCAATAGGGCGTGCGTCAAGGTTAATCTGTAACTCAGCTATTGTTGGCATTTTTGTCATTTTCTCCCATAGTGATGAGTGCTTCGTTCTCCATCACTTGAAGGTCTGGGAACATGTCGTTAATATCTTTCTTTTTGAATCCAAGCATTTTTCCAACAGTAGGGATAACTGCGTAATCCAAACCAGTTGCACCACCCATGCCTACTCTCCATTGCGTTGTTAATGCCATAAAGAGATTAAATGTATTCCAGTTGATATCCCAGACAAGTACATCTTCTTCTGGGATTTCCTCAAGTGTCAATCCGAACAAACCTGCTTGGTGCTTGTCGGCACTACGGGCATACAAGGCATTAGCAGCGCATATTAGTTTCCCGAACGAGCACGTGTGTAAGCTTCATTGTATTGTTCAAGAATGGCATCAGTTACAGAAACAGAGCTGGATACTAGTTCTTCAATGTTTTCATCACTGAATTCATCACTGAAACCCCAACCTTCGGTAATGTCCTTAATCTGTTGTACTTGAAGTTCAATCTCACGATCTGCCCAATCCTCAAGTGTGAACTCTTTACCATTTTCAGCAGCAGACTTAGACTCTTCAATCAGAGCGATATTCTCAGTTTTCCACTTGTCAAAGATTTTAGCCAAACCACGACGATCCAATGCTTTAAATGTGAATGTAACAGCAAGAGGTTCACCACCAACACGTGGGATTTTAACAGCAGCTTTGAAAGTTGGATTCATTTGTAGTTTAAAAGATTTACCAGCCATATTATTTCTCCTTAGAAATGAAAATGCCCTCACCTCAAATAAGGCAAGGGCATGGAAGCACTTGCGTGCATATTACTATTAAGCAGCTTTATAACGAGTTACACGACCTTGTTGGGCCAGAGTAATAGTACGAACCATGATCTGGTTACGAGTCAACGACGGGGTGTTGGTAATAGAAGCAATCGAGTTATACAGGATCACATCACCGTTAACCAAGTTCAAACGTTGAATACGCTCTTCTTTCAATTCGTCAGCAGCTTCAACTACTGGAACGTATGGTTGAGAAGGGTCATCCGCAACAGTCAGGGTCAGAGTCGATGGGGACTTGGTAGTTGGAATCTGACGATCTTCGTCTTCTTCAAGGAAGCCGAACTGGTAGAACTGTTGCTCACCACCAGACGATGCTACTTCAGTAATCTGTGGAATGTTTACCCACTTACTAACTTTCTTAGCAGTACCAGCGGATGTACCGGCTGGGTAGCTTTGAGTAGAAGTAGTGTTAACACCCAACAGTTCAAAAGTACCAGCGGCAACTTCACCTACTTTAAAGGCACGACCGGTAAGCTTTACCCAACCAGAAGTAACAACTACGATATCACCCTCAACAAGAGTGTGACCAGCAGCCGAAGCTACAGCAGGGTTACCGTTAGAAATAGCGGTGATTGTAACGTCAGGACCATACTCTTCAGCGAAGTCGAAGGTGGAACCGTTAGGCAAACGAAAAGCCATGATTTATATCCTCTTGTGATGTATTAATTTGTGTCAGAACGATATTCAAAGTAACAAGGCACTCGCCATTGAATACCACTCTGTTTACCTTCAGCAGTTTTTATTGGGCTAATTACTTGGACCGAGAAACCACTTGCATCAGTGAATACCTTGTTAATTTTAAAGGCATTCTGTAGATGTTCTACGATCTTCTCAACCTTAACGTAGCCAGTGTTGTATTGCACAACAATTGTCATCTGATACATTCCAATGAATGCTGTATGGTCGCCACCTAATGTATCCGAAAATGTATCAGATGGGATAATGTGAGCTTCAATGTAATCAGCAGATTCAGGACCATTCTTTTTTATGTTGTCAAATGAATAAGACAACGGCTTTGGACTGTCTGTACTTGTTACATATTCAAGAAGCTTATCAGAGAAGAGTTTGCGAATTCGTCCGTGACTCATATAAACCTCCCATTATGGTTCTCGGTGTAAAGCAACAGCTTCGTTCACAATCCGTGTGAATCGTTGAGCGGTAATCCTTACGACACCATCAGGTGCTTGTTTAGACGATCCATATTCAAGATCGTAACCATATAAAACGTGATTCTGAATGTAAGCAATCTGACCGGCAGTAAAAGAGTTAACCTTCTGTGCCATCTCTGACAAAGTTGCAAATCCTTCCTGATCATATCTGATTAAACTTTCAGATGTTGTTTGATCGATACCAAGTTGCCAGTTACCTTTAAATCTACCTGTATCAACAGGAGACAATGTTACAACTGTTTCACCAATCTTAAGTACAATCGTTTGTAGTGTTTCGTCAATACGACTTTCAGTCTCTTCAATCCAACCATTTATAGTGTCAAGGAAGTTATCCATATCTCACCTGTAACTTCCATCCACAATCAATACCATTGTCATTAAACGGTGATATGTTTATAACCCGTGCAAGCTTATCAATAAAGGTGAATTCATCACCAATAGATGGACGCGGCATAGGATCACCATTTGTTTGTACTGGTGAAAGATAGATTTGGAAGTCACCATATTCGACAGCGACATTCTTGTATGCGTATTCGGAATAGTTGACACGGACACCTGAGCCATTGAACTCAGTTACAACTTCAGGATAGACACCACCAGTTTCAGGATCGTAACCACCACCAGTTCTTTGGTGGAAAGTAACTGGAGCACCTTTACCTTTAGGTTGAAGACCTAGTTGTCTTATTACCATTGCCCTCATTCTATCATGAAATCCTAACATTAGCAACCCCTTTGGCAAATATCACCAAAAGATCGTCCATGACGTGGATCACATAGTTCGAATTGAAGCAACTTGTTTTTATCGCATTCATCTGCACCAGCAAACCATGGCATGAGATTATCAGGCGGAACCTTACCAGCGGTAGCAATCAAATAGTCAAGCAGTTTGAGATAGTTAGATGCAGTAGAACTAGAAATCTGTAGCTCACCAATTACTTCCCTTGAACTCTCACCGGAAACCATGTAACCGGAAGAGATTGCAGCGAGTACGGCAGCTCGGTTTAAATTACCTTTTGCAGCCTTTAGGAACTTAGCATATTGTTCAGGTGTAAACATCGGGTAGTAAGGACCACCTTCAATATCACCAATCATCAAAGCAATAATAGAAATCTTGTCAGCGATGATTTGTTCTTCTTCACTAAGCTCAGGCACTTCAGGTTCAGTTGGTATTTCAGGCTCAGTCGGTTCAGTTACTTCTGGTATTTCTGGTTCAGTTACTTCTGTACCGTCACCATCTTCAATAACAGGTTCGTCTGGAGTTACTGGAATCTCTTCTTCATCCATATTAAATCTCCTGATAAACAAAAGGGCCAGCTTTACGCCAGCCCTATTGAGGTTTACAACTTAGCTAAATGTGATATCCATAACGGCTGCTGGGTAGATCAGACCGTTCATGAAGTTAGAACCAACCTTCATTTGGATCAGGTCATCTTCTTCGTTCAGACGTTCGAAGTAGTAACGACCTTGAGCACGCTTGTTGATAGCTGAGAAGGTGTTAGCTGGAGCGTAGTAAGTCTTGAACATACCACGAACACCAGTTGGAACAGCTACGGCTTTGTTAGCAGCGATCCAAGGTTGGAACACACCAGCAGCATCTTCGTAACCACCAGTACCAGCGTCGATGAATACCAGACCCCACAGGGACAGAGTACGGAAGTTAGCATCCATACCAGCAGCAGTATCAGGAGTCTTCAGCAGGATTTTGTTCAAATCTTGTGCGAAGTACTTGATTGCTTCAGTAACAAACGGGTTGGTGTAAACTGCGTCGAAGAAGTCAGTACCGCACAACAGAACCAGTTGACGATAGTTACCGGCAGTTGGAGTGTTACGCAGAGCTTCACGCATCTTACGAACCAGTTGCGAGCAAGAGATACGTGGGTCAGCAGAACCTACCAGCTTCAGGTCATGAGTCTGACGAGTAACGCCCATCTCTTGATAGAAGTCAACAGTATCGCCGTACGACGTAGCCAGAGTACCTTCTGGAGCATACACAGTACCTTTGGTCAGCAACTGCATACGAGCAACATCAGCAGTCAGGTCGAAAGCACCGTTCAGGTAAGTCAACTTCTCCAAACGTACATCCATAACTGTTTCCAACTGAGCAGCTTCTTGGATCGAGTTAACAGTTGCAACACCGTCGATGTCTTGTGGCTTGATTGCATCTTGCAGTTCAAAGTTAGGAATCTTGATTTGGATGAAACCTTTCTTTGGTTTCGAAACCATGGTGTCAGCTTTAGCTTCCCAGTTCTTATCTTTGATCAGATGGTTGCTGTAGCTGGTACGTTGAATTTCGATTTTCTTCTGGGTAACAAATACTTCTTCGAACAGACCCAGTTGGTCGATGATCGAAATATTACGAGGCAGTTCTACCAAGATATCGGTAAGTTCAACAAATTTACCTTGCGACAGGCGATCAATATTCTTGTCGATAATCAGAGACATAATTCTTTCCTTTTATTTGGTGAAGGGGACATTGGTCCCCTATTTAAAGTTGTTTATACAGCTTTGAAGTCGGAGACGTCTTCCAGAACCAGCAAACCTTGAGCAGCCATAAGCTGTTTCAGTTTGGCGTAAGGAACAGCACCCAGTACAGTTGCGTAGTTTGCTTTGATGTAGAACTCTTTGAAAGCAGCACCACGTACAATACCTACTGCGTTCCACTTACCAGCAGCAATTGCTTTAGGAGTGAAGTCGTAGCGGAAAGAGTGATGATCACCGAAGACAACTGCGAATTCGTTTGTATCAACTACATCACCAGCAACTGTAACTACTTTGTAAGGAGCTTCAGCAGTGCCACCTTTAGCACGAGCAACAATTGTACCTAGTGGCATAACACCGGCAGGGGTAATATTAATATCTTCATTGCTGAAGTGGAAATCTTTGTGATCGATAACCAAGTCAGAAGCGTACTTCAGCATTTTAAGTTCAGTGAAAGCCATTATGTGTATCCTCTAATAAGTTTGTAATTAACCGCGAAGGGCTTTAGCTCGTTCAACACCAGCAGCACGAATTGCATCAGCAGTGGATACAGCAGGTGTGTCATCTTCTTCTTCAACACCTTCCTGACCTACAGCTTTGAAACCATCTGCACGTGTTTCTTTAACAGCTTTCAGTTGACCAACCATAAAGGTGAAAGCACCTTCGTCAAGACTGGACATGTTAGTCATATAGTTTTCAAGTTCAAGTGCAGGGACAACTTCAGCAAGTGCAGCCTTACGACCAGCAACTACAGCTTCAGCAGCAACACGAGCAGCTTCTTCTTGAGCAGCCTTGAACTCACCCAGTTGTGAAGTCAATGAAGCCAGTTGTTCACCGAGAGTAGTCAGCGATGCTTCAGCAGTTGCACGTGCCTCTTGTTCTGCACTAAGCAGTGCTTGCAGTTCGTCTAGCTTAGCCATTTCTGTTTTATCCTCACGATTCATAAATTTCAAGGCACCTTTCATGGTGTTCCCTCCTTTGTTATTTTGTTCAGCAGCATCAGCTACATAGTCATAAAATTCTTCAACTGTCATTACCGAATCAGCAAGTCCAAGTTTAAGAGCCTCTTCTGCCATGAACACATTTGCTTGTGTACCTTTAACGGCAGAGATATCGATACCACGATGTTCAGCTACATGACTTGTAAATCCTTCATAAAGAACATCTACTTGAGTTTGAAGTCGCTCTTTAAACGATTCTGTAAATGATCCGTCAGCAGCAAATGGAACCTTGTCTTCACCAGCAGTAATGAATGTACGTTCAATACCAGCTTTCTCAAGCTGCTTGCTGTTGTTCATAAGTTGGATAAGAACACCGATACTACCAACCTGACTATCCGAAGACATTACGATTTCATCAGCAATACATGAGATACCATATGCAGCAGAAGCTGACATACCATCTACATATGCAATGATCTTGATACCGTTGTCATCAGCCAGTTTGCGTAGATAGTTTGCACTATCCATCATACCGTGTGCTTCACCACCACCTGAGTTGACCATCATTACAACAGTCTTTGCACCTTCCTCAACGAAGTATTCCATTTGACCTTTCAGCATTTCGTATGATGTACCACCACACAATGCTTCCCAACCAGATGTTCGATAAGTCAGTGGACCGTCGATGTACATAACACCAGTTGCAGTGTCAGACACATAAGCCGGACGATCATAATCATCAGATTTTGCTTCAGGGGTTACATCAACAATGTTCCCCTCGATTCGTGAGTTAACGTATTCCATAATGCTATCGAAAGAACTTTGTTCGATAAGATGAGGAGTGTTAACCAACGAACCTTTAATACGTGCGAGGCTATGAGCCATAATTAACTCCCTTTGTTTGCTGTATCAGGATCACCATTAGCACCTGTACCTCTACCGTTACTTCCCGGAAGACCAGACTCCAATCCACCACCAGATTCAGAAGTGAAGTTTGTCATCATCTCCCTAAGCTTCTCAGGTTCAATGTCATCAGGAACTCGATAATCAATACCAGCTTTCTCAAGTACAAAGTTAACAACTTCAGGCACAAGTGGAATAAGTCCAACAGCCGCTGTCATTTGTAGGTATTTACCAACTGTTTCCAATGTCTCACTGTTAGGAACATCGAAATCAAGATAAGGAACAATGTCCGTATCCCAACCATTCTGTTCAAACAATGTAGGAATAAGCTTGTGGTTAAACTGGTCTTTCAGTTCATTCAACCGACTATTTACAGCCATGTTAATGAAGCTTACTTTCGATTCAGCAAGAGAGTAACTACCACCAGAACCACCACCCATAGACAATACGTCAGCGAAAAGTGCAACTTGAATCTCTCTTACATAACGAGCGATAATAGCGTTGACATCATATGACTTCTGACCAGAGATGTTTTTAATCTCAAAGTCAAACATCTTGTTGCCGTCGTTATCAAGCAACATTGGTAGAATGAAACCACTTTGTTTTGCTTGGTGCGCCCTTTCCATCATACGAGTGTACATGTTGAAAGAAGCTTCGCGATCTGGATCACGATCCTCTACAAGATATTCAGGAGGAAGGAACAGAATCTTAAATGCGTTGTTGTCCTGTGCTACACCGATTGCTTCAGACTCTTGATAAGCCTGTTTCATCTTCCATGGTTGCCATGCAGAAACCAAAGGTGATGTACCAGATGGACTATCATTTTGTGGGTTATGTCGGAAGTGTAAGCACTTCTTCATTGGAATGTATTTGACGCCAGTCTCTAGAGTGGCATTCTTACGCATGATTTCCCAACCACCATTACTGATAGCCATGTCATGTTCAGACGGGATAATTACACGTTGATCGAAACCATCAATTTCTCGACCTTTATCTTTCCAATACCACTGTACAATAGTTCCTTGACTACGCGGTGATAATGCTTCAATACCAACCAAACCGTCATTATACTTGCTACCATATTTCTTATTACGGAAACGCAATACCATTTCAAGGACACTAAAACCATAACGGTTAAACGTAGCGGCATTCTTAATTGCTGTAGTCCAACTGTGTCGCATGTCATCCATAACTTCAGTAAGATACTGCTGTTGAGCTTTAAGTGTTGCTTCTCTTTCCTTTGGAACACCTTTTGGAATCTTTACACTCCAAGTAGCTTCAGCAACTTTACCTTCAACGAACTCAAGAGCAGGTCCAACAGAACCATCAGTTGACATCTTCTTAAATGTCTTATAAGCATGGGGCCAACGTAGTTCATGTTGACATTCATCCCACACCTGACCACCAAGTGTAATCAGACCAGTATAACCAGTCTCACCATAAACAATTGGTGGGGCTTTCGCTTCTCCCTGCGTCAAGGAGGTTGTTTTTGCGGCTTCTTCTGCCATTAGGCAAACTCCTTAATTAAACGGGGATTTGTTTGTGAGGTTGACACTGGACAAAACCTGTGCCATATTAGGTACGTTGATTCGTTGAGCCAAGATAGAGGTAGCATCACTTATGCAGTCAACCATGTCATCGTGACCAGATTCACCACTACGTTTCTTACCGTTAAAACCCTCAAGTTCTCGGTACATGAAACTGTTGTTACTATCTATGTTGTTCTCAAGATCAGTAGCGCAACCTTTAAGGAACTTTACATGACCATTCATAGCAAGAGATGAGAACGGACGAAAACGATCCAACTTAGATTGGGTTGCTTTCATTGTTCGAACTCTGTAACCTTTCTCACTAAGTGAACGAGTCAGAAGACTTGTTGCAACCTTTGCACTGGCACCGGGGTCAAGTGGGATGATAATCTCACACGCCTTTCCATCTTGTTCAGCATTGTCAAGAATGAAGCGTTCCCAGTCACCGTACAGAATACGAGTTCTACGAACATCATGAACGAAATAATCACCACTCTTCAACTTGCTAATTTTTGCACATGCTGTATAGTCAGGACTTGGGTTACCAGAAGACTTCAATGTACCAGCGAAGTCATATGCACGAACTGTTCTAACGATGTCAATTGCGGCTGGCTCTTGTATCGCCTCCTCACCACACCAACTACGTTGAAAGTATGTACTACCCTCTTCACGAGCAGTCCAATCCCCAAGGAGAAGACGACGCATCTCAACTTCAGGAAGTGCTTCAAGGTTTGATTTGTATTCAGGTTGCATCTTCATAAGTGTTGGGTTATCTACTAGAGTTCCCAGTAACACTTGAAAGGCAATTGGTTTTACTTGATCCTCATGATCAAATGGAATATCTTTTTTACCGTGCTTCTCAATCAACTCTTCTGGACTATCACCCCAAACCATATCACCACCAATACGCAAACAGAATCTTGTAATTCCGTTCTTATCTGGATCAGCAATACCATGTTGAGGATGACCTTCTGGATACAACCACCATTTAACCCAATCAAACAAGAAGCTATCAGGGTCAGGGTTGCAAGACAACCATATAGAAGGGTTAAGAGCAGCAGCAGTACGAAGTCGAGACACCAACCACCAGATATGTTCTTCACTGGCGTGTGTTGCTTCGTCATAGAAAACGTTTGATAACTGAAGACCTTGATACTGTTGTCCGGCTGCATCGTTCTCATAGTGAGAGAATGTTACCGAAGCACCAGATGGGAAAACCAGTTTCTGATCTTTCCATTTAATCT